CCTCGGCCTTGGTGCCATCGAAGGTCGCGACGATGTTCGCGACCAGCGTGGTGCGGCGAAGCTCCGAGTAGTACGACATCGGAACGGTTGCTCGGATGTAGTCCGAGACCTCTTCCTGGCCGACCTGACCCTCCGTGCGCGCCGAACCACCGAGGATGCCGTGGCTGAGCACGCGGTTGAACTGCACGAGGTTGCTCTTGTACGGCTTGCAGTCCATCTCCTTCTGCAAGGAGATCTGCTCGTTGCCGACGGTCACGCTGTGCATGATGTCGTCCAGCTCTTCACGCTGCAGGGCGCCGCCCTGGGTGAGAGTGCTGGGGGCCGTGTCGTAGTTGCCGGCTTCCAGTTGAAGCGCCTTCTTGAGCTGCGCGATGATGTCCATGTTCGTTCCCATTTTTGTCTCCGATGTGTCCTGTAAGAGTTTGCGAAATCTGAAACCTGTGAATTAGGCGACGAGAAGGTCCTTCACCGACTCGACGTCCTCGTACTTCCCGCTGATGAAGTCGTGCATCCGAGCCCGATCGTTGGCCGAGAGGGGTTTCTCGACCGTCTTTCGAACAAGAACCTTCATCTCGCTCTTGCTCAACGAAGCGAAGTCGACCGTGGCAGCGCCGAGGGCGGCGCCAGTGGCACGACGAACTTCGGAGAGCGAAGCTGCCGACTTGCGGATTGGCCGCTCGGCGTGCTTTTTGAGCGCCGCAGAGATGTCGATCAGCTCGGCGATGACCGCAGTCTGATCGGTGACCTGTTTCTTCAGGTCCTCGATCAGCTTCTCGGATTTCTTGATCTCCGAGACCGATCCGTTGGGATCCGCCGGCATTTCCGCCTTGAGGGTCGGGTCCGCCATCGGAGGAACCGCCGGAGGAGCTGCAGAAGGGGCCATCGGAGGCGCCGCGGGAGGAGCTACCGCTGCGGGGGGCGCCGCGATCGGAGCCTCCGGAGCAGGAGCCGCCGCCGGCATCGCCGCCATCATCGCGGCCCTGATCGCCAGGTAATGCACCTGCAGCTCTTCGAGCGGCAGAGTGCTGTACGCGGCTTGCAGAGCCTCCGGGCTGTCGATGTCGCCATCGGCGGCCGGATCGATGAGGCCATCGTCCACCGGAGGACCGTCCACCGGGGCTTCCGGAGCGGGCGGTTCGTCGGTGGGCGCGTCCGCCGGCTTGTCGTCGGCGGGCGGAGCGTCGTCCTTGGGGGGCGGCGCAGTGGCCTTGTCGTCGGAGGCTTCCTTGGTGGCCGAGTCGTCCTTGGGGACTTCGTCCGTCGTCGACTCTCCGGGGATCGCCTTCGACAGCTTCTCGGCGGCCCTCAGGACCTCCGCTTTCACAACGGGTTCGAGCTGGGTGCTGACCTCTCGGAGGATCGCGTCAAGCTCTTTGAGTGGGATCTTTTTCATTGGCTGGTCTCCTGTGTGCGGCCTTTGGGTTTCGGGGCCGACTTATTGCGAGGAGCGGGCGCCGTTGTAGAGGTTCGGGTAGACGGAGGCGACCGGGTTGCCGGTGATGCCGGCGACGGCGGGGGCGCTGCCGTTGGCGACCTGGTACCAGTCCAGGCGAGTCCCGAAGGTGTTCAGAACCATCAGGAGCGACGCCAGCTCGACGGGGGTGAGGTACCCGACCGTGTGGGCCAGGGTCGAGTCGACCGACTCGGTCACCAGTTGGCAGACCGTCGGGGTGGGCACGTCGGCCGCCTGGCCGATCGCATTCAGGGCCGGACCGGCGCTGGCTGCGATGAAGCGGATGAACGCGCTCTTGCTGCCCGCGGTGCCGGCGCCACAGGAGATCGTGGTGTTGCCGTTGGCGTCGTTGCCGACGGTGACGGGAGTCATGGTCGCGAGGCGCTTCGCCAGCTCGTCGCCGACCCGCTGCCCGACTGCATATGCTTTGTAGCTCATTTGAAATTCTTTCTCGCCCCTTGCCGGGGACATTCAGAGTTGTGGGCCTCTTGCCCGTTGGGGCGTTGAGGCCAATTCGCTTGTACATAGATGGTTGACGTTCTTGCGCGGCAAAAAAACCGGTGACAATCATCCTTTGCATGAAAGAGACCTATCGCTGTTCGCAATGCAGGTTCCCCAAGGACCGATCCGAGTTCCACGAGGAGTTGCGGCCCGACCGGAAGCGGCCCGTTTCTTCCAAATGCAGCGATTGCCGCTCGGACAACTATCACGCGACCAAATACGACCAGAAGTGCATGGCCTGCCTGAAACCTCGTGCCCTGGACTCAAACGGGATCTGCAATCGCTGCAACGATGCCGCCGGCAAGCGCCAATGCAGGCTTTGCAATGAAATGCGGCTTCGTTACTTCGACTTCTACGAGCGGCGGCGCGTCTGCCGCCACTGCATGGCCGCGAGGCGGACGAAAATTACGCCGCCTTCGGCTGCTTTGGCGTCGTAGGCGGCTTTGGGGCCCCCGAGGCCGCCGTACTGGGCATCTTCGGCGGCGCCGGACTTGGGGACGCTTCCGGCTTCGGCATCTTCGGCTCGGGAGGAGCCGCGGCGGGGTTCGACGGAGGCTTGGGAGGCTCGGCGTTCGCTGCAAGCGCGTTCGTCTGGGCGCTGCGGAGGGGGATGGCGCCTTCGGAGCCCGGGACCAAGGAGTGGGCCATGTTTGGTGTGGAGCCCACTGGAAAGACGCGGCGCCGATCGCGTTCAGAAATTGCCTCTTGGCCGGGGTGGTACTTCTGAGTCTTGGCCTGAAGAAGCGCTTGGTCGGCCTGCTGCGGGTTGACCCCAAATCCCATCCCCGTCGAGATCTTGTGGATCCCACCCATCGGCGGCAGCGCCTCCAGCTTCTCGTGGAGCTTGCGCGTGAACGCCATCGCGTGCTCGTTCGACGGAAAGTGGGCCGTCATCTCGTCGCCACCTACCCGGAACAACTTCCCAGTACCCGGCGCGGCTTCATCGGCCGCTTCTCGCAGCGTTCTGCCGTAGGTGCGGATCGCGTCGTCGCCCATGTCGTGGCTGTGATCGTTCAGGGACTTGAGGTCGTTCAAGTCCATGCCCACGTACACGCCCGGCTTGTTCTTGGAGCGAAACTCCTCCCACGCCTTCCTGTTGCCCAGGCCGGGGACCATCGGATCACCGTAAACGTGCTGGGTCATTCCCTCGGAGGTTCCGGCGGGGATGTGGCCGGCCGCCTCGGCGGCGCGTATGTGGGCGAGGAGGTCCTGGGCGTGGGGGGTGGACGCGGGATTGAGAGGGGTTGTGCCGGCGTCCGGGGAGGCCGTCTTGAGGCCAGGCGGTTGCCGCATTCCCTTCATGAGATCGCCGAACTGCTCCTCCATCTTGGCGATGGTCCCGGCCAGGTCCGGCGCCTTGTAGCGCAAGGTCGCGGCGCCGCTGCTGACGTTGGCCAGGATGGCCGCGGCCTCCTCGGGCGTGATGAGCTTGGCGTCCAGCAAGACGTTGCCGTCGTGGAATTCGACGGTATGGGGCTCGTCGAAGCCAACGCGGTGGTAGTCGAACACCGGCGCGCGCACGGGGGCCGGCGGCGGGGGCGGCGCATCGGGCTGCGGCTGCACTTCGTTGCCCTGGGGCTCGGGCGGCACGTACGGAGTCTCTTTGACGTCCAGCTCCGGGCTCTGCTGCATCGCCTGGATCATGTTGATCGTCGAGCTGGTCAGCGGGCCCTCGGGGATCGCCTTGGCGATCAGGCCGAAGTAGTCCTCCAAAATATGAACTGTATCGCCGATCAGCATGAACCGGCCGGCGAGGCGCGGTTCTCCGTTGATCTTCATGCTGACCGAATAAATGGTCGGCTTCCGAGGGTCGCCAAAGAGGATGGACGACCGCAAGTCGGTGAGGCTCTTGCGGAGCTGGATGCCCCACGAGTCCAGCAGGACCATCGGGTCGGTCTTCTTCACCTGCGAGCGGCCGACGCGGACGTCGTCGACGATCTTCTCGAAGTGGGCCAGGTACTCGTCGCTGGCCTCGGGCATCTCGGAGCGCATGAAATCCCGCAGCTCGCCCTTGTCGAAGGTCACGGCCTTCTCCAGGTACCGGCGGAGGGCGTCGACCGTCGTCGATACCATCTTTTTCTTCTTGGAGCCGTCGAGCGACTCCCGCTGCAGGGCCGCGCCGCCGGTCAGGGTGCTCGGCGCCGCGTCGTAGCTGCCGGCGGTGAGGGTTTTGGCGATCGGGTCCTCGACGATCGGGTTGTACACCCAGCCCAGCGCGCCACCGAGCTTTCGGGCGCGGGCCTCTTCCGGCAGCTCGCTCTTGAAGGCGGCTTCGAGGAGGCTGGACGTCTTCTTTTCGTTCGGGGTCTTGTCGAAACCGGCCGGGGCCTGCGGGTCCTCCAGCAGAATCGTGTCGCAGACCTTGTTGCAAGGGGTCCAAGTGGCCGCCAGCGCGATGGCCATGCTCTCTTTGAGGATGTTGCCTTCCCGGGACAGTGTGCTGCCCTCGATCGACCAGCGGACCAGCACCTTTTCGTCGTTCGCGACCTGATCACGGATGGAAGCCGCCAGGGCCATGGCCCCCGAGTGGCCGGCGCCGTCGAAAAGGCGGACGTGGCCAAAAACCAGGGGCTGGCGGACGCTCAACCAAGCCCGATGCTCCATGTCTGAGGTGCAATCCTTGGCCGAGAAGATCTTTTTTGCGTCCAGAACGACGCCGACCTTCTCCTCCCCGTTTGAGTCCTTAGCGTCCTTGTGCTCGTAATTCACGCTGGCAGTCCCGTCCTGAAAGGACGAGATGTCCAAGCCGTCGATCATCAGGCGCTCGCCGCTGCTGTCGATCGTCTCCGCGGCGAAGATGCCCGCCAAGATCATTCCAGTAGACGCCATGAGTCAATGATTGCCGTCGCATTTTGGTGTTGACACCAAAACCGGGGTTCGCTATAAAAGAGGACATGGACAAGGACGTCAAAGTCGACACCCACCCCTCGTACGGCCAGGCGGTGTTCCACCGGGTGACCGGGAGCGTCGGGAAGCTCTACGGGAGCCCCCTCGCCGACCACCACTCGGTCATCCGGCTGACGATCAGCCGGTCGGAGATGAACCACGATCTCGGCCGCGACTGGCGGTTCGGGCGCGACCAGCTCATCGAGGTCACGTTCTCCGCGGCACAATTCGCGGACCTCCTCACGAACATGAACGTGTCGGAGGGCGCCCCCTGCACCATCGACTTCATCCAGGGTGAGGGGAACATCGAGCCGCCGCCCGCAGACCAGGAGGTCGAGCACGAGAAGGTGACCAAGGCCTTCGAGGGTCAGGTCGCGGGGACGGCCAACCGGCTCCGGGAGAACCTGATCCAGCTCGGCGCCCTGCTGGAGAAGAAGGCCCTCAACAAAGAGGACAAGGGCAAGATCTACTGGATGGTCGAGAAGGCCCTCCAGGACGTCGAGTCGAACGCCCCCTTCATGGTGGAGCAGTTCGGCGAGGCCACCGAGAAGCTCGTGACCGCGGCGCGCGCCGAAGTGGCGGCCTCCACCGTCGCCATCGTCCAGAAGCTCGGGTTCGAGAAGCTGGAGGACATGCGCCAGGTGGCCGCGGCGCCCGAGCGGCGGTCCCACTTCGAGTACCTCGACGCGCCGAAGGGGGCGGGCAAGTGAAGCCGATCTTCCTCACCCTTGCGCTCCTGGCTGCAGTATCAGGCTGCCACTCGAACAAGCTCCGCCCGGAGTGCTGGAAGAGCAAGAATGAGCGTCCGGCGAACTGCGAACCAAGCTGGTGCGGAGAGGGTGGAGAGTGCCCGGACGAATGGGCGTTCCAGTGGATCGGTGGCTACGACAAGTGTCTGGAGCAATGGACCGACGAAGAGGTTCTTCACAACGAACTTCTCAAAGGCGAAACCACGGCCAAACAGCACTGCTACAACTGGTACCTCAGGGCCCATCAAGGGGTCACCAAGGATCAGATGGAGCGGTATCGCCTGCTGAACCCAGCCAGGAGCGCACGCTGATGGCCCGGCGTCAGTTTTGCGACGGACCCCACGCCTGGAGGGAGCACCAGCACCGCGGCAAAGTCGAGCTGCAGTGCTTAAAGTGTCCGGCCACCTTTCCTTGCCGAGATTCCTGCGCACACACCGACTGCGAGGACTACACCGGCCGCACCGCCGTCTGCCCGGTCTGCAAGAAGGAGGTCCCCTTCGCCGACGGGTTCCACTTCACCCGCTACGGGAAGCTGATCCGGACGTGCGCGGAGACCTGCCGGGAGGCTTTCGAGGGCCAACAGCACGACGAGACCTCGGAAGAGGCGCCCGAGCCCGAAACACGAGAGGAAGCTGCGGCACCTTCGGGCAGTTCAGCGTAGAGGCGGTCGAAGAGCATCCAAGGCCGACTATGGGATCGCGCTCCTGGCCGGCGGCCGACGGAACCGCGACAGAAGGTTGTTGAGGAACCCCACGCCACCGGCGCGCTTGTCGACGGCGAGCTGTTGTTGGGGGCCATTCGGGGTCACGGGGGGCCGGTGAGGCCGCTGCGAGGCGCGGTTATTGAAGAACCCCACGCCACCGTGGCGCTTGTCGTCGGCGAGGTGCCGGTGGGCCGTGGCCTCGGCCGTGGCAGCGGCGGAGGCCGGGACCTCCAAGCGGTCGGCCTCAGCGGCGATCTGCTCGCCGACGATCTTGACGTCGTTCACCGCCGCTAACTCTTCTGCGCTCCTCACATTCAGCTTGAGGTAGCTGGAATCGCCGATGAGCGAAAAGGCCCAATTTCTCATCCGATGGAATAATGGTCGCATGTCCCCAAAATGCTCATCGCTGGGGGTCTTGTCAAGGCCGTTACCCCCGCTGGGCCTTGTACTCGTCCCATCCGGGACTGATGTACGTGATCTTGCCGGCGCCATCGAAGCCGTAGCCGGGCAGCAACGTTGCGGGTCGGCACCTGCAGCTCGGATGGAGCCCGCACATGCTCGGGGCCTCCTCACCTCGCTTGTGAAACCCCGCGTTGATCTCCGACAGCTTCCAGGCCCGGGGCGTGACCTTGTTGGGCAACAGGTGGAGGCGCGTGCACTCTTCGCAGGCGTGGCCATCGCGAACGATGATGAAGAACATCGTCGGGTCAGAGATCCCCGAGGCCGCGTTGACCCTCACGATCCCTTCGAGGGTACCAAGATTGCTGGCGGTCGTGGCTTGACTGTCGACGATCTTGTTGACCTCCGACGTCACCTGACCCCAAACCCGCGACAACTCGCCTTCGAGAACCGTCTCCAGGTCTGTCTTGACCTTCTTCGAGTACGCGTTCCGGAGCCATGAGTCCACAGCTCCCACGACGCGGGCCTTCGCGCGCTCGCGCTCCGCGTCCAGATAGGCCTCGGTGATCCTAGCAAATCCGTCCAGAGCCGTGTCGTTCGCCGTGGTGCCCTCTTCGGCGGCGGCGCGCTGATAGAGGCCGGGTAGGCTGAAGTGCTCGCGGTGACCGAAGCCGATCGTCTTCGCCTCGCGAGACGAAAGGTAGTCCGGGCCCAGGACCCGGGACTTGATGCGGTTGAAAACGGTCTCGACCGCTCGGTGGATCGTACCTACCGACTGCCGCGACAGGGGAACGATCTTCATCGTTTAGTTCCTCGGCGCTTGCTTCTTGGCCGCCTCAACGATGTCTTTCGTGGCCTCTTTCAGGTCGGCTTCGAGCCCCTGAGTGAATCGCTCCATGATCTTCCGGTGCTGAGACAGGAGCCGGCGCTGCGACTTGGGGAGCTGCTCCTCTTTCTTGGTCAGCAGCCCGATGGCCTGATCGATCGACCTGGTCAGATCTTCGCCGCCGTCGCCGGCGGGCTGATCTGTGGGCGCGTCACCTTTTCCGCCTTCGGCCGGTGGGGCTCCGCCGGGCGGCACAGCTGCCGCGGCCTGTTGCGCGGCAGCGTCCGCCTGGACCTGCTGAAAATAGAAGGGATCGCGGAGGTACTGGAACTTCGGGTCCGCCGAGGCCCCGGGCACGTCGAAGAACGTCTCCATGATGACGCCGACGGGGACGTACTTGTCGAGGACGGCCTGCCACTGCGGGTTGAGGAGGAAGTCGCCGCCGAACTTCTTCGGGAGCGTCGGCTTCTCCACCTTCTGCATGATCTGGTTGATCGTGAGGTGGAGAGCGGCGTCCTGCTGAAGACGGACCGATTCCTTTTCCTCGGTGTCCGCGTCCAGACCGGTGAGTTCCACTCGGCACATCTGCGCCAGCTCGGGATCGATCAGCGGGAAGAGGACGTTGTTGGTGAAGTCCTCGAACTTCGTGAGCAGGGGCCGAATCCCGACGTCCCGCGCGGCCGTCATCTGGAACTGGTTGTTCGACTCCGACAGCGCCTGGCTGTTCGGGCCCTTCGAAAGGTAGGCCCAGCCCGGCAGCTCGTCGGGGCTCATCATGAACGCGCTCAGGATCGAGCGGGCGTTCATGTCGGTGAGGTACGTGAACTCGGCGTCGCGTGAGGCGCCGTCCATCGTGATGAACTCGACCTCGTCGTTGGGCGAAATCGAGAACGTCGGCAGGCGCCAGGAGTTGTTCACCCCGTTGATGGATGCCTGGAAGTTCTGCTGGATCGTCTTCAGCATGTTCTCATCGACGTCGTCCGACTTGAACACCAGCATCCCGCGCGCGGCGCGGCCGGTCTGGAAGTAGAGCTGGTTGTGCTGGGTGATGTTCAGGTGCGTGAGCACCGCCTTGATGCAGGTGTCGAGCGGCGGGACCGGGTATCCGTCGTTCTCCCAGTCGTTGACCGGGTCGAAACTGAAGACTGCAAGCTCTTTGTCGGTGAAGACCTGCCAGGTGACGCCATCGATCACTTGCACCCAGTCGAAGTGCTCGGGGGCCCCGCCCTCGGTCACCAGCTTCAGATTCTTCAGTTTCTCCAGGGCGATCTTCGACCGCTCGCGGACGCCGTCTTGGCCAGCGTCTTGTGGGTTGGCAAAGAAGATCGTCGAGACGTCGACGGGCCGGAAGTGATGGAACTCGTCCTTCCCTCCAAACTTGGTCTTGGGGATGATTTCCGTGGCGATACGCCCCAGGACGACGGCGTTGCGCGCGATCATTTGGAGGTAGGTGGCGAAGGACATCTGATCCTTCTGGGCTACCTCGTCGGTGTCACCGCAGGTGCTCAGTCTCGCGACCGCTGAGTCGATCTTCTTCTGCAGTTCCGTCTTCTGGATGTCGCTGAGGTTGTCGAGGACGCCGGCCTTGGCGTTGATCTTGAACCCAGTCTTAAAACGGGTCGGGCGCGGGCGGCCGAAGGACCCGATCTGCATCTCGCGGGCGCGGACGATCGCGGCCACGAGGTCGTCCTGGATGGCGATCCGCTTCAGGAACGAGTCCGGGACGCCCCTGGTCTTGGGCTTGTAGATCGAAATGTACTTGCCCTGCGTGGGCGAGACCTCGAACGCGAGGCGCTCGATGGTCCGGCCGCCGCCGCTGAGCACGCCGACGAGGGCCTTTTCCAGGGTCTCGTTCTTGCCCAGCTCCGCGCTCTTGGAGTCGATGCTGAACCGGACCGGCTTACCCTTCTTGGCCGGAGGCGGCGCCGTCGTCAGGAGCGGGAACCGCTTCGTAAGCGACGACTCGGACTTTTTGAATAGATCGGTGGCGCTCATTTATTCGGCCGAGATGACTGACCCGTTGGCCGTGGCGGACGAGCGGTTGATCAACGTCGCCTGCCACACGGGGCCGAACTTCATGAACACGCCCATGAAGCGGCTGTTCCCGGGCAGGAGCGGCGTGACCTCGTTGGAGACGTCGGTGCTCCCATTGAGCTGGACGATGATCTCCTGGTCGGTCTCGATGAGGAGGAAGCGCTTGGCGGACGTGTAGACGGCGACGCCTGCCGCGGTGGGCTCGATCCCGGTCTGGTTCGCCAGCGGCAACAGGGCCTGGAACTCAATCCAGCCGGCCGTGACCGCCAGGATCTCGTACGAGGACAGGGCGCTGGCGGCAAATCCCGCTGAAAGTCTCAGGGTGTCGCCGATCTGGGTCCCGGACGGCGAAAATGCGAAAAAAGAGACGTCATCCGAGGGAGTGACGGTCTCGGAGGTGGCCGAGAACGCGCCCGTGCCGCGGGTGAGCACCAGGACCGTCGAGGAGGCCGTGAGTACGGTCCACCAGCCCTCGTTGAGCGAGCTGAAGGGGCCGGCGGGGTCTCCGGTCGACAGCCCCGGGACGAACACCTGGTCGCCAGCCAGGATCGCCGAGAACGGGGTGCCGGACTGGGCGGTGAACGAGACGCTGAGGTTCGCGTTCACCGTCACCACGACGGCGATGGTGTTCAAGGTGACGGCGCGGGCGGTGCGGAAGCCAGGGGCGGTGCCGCCGGTGGCAGCCAATCGGTAGCGGGAGGCGGAGAGCGGGCTGGAAGTGAGCGAAAAGACGGTCGTATTGTCGACCGTGAGGCTTCTCGTGCCATTCAGGAACGTCTGGGTGGCGCCGGGGGGCAGCTCGAACGGAACGGTGCCGGGGTTCTCGAAGGGAAGGTTGATCAGCGAGGCCCCCCACCTGATTGGTGTCTTCAGGGGGTTGCTGGTTCTCGCCGAGTCGTTGTAGGCGACGACCTTCATGGCGAGCGAAAGGTTAGAGAGAGCCATCGTCACTCCATGATTGCGGGTCGGCTGAGATCAGAGCGCATACTTGAAGCCACCCTTCTTGCCGGACTGACCGTCCGGGCCGCCCTCGATGATCCCGTTGTCCTCTTTCCACTTTTGGAACCAGTTGGCGGTGTGCTTCCGGAAGTTCTCCAATGGGGTCGGGGGCGCCTTCTTGGCGTCGTTGGCTGGGGCGGAAACGATGCGCTTGTTGGGCGGGAACTCGTTCATGACGAGATAGCGGAGGCCGTCACATTCGTCGTCGTCCTCCTCGTCCGGGACGTCGGTGGGGTCCCCTTGGGAGTCGATCGTCCAGTGGTACTGGGACATGTTCTTGTAGAGCACCTCGACTCCGGGGTCGCCGGCCAGGAAGTAGAGCAGGGGCTCGCCGAGGGTCGGGCGGAGGCGCATGCAGACGATATCAATGCCATCGTTCACGGACCCCGAGCCCTTGTTCCATTCCCGCATCCGATACCCGGATTTCTTGAACATCGCGATCAACTGCGGGCTCGCGGTGTCGGGCCAGATCGACGGGTTGAACGATTTGATGTCCGCGTCACACTTGTGGATCATCGCGTCCGGCAGGAGTTCGGGAGCGCTGATGCAGGCGATGACGAAGGCGCGGGCGCCATCGATCGCCGCCAATGGCACGGCGAAATTGTGCTTGAAGCCGAAGTCCATGCCGGCGGCGAAGCGGACGCCGCGGAGTTTGAGGAAGACGATCAGCTCCGCTTTCGTCATATCCGGCCTGACCGTCTCGCCTGTGATTTTCTGGACGATTTGGGCCGGAGTGAGCATGTGGATGCTGCGCTCCAGGTGCGGGTAGATGAGACCCTCGGTTGAGGGCTTGCGGCAAAGGAGTTGGGCGTTGGCGGTCGGCACCGAAACCGTGCGGAACTGGGCCTGAGTGAAGGAAATGGACCGAAGCAGAGGAGAGGTCGACTTCTGCTCGGTGGCGAGGAAGCCGCGGCAATTGTGCACTGCAACGCCATCGGCGATATAGCTATGATCCTCTTCTACCTCTAGGTTGAATACCTCGCCGGCATAGGCCGTCACGGAGCTGTCATCTAGGCGATATTGATTATATCCATTCTCGAATTTGTACACGCTGGAGCGATGGCGCAGAACATGGCCTATGCGATTCCAGGACACCTGATAAGACTGTCTCTTGCCAGCGATCGGGGGGAGGGTCCTAAATCGCGGACAGAGCCCAAGCCTGGATGCAATAAGGAACAGTTGGGAGGCAAGGTCGCGGCCCGTGATGTCTATATCAGATCTGCTCTCCAAGCCCTTCTTCCCGTCCCCGTCAAAAACCCCATTGAGGATGGCCGCCTGGACCTTCAAATCCATGTCCAGCAATGAGGGATGGATCTTTTTCTCATCGCAATATTCGCCACATAAGGCAGAGAAAAGATCTGCCATCGTAGAGCCGTATATGTACGTGGCCGCTCCAAGCGATCGTGCGCTTTTGGGCGAAGTCTTATAGGGCAACCCGAAAGACTCCGCAAATGCATGGAGACGGGCGTGGAAGTCGACCTCCTTTACGTGGCTAGAAAAGCACAGTGAATTCTTCGCCCTCTTCCCCCCACGCGCATGTTTTCCAAAACTCCCCTCCGCCAGAAAGAAACCAAGAGTCCACGCAAAGTCTTCGGTGATTTGGATATCTACGGGCAGCGCATATGCGCGCTCCGTCCTGGACCCAGTACGCGCACGGTGGTTGTGGACCAGCATCGGAGCGCGGATGAAATCGATCAACGATATCTGAGAGGCTCTGGTTGGAGAAAAGCCGGACGGAAGCGACAAAAAGTCATTTGGCGTACGTATCCCGTCAGGAACGTGACCCGTAAAAGAGAGATCCGAAGCCTGCATGCGAGAGGCCTCTACGAAATCGTTCCCGTTAATAAAATACGGATGCTCAGGAGTAACGATCGTGTCTATCGCCCAGGCCCCGTGACGAACGGAGAGGGCGGGGCCGCTATAAGGCCTGCTCATGACCTCAGTTACTCGGCGGCGTGCCCCAGTGTGTGAAATAATAACGTCCCCGATAGAGATCTGGCAAATACTTCGGAACGTACCGTCCCCCATCAGAATCTGAGTGTCAGGAGCAAAGCAGGAGGCGAAGAGCTTGCAGTTCGTCAGGCAGCCGGTGTAGCCCTCCTTCTCGACGAACTTCCTCCGAGCGTCGGGATCCAGCTTGTCGTACTTCTCCTGGGAGAGTGCGACAAGATTCGGCTCGTCCAGGTAGATCGGCAGCCGGGGGAGGTCGGGGCGGTGGCGCGAGGCCGGACAGGCCTCCGTAACGTCGATGATGTTCCAGTGTCGGATGTGAAGGCGGCGGTCCCCGTCCTTGTCGAACTCGTTGTCGATTTCCTTCTGGACCAGACCGAACGAAAACTTCCGGCTGGACGTGAGCATCGAGATCGGGTTGACGCCGGGCCTGTCGGCTGCCGGGATCATCAGCGATTCCTGGAACGCGGCGATGTCGTTGATGACGTCCAGCTCGTCGGTACAGAAATAGGAGGCGTGAAGCCCGTTCGCCCCCTTCATCGTGCAAACGACGACCTTGATGAAGTTGCGAACCTCCACGAACGGGAGCTTTTCGACCTCTGAAAGGAGTTCGTACTCGCCCTTCGAGAGGGTCAAGCCGTCGTTGCGGTTGATGTAACGGAGGATCACCGTCGCGCCCTTGGCGTCCCCTTCCACGAAGTCGCGGAACGGCAGCTTCGCAAAGAAGCCTCTGACGTAGCCGAGGCTGATGTGGCTCTGCACCTCCACCGCGGCCATGTGCGCGACGTTGCGATTGAGGTGGAACACCATCAACAGCTCGATGATGGCCGCCGAGAGCGTCTTGAAGCATCCGCGGGCCGCATAGAACAGGGCGCGGCTGTAGTCGGGGTCGTTTGCTCGCGCCTTGGAGTAGATCTCGTAGATCATGTCCATCGGCGAGCTGTTCGAGTCCGGGTCCACGATGCAGTCGGGGATGTCCAGTTCCAAAAATAGAAGGATCCAGCGATGAAGCGCCTCTTTGGAGTCGCACGGGATCGCGAAGATCTTCCGCTTGATCGCTTCCTTCTGTTCGTCAGTGGTCAGGGGCGTTGGGTCGCTCATTTATTCCCGCGCAGTCAGGGCGCCGCCCGAGACACGAAAGAGCACCCGCTTCGAGATGCATGTTTCACAGGCGGCCGTGGCCGTGAATTCGAAAGATCCCCGCATCGGCCGGCAGGTGGTGACCAGGCTGAATGCGCCAGCGCCTCCTTCGATGGGCTCGGCTCGGGTGACGGGCATGCTCTCCGCGCAGGAGTAGTCGACCGCGAAGAGCTGGCCGTCGATCGCGTAGTACGTCGCCCCGGGCGTCAGGTCGAACGTGTAGAGCTGGACGATCTCTTCCCCGCACTCACAGAGGACCGCGTCGGAGCGACTGCCGGCACGCACGATGGCGGGAATCACTTCGGCACCTCGGTTACGTCAATGATCTTCTCGCCCAGGAGCTGACGTGCGATGGCGTCTGCCTCGGCCGACGACATCGAGTTCGCCGCCCCTTGCTGTCCCTGGGCGACCGTCACCTTGCCGCTGAATTCGATCCGCTTCTTGTCCTGCCCCGTCGTCTTCATGAGCAGCTCTACAAGCTCCTTCAACTCCTTGGCGTTCTTCACCAAGATGACGCCCTTCAGGTCGTCCTCGTTGCGGGTAAGCATGTACCTGTCGATCGCATCTGACATCCGCATCTGATTAACGGTCAGGAGCTTGGAGATGAAGTCGACTGTCTCCAGGGTCGTCTGGATTGCCCGATCCGGCACCGTCATCTGCAACGTCTCTTTGTACTTCGAGACGCGAGCGTCCCAGCCGTACTTGATCCGACACGCAACTATCTGGCCGAGGCTGTATCCTTTGTTGACCTTGCGAATGTCCTCGCAGGCCTTCCCGGCCAGGAACATCTCGTACATCCTCTCGGCGGTGTCTTCGGCGATCTCCAACGACTTCACCTTCAGGACGTACCGGTAGGCATCCATCTCGCGCTGATCGAGTCCATTCAGGGCGATCGTCAGGGCGGTTTCGGCGGGAGTGCTAGGCGACATTCTCCGCCTCCGCTTTCAGGCGATCGATGATGCCCTGGATGTTCGCCCCTTTGCGCTTCTGGCCGGAGCGCGAGAACATCTTCTCGCCGTTGATGATGATGGCGAAGTCGAAGTGCTTGCCCAGGATGTCCCAGATCGAGCGATGCAGGGCGCGGTAGATCTTGTCGGCGTTCCTGGGGGCCTTGGCGTTGGTGAGGCCACGGAACTCGACCCGGTTCTCGTCCGTGAGCGTGTCGGTGGTCCCCGCCCGGCTCCCGTCGTCGCTGCGGGCAGTACCCAAAGTGGGCAGGGCGACCGCGATCTCGACATCGTGGCAATGGGGGAGGGCGAGTCGGCTCCAGTACTTCAGGTGCATCACCTGGAAGTCGTTGATGCCGCCGAAGTTCTCCGTGAACATCCGCGCCTTGACCACCTGGTCGGCAACGTTGTTGACAGTCGGTTTCTGTTTTGCCTTAGATGCCAAGACGTTCCCGGATCATGGTTGAGAGCGTTTCGGTGGAGGTCCCGTAGCGGGGTATGTACTTGCCGAGAAAGCTGCGGAGCGCGGCTGGGATCCCCTCGGACTCGCGGACGACGACCTTTTTTGTGTCAGTCTTGAAGGTCCGAATCTTCGCGCCCGGGATCTGGAGGGCTTCCTTCTGGGCCTGGACGAAGTCGGCTGGGCCGCGAATGTCGATCCGCCAGTCGACTTCTGGGTCGGGGACGAGGTTGAAGGGGTTCTCGGGCGTGACCTCGACGTAGCGGATCTGTCGGCAGACGGTTCCGGTGTCGAACGACGTCTTTTCGATGACGTTCCCAACGTCGTCAAAGACGTACAGCCAGATCGCGCGCGGTGTGTTGGCGTCGCTCAGGCTGCGCCAGCGCGGGGCGCCGATGTACGTGATCTTTCCGAAGGTGGAGGGCTTGTGGATGTGGCCCGAGAGCACTTCCTCTTGGGGGATGTCGGCTGGCTCGACGCCGTCGGGGGCGTACATGCCGTTCTCGAACTGCGCCCCCATGAAGGTCTCGTGGCAGACGACCGTTCGGGTCGGGTTCGCCCTGCAAGCGGCAACGAAGCCGGCCTTGTCGGGGTAGTAGGGAAGGAAGAGGACGCCGTCGAGCACGAGCGGCTTGTCGATCACCACGATCTGCTCCTCGTGCGCGGCCATCGCGTGGATGCTGTTGCCCTCGCCGCTGATGTCGTGGTTCCCGACCAGGGCCGAAACGGGTATCCCGGCCTCCTTGAATGCCTTGAAGGTCGAGCGCCAGAAGTTCATGACCTCTGAGCGAATGATCTGATGGCTGTGGTACTGATCCCCGAGGAAGAAGGCCTCGGCGAGCTGCTCCTTGGCCGTGGCCCGGACGAAGTCCATCAGGGCCTGGCAGTCGCCCAGCTCTGACGGCACGGCGTGGACGTCGCCTACGAAGAGAACGCGGCGCATGGGTGCTACGCGCGATCCTGCGGAGCAGCGCGCGCCCACGGCTCCTGAGTCGCCTGCAGGACGTGCTTCACCGCAATGATCTGCTCGGGCGGGCAAACGCATACCTGCTTGCCGTCGATCTCGACGGTGGCCTGCCCCCAGGACTTTTGCCCTTCACCGTTGACGAAAATGACGTCGCCAGGCCAGATGTCCTTGCCGTTGCCGAAGACCACCGTCAATCTAACGCAGACGGTTTTGTGCTTGGCGGTGGCGAATCCATTGCTTTCGAGGGCCTCCACGCCCTTTCGCTCGAAAGGACCGCAAAGGATTTTCCCGTTGTAGCCGACCGTCGTTGATTCCATGTCCTTACCTATAGCGAACGGGGGCAACGATTATTTGATCAGCCTCATGACCCGCAGGACCCCGCTTTGAACCGGTCGCAGACGTCCACCGACTCGACGAAGATCTGACCGACGTGCTTCTCGGCAGTGGAGTACTTAACTGGGCTCAAAGGCTGCCCTCCACGCGCGCCGTCCGGATAGCAGGTGATCCCGCGTAGATTTGGGAGGTGTTTGTAGAGCATCTCCCCGAAGCTCCTGACACCCTTGGAGTTGTTGTCGTCGGAGCCCCACGCAGGCAGGTTGATTGTCGAGGAAATGCCGTGGTCGACATAGCCTTGCACCCAGGCCTGGAATTGCACCCTCCGATCGACATCAATCGAGTAGGCGTCCTCGATGGTGTCGGGGTTCACGCCAGAGTCGACCAGGCGCTTCGCGGTGGGATCGAGGACGTACTGGTACGTCATGTCGCTCTTCACCCAGTAGCGACGCTTGTAGGCGACACAGAAGATCGGCTCGATGCCGGTCGTCGTCTCGGCCACGATCCCGATGGTTCCGGTCGGCGCGATTGCGCGAACCTTTACCGGCGTGCTGAGTTCCCAGAGCTTCGAGAAGTGAGCTGAGGCCTCGTTGCTGACGTCGCGATAGACCTCCAGCCACGTCCCCAGTTCCTCGTCCGGGCCGTACTTCTTGCCGCGCTTCAGGAGCCACTCGTGCATGCCCATGAGCCCGAGCCCGAGGCGTCGGTTCTTTGTGCGGATCTGGTCGACCTTGCCGTACGGGACGTCGGAGTAGACGGTTCCAGCGATGAGGAAGCCAATGGCGTCCCAGACGATGGTGCGGAACTCCTCGATCGTGTTCACGCGTGCGAGATTCACGGACCCGAGGTTGCAGATGTCCGAGTCGTCGCGGGACGTGATCTCGGTGCAGGCGTTCCGGAGGTCTTCGCCGTCATCCGCACCTACGTTGACACTGAAGCCGGGCTCGCCGGTCGACAGCATCTGCAGGATGACCTGCCAGTAAACTTTGTGCGCCAGCTCGTGGTTCTTGTTCTTCGAGTTGTCGTAGGCCTTGAAGAAGGCGGTGTCGAGAATGACGGAGATGTTCGTCATGTCCATCGGCGCCGATGCGTTCATGTCCTTCAACTTCGCGGCCTTGATGTCGTCGGACCAATCCTTGATATGGATGAACTTGAACACATCCGGGTGGTTCCAGTGGAGGCCCGCCCAGATCGCGCCACGGCGGTCGCCACCCTGGCGAATGAAACGGCCGACCTCGTTCACTCCTTGCATGAGCGAGATGGGGCCCGAGGATACGCCGCCCGTCTTCCGGATCGGGGCGCCCTCGGCGCGAAGGTCGCTGTACACGCCGCCGATGCCGGCGCCGGTCATGAGTGCCATCATCGAGTTGTGGACGTGCTGAGCCCAACCTTCGCGCGAGTCCTGCGCTCTCATGAGCAAGCAGTTCTGGACCTGATGGAACGGACGCCCGGTGGCGTAGAGGTATCGACCGCCAGGCATGAACGTCTTGGCTACGATGTGTCCCTGGACCGCGCTGACCAGCTCTTTGGGGGCGTCGACCGCCTTCAGGACGTTCTTGGCGACCCGGTGTCCGAGTACGTCCCAGGTCTCTTTGCTGCCATCTTGCAGGGTGTGCGCGTACTTCGCGTTGAGGGTCGTCAACGCGAACTTGGACATGTCACTTTTCATTGGATCCTCTGAGTGAACGCGCGCCCCATCAAGATCGCGTCGGCAACGTCGTTATCTTTTTGAATCAGCGTCAGACCGTACAGCTCGTTGGCCATGCGAACAGCAAGGTGTTTCTTGTTCACCTTGCCTTTGATGCCCAGAGTCTTCTTGTCGACCTTCTGACCAGCGGCCTTGGCCGCCTTCGTTGCCTTCGAGAGCGCGGTATTGGCTTTCTTGTCCTCCTTGCTCATCCACATGCCGACGGCCTTGCGCCACTCCGAAGTGTCCATGTAGATCATCGGGAGCCTGTTCTGGATGCGTTTGAGAAATGCGAAGTGGATGAACTCAAGAGCACGCTGTGTGTTTCGGTTCTTGCCCTTGTTGGTGTTCTCGGCGACGAGCGCGTCCACCCCGCCCACGGAGGCGATCAGCTCGTCGATCTGGTCGACCACCTTCTCGGCGGCGGTAACGATGTTGTAGGGGTAGGCTGGCGATTTCTGAGGGTCTTTGTTCACGTTGAAGTCCGTGATTAGGACCTTTGGGAGTAACCCAGAACGTTCCAGCTTCCCGTCGACAAACAGCGCCCAACCAGTCGATGTGCTGATGTCCAAAGAGAGCACACGCGCGGGACTCATCGTCCCCCGATGATTGGGAGCTAGGTCTCCAGCTCGTGGATCTCGAACGAGTCGTCGGTCGACATCCCGAGCACCAACACCTTCGTGTCCTCGCCCAGTGCCAGATCCTCCCTGATACGGCCCTGGATGGGACCGAGGCGCTCGGCGAGTCGATGGTCGTCAGACTTGAATACGAGAAAAAGCGTTCGCCTATTCCCGGTCTCGATGACGAACTTCTCCCCGACGAATCCCTCTGCCGACACTTCGGAAGAGGGAAGTCGGACGAGATTGAGCTTCTTGCTCACGATCTACTAGAGCCCCTGCTCGCGCTCGGAGCCGTTCTGGTTCTCCTCGGCGACCTCGTCGGCAACGAACTCGCCCGTGTCCTTGCCGCCGTCTTCGAGGGCGCGGTGGCAGAAGAGGATGCGAATCTTGTTCATCTTCGTCCCCTCGCGGTAGATGGCACCGGCATCCGAGGCGGCCTGGCGCTTCTGGATGAGGTCCAGGTCTTCGTCTTTGGCGTTCATCAGGTTCACCTGGTCGAGCGAGACCTTCGCGATCAGGTCGCGAATCCGCTCCTCACTCATCTTGGCGACGTTGTCCTTGAAGTCGGAGTCGAGTGCGGCGAATGGATCTTTCATTTGGGCCTGTCCTTTTGCGAAACGAATGTGGAAACGGTTGATCTGTCTATAGCGAACGCCCTAGCTGACGGTCGCGTGTGGATCCAGGAGCGTCTCCGCCTCGATCAGCTCCCCGAGGGCGTCGTACTCGCAGAGCACCACGCGAATGTGCTCCTCGGACGTGCGAGCCGAACCCAGGACGTCCGTGAGCTTGTTCGTCGCGACGATGGCCTTGATGCCGAAGAAGACGCCTAGCACGTCCTGGGCGGTGGGCGGCCTCGTCCTTCGTTCGGTAGACGCGCAGGGTCAGGGACTTGTTCGGCAGATCGATCTCGGAGAAGGCCGAGCCGAGGTCGTCGAGGTAGAAGACCGCCTCCGGGACCGCGCCGATCACGCCGGCACCTTGTGGCACTCGAAGTCGTGCTCGCAGCGCAGGCAGAAGCGTTCCGAGGTCCCGCTGGCGCCGCCCTGGAACTCCTCGCAGACCGCGGGGACGTCGTTCGGGTCCATGTAGGTCAGCGGATCGCAGATGCAGCCCTCGGGGCGCACCGGCGGCGTGAAGGCGTGCGCGCTGCAGCTCATAGCGACGCCCCTCCGGTCTCTTCTTCGATGACCTCCTGGACCTCCGTGTAGGGCTCCGGGTAGAAGCCCTGCGTGAGTTCGGGAGGGGTGATCCCCACCCGATTCATGTGCAGCATGACAGCGCCGGTCCAGGACAGGACCTGCTTGTCCGACTCCGTCAGATCCGTGGTCATCCCCTTGAGGCGGCACCGGGAGGGGAGCGCCTGGAAGGCCACAATGGCCCCCTCTCGAATGGCTACGATGTCTCGAATTCCGAACTTGAAGTCTTTGCCCATACCCGGTCTATAGCGAACGTCCTCTTATTCGATCCGCGACTCCCCGTCCTCGTAGGTCACGTTGATGACGCGCTCAAAGGCTCCCTGCATCTCGCTGGCGTGGTCCACCACGATGACCAGGCGTTCCTTGCTATATTTTTGAAGGATCTCGACGCAGCTCTCCTTGCTCACTGTGTCAAGGCCGTCAAAGCTCTCGTCGAGGACGAGCCAACCCGGGCAGACCCCGGAGCGCCGGCTGATCACCGCACCTACAGCCAGATCTGTCGCCAGCTCGACCGTGGTCAACATCCCCCCGCTCAGACCACCCTTGACGGACGTCTCGTTACCGTGAACCGTCAGCACCGGTTTGATCTCTTTCGAGACCTCCCCTTTCTGGGTCACGTTCTCGGAGCGGAACTCCAGGGTTACGTGGCGCGTGTTCGCAACGCTGGCGAGCACGCCATTCGTCTCGTCGCTGATCTCCTGCAGGACCTCGTCAAAGATGAGCCCGAGGAACCCCTCGCGCCCGATCAGGTGTGCGAAGTCTCGCTCCGCGCGAAGACCGAGGTCGAGAACCGTGCGGCGGCCTCGAACCTGGGCCAGCTCGTCTGCGATGGCCTTCGCCTGCTTCTCCTGGGTCTGGAGTCGCGTGGCCTGAATCCGAAGCTCCGTGAGTCCCTCCATGTCCTTCGAGAGCGCGCGGCGCTCGATCTCCATCTCGACCATCTGCTCTTGGGTCGACGCGGCCGTCAGCGCCATGCACCGGGAGGCTTCCTTCTGCAGCTCCCCTTCGACCTGGGCCAATCCAGCATCTGCCACTGCGATCTCTTTGCGTCGCTCTGCCTGGACCAGCGCGACCGCACCGCGAAGCTTCTGCTGCTCGGTAGCGAGCTGACCCGACATCTTGGCGGCAGCCTCGTGGAGCTTGGCGATCATCGGGTTCGGCTCGAACGACGGGATCGCGGCGATCTGGGCGGACAGCTCCTCCGCCATCGCAGCAACGGCCATCGCGGCGGCAATCTTCTCGTCCAGGGCAGCGAGCGTGGCCTTGAGGCGCTCTCGGTGATCGCAGGCCTTGTCCCAGTCACGTTCACAGGTGGGGCAGATGTCGACTGCGAGCTTCTTCAGCTCCTGCTCAGCTGCTAACTTCTCCCGAACGAACCCGCCTTTGGCTGCAGCTTTCGAGGAAAGGGCGCGCAACTCCGTGTTCAGAGAGCTACTCTTCGCGTCCATCTCCTTTCGGCTAACGTTGTCTTCGGCCGTCAGTTTTTTGAGCCGCACGTCGCACTGGGCGACCAGGCCTTCGAGGCGTGCGATCTCCGCCTCGACTGTGGGATCGTTCTGCGGCTGGACGTTCTTCAGCTCCGCCCGCAGCGTCGCACAGCGAGCCTTGGCGACGTCGATCCTCGCCTGGAATGCGTCGCCGATCTGCATCAGGTCCCGGTTACCGGCGGCTTGGATGCCTTCCACCTGGCTGGCCAAGAAGTCGAGCTTGGTTTTTCTCTCTTCCGTCCGGTTCTTGAGCTGCGTGCCCGCCGCCATGACCTCTTCCAGGTTGCAGTCGGAGGCGAGCGTCCCCATCTGGCGCTCCAAGGAAACGATCTGGGCGTCGAGGGCGGCGACCTCTTTCTCGGCCACCGAAACGGCCGCGGCGCTCTGCTTCGCCTGCTGCTCGAACTTGTCCAGCCCGAGGACAGGCGTCAGGAAGGCCTTCTTCTCGGAGTCGGTCTTGGAAAGGAAGATGCCAGGCTGGCGCTGTCCGCGGTAGGTGAGCGCGAGCACCGTGTCCATGTCGAGCCCGCCGAACAGAGAGCGGATGCGCTCCTCCTTTTGGGGGTTCGAACCGGGCTCGGAGACGCCCGCGATCGTGACTTCGAGCTTCTTGGCTCGCTGGATGGTGATCGGGACGTCGTCGTTCTTGAGCCCGAGGAGCGACGAGGCCGGCTGTTTGGAGCCCCACGAGCTGAGCAGCGTGCCCGGGATCTCACACGCCCCGAAAGCGTGGGTGACGCCCATGGCTACGCTGGACTTGCCGCCTCCCGACGAGCCGCCGGTGTCAAGATTCTTGCTCGACAGCAAGTAGAGGCCTGTGGGCGCAAACTGGATCCTCGCCTTCTTGACGAATGAGCGAAAACCAGTCAGTTCGAGGTAGTCGAGAGTGAGCACTACAGATCGTCTTCTGCGGAACTGGGACCCATGGCGGCTCGCTCCCTGTACAGCCGCTCGGCCTCCGGATGCCGCTCCACTCGGCGAGTCATCAGGCCGTTGTCGATCGTCTCTACGACCTCGCTGGATGTCGCAGGCGTGCTGCGGGCCAAGGACTCACCGCAGATGCAGTATTGCGCCTGGATCTGCTCCCCCGGCTCCAGCATCTTGCGGACCGTCTTGTCACAGACAGCACAAAAGAAACGGTAGAGCGGCATCTACTGAGCCGCGTCCCAGTCCTGAACTTTCGGCGCCAGCGCCAAGTCGACCAGCTTCGGGTCCAGGTCGTCGTCGAGATCGGACTCGGCGATGTCGAGGAACCGGTCGTTCTTGACCTTGACGAAGACGGCCACCAGGCCGGCTCCTAACAGCAGAATCAGTACAGCAGAGATCATGCGGGCTCCTTATTCGGAAAAGGTCTGTTGTTCGGGCTCGACCGTCTCGCGCATGAACGCCGCCGTCGACTTGGCCTCGGCTCGTTCCAGCTCGGAATCGCGCGGAATGACGACGAGTCCCCCCAATGTGCCGTGCTGCGAGGCGATGGAGATCGAGTTGCGGATGGCCTCCAGGACGGCCGGGGTGCTATCGAGGACGCCCGCCGTGTACGGGTCGACGTGCTTCCAGTTGAGGAAGTCGTAGACCACCGGCGGCTCGTCGGCGGCGATGGGGGCCATGATGCCGGCGAGGATGTCCTGGGCCTCCTTCACGTCGTAGATCCCGCAGTTCGACACCAACCGCTTGAAGGGCTCGATCAGCGACTTGCGAAGGACCTCCGAATTGATGTCATTGTTCGGAAGCTCGTGAAGGACCTTCAAAAGCGTCCACGCGCCGCCGGGCAGGCAGCCCGACTTGATGGCCCCGCGGACGGCGCAGACCGCGTCGTCGGCCCTGTCGCGCTTTTCCTTCAGCTCACCGTTGGACACGCCGAACACCTTGAGGTTGGCGATCCCGTTGGCGAGATTGGCCTTCCGCTTCCGGATAGACATCGCGTCCAGTTCCGACTCCGGCGCCTTGAGCTGCTGCTCCAACTCCTCGACACGCATCCCGAGCAAGTCCGGGTCCGCGTGGCCGACGATCGTCGAACGGAATCGCGAGACCTCGAACCTGGCGACACCTGGCCCCAGGTCATCCAGCTCGGCCCGCTCCGGCGGATTGGAGATGGCGTCGAGGATTTTGGCTCCCGTGATCGCCTGCAGGTCCTTGAGAAAATCCGACTGCCCGTTCGAAAACGGGTTCGGGGGGATCATGAGGGGGAAGACGTTGATGGTGCTCTGGACGGGGAAGTTCGTCGCAAGATCTGCCAGCACGGAGTCCGAGAAGCCGGTGGCGACCAGCACCACGTTGCTGTGGGGGTAGTCCTTGGCGGTCCCCCAGTGGAACCCGATCTTCTCCAGGAGCATCTGGACAGTCTGGGTGTTGGAGAGGTGCCCATTGAAGAGGACGAAGACTGGCCGATCGAGGACGCAGCGCTGGGTGCCGGCGTCGTTGATGAACACCGAGCTGTAGCGCATACAGCAGTCGTCGTAGCCGATGTGGATCGGGAAGCCCTCCACTCGCTCGACCTCGTACCGGGACGGTCCGCTGTTCTCGGAGATGGTGACGTTGCCCTCGTCGCCGGTGATGCGGAAGCATTCGAGGACCGCGTCGGCCAGGTCGGTGTCGCCGTTGGCCGAGATGGTGGCGACAGCCTTTAGGAGGGCTTGGCCTTCGGCCGTATCGGGATCCGCCTTGCGGGAGAGCTGGGTGATCAGAGGGGCGATGACATCCCGGAAGGTCTTCTCCAGGTGCCGCACGATCTTCTGGGGAGAGATCTGGCGGTTGGACTCGCAGTACGCGTAGAGGTGCCGCACGATCGACTCGGCCAGTATCGTTGCCGTGGTCGTTCCGTCTCCGGCCTCGGTGGCAGTGCGCTTGGCGGCGTCGCGGGCCGTCTCCATGATGACGTGCGCGGCGGCATCCTCGAAGCCGAGGGATTGGAACACGGTTACGCCGTCCTTGGTGATGATGGGCGGCACGCCGTTCTCGTAACGTTCGATGAGAACGACCTGACCTCCTGGGCCCAACGTTGACCCGACGATGTCGGAGATGGTCTTCATGGTCTCCAGGATCACCTTCTTGAGACGGGGACCTTTGACTTCGATACGTTTGCCGGTCGACTTGACTTTTTTGTAGTCCATGTGCTCTCTCCCTATAGCGAACGGGGTCTACGCCGCCTTCGATTGTGTCGAGGTCGGAGCTAGTTTGGATGGAACCGGTTTGGGCTGAGCCCCCTTCCGCGACCACACGATCTGGCCCCTGGCCCACGGCGGGCGTTCCCCGGTTTCGTTCCAAACCGTGTCCGCCTTCGATGACTTTCCCAACACGTAGGTGTCTCCGTACGCTCCGTACTTGAAGAACGGAACGATCGTGTACGACGTTCGGGAGGCGCCGTAATCGCGAGACTTCAGGAAGCGCACCAGGGTCGGGTTCCCGTTGAATTTGGCGCGCAGCTCAGTGGAGGGGAACTTTTCTTCCTCGATGTGCGCGGTCTGGGATTGCGCGATCACCCAGGTGGCGACCTTGGAGACGCTGCCCGACCCGTAGATGTCGTCCATGGACGGCAGGAGTGTGTGAAACCGCTTCGCCTCCTGCTGCTTCTTCACGTGGGCTGCCAAAATGATCGGAATGCCCAGCCGCAGGTTCAGGTCACGAAGCCGCTTCATGATGAATTCGAGCGACTCCGTCTCGGTCATCCCTTTGGCACGGTCGATGTAGTGCAAGTGGTCGATCAAGACCACGTCGATGTCGCCGCGGATATTCGAGATGTCCCGCTCGATCTCCTCAACCCCGTACCGGCTGTTCTTTTTGTACGTTACGGAGACGTATTTCAAAATCTCCTTGAGAGCGCGGGGGTCCTCGTACGCCTTGGTCTCGGGATGAAGGCCGCGCTTCCAGGATCCGTAGTCGATCGCGCTGTAGACCCTGTTCGCCGCGCGCTGCTCCATCATCTCGCGGTACATCAGCCGCATCTCGATCTCGTGGTCACCGGCTTCCAGTGCGAAGAACTTCGCCCGCTTCTTCTGCATGGCGAACGACTTGGCGAGCATCGACATCAGGGCCGTTTTGCCTTGCCCCGTCGGTGAAGCGATGACGAGCAGGTCGTCGTGGCACAGGCCGCCCATGGGCTCATCGAGGAACGACAGGCCTGTGGTGATGAGCTTGCCCGCCATCTGGTCCTTGGCCGCCAGACCGGCGTCGATGCCCTGGTCCATCGTGTACGTGTGCTGGCTCGGGTCGCACTCGCGGAGTTGGTCTGCAAGACCGAGGACGATCGACTGCACTTCATCCAGCGAGCTGGCGTTGTACTTCTGGATCATCGACTCGCCCGCGGTTCGGACCAGCCACGATTTTCTGAACTCGGAGAGGTCCTGGATCAAGACGTCCAAAGCGACTCGGTTGAGGGCCGCCATGCCCGCGTCCAGGTCGGCGCTCATTCGGGCCACGACGCGCGGGTCCTCCTGGGTCCACTGCTTCATCCCCTGGAGTTCGTCAGTGGTAGGGACCCGGTGGTTGGCCGCGTGGAACTCTTGGACGAGCTTGTAGACTTTGCCGGCGGGGATCGACTCAGAAAACCAACTCGGCTCCGTCACGTAACGGGACACGAGATCGTACCCGGTATCGGAACTCACCGCGTAACCAAGGGCCGCGAGCTGCTTGGCCTTGGAAAAGATCATCTCTGCGTATGCCATTTGTTGTGCTGTCTCCTGGTAGTTGTTTGGCGGCCCCAGCCGCGCTGGGACACCGAGGCAATCGTGATCGGGTCTATAGCGAACGCCCCCCGTTGGGGGGTCAGCGCTTAATAGGGGGCCGGAGCGTCGTCTTCAGGTGCCGCCAGCGAGTCGGGATTGAACGGCCTCTCCTGATCCTGCCAACGTTCGACAATGAACGTGTAGAGAAACCCAAGGTACGTACGATCTCCTCGGGCCCTGGACGCCTCAACGGCCCAATTGAGCCGCTCCGAAAAGGCGGACCAGTTCTCGGCGTTGATGTGCTTCGTGAACGCCTTCCGGGCGGTCGTGAGGTTGAACTCCTCGGGGTGCCGTCCGGCGTTCCCCCAAACCTCCCTGGTCACGTTCCACGACGCCTCGGGGTCGAACGGCCCAAATACCCCCACCTCGCCCTCGGTCTCGGGCGCCGCCGTCACCTCGGGTTCGGATTGTGGATCTTTTTCGGATTTCGACAGGCTGGGGGGGAGTGCTGACGGGAGAACGGGTGCCGGTTTTTTCTGAGTTGATCTGAGTTGATCTGAGTGGTCATTTTTGTCATTGCCGTCATTTTTCGTCAGCACTGAAGAATTCTGCGCACTTGGGCCAGCAGCAGCCTCCAGAGCGTTCCGCTCCTGCGTGTCCTTCGCTCGCTTGCGTTCCATGTACTCGCGTTGCCGGCGGGCGGCGGCCTCGCGCTTCTCGTCTGCCGACTGAGCGTCGCGGTACTTGGCGTGATTCAGGAGTTTCCATCCGCCGTCGACCTCGACCAAACGACGGCCCTCCCAATCCTTCGTTCGCGACTTGGGATCCGGAGCCGAAAACAGCGCCAGCGCCTTCTCCGTGATCTCCTCGGACACCAATGCGGCCCGAGCGATCCCTTCGCTACTCGCGCCGATGTAACCGTCGCGGTCCGCCAGCGCCATGAGGGTGAACCAAACCTTAACGATCTCGGGGCGTTCCTTCCAAACGGTCGAGTAAATGATGTTCGTGTCCAGCTTCGTGTACGCCATCTAGTTTGGGGTCCCTTCGTTGCGGTGGACGTCAGCAATGACGTTGTGACGTTAGCAATGGTTGTCAGTCCTATAGCGAACCGCGTCGGCGAGGAGGGGCGTTCGCTATAGGGGTTGTACGATGATGCAGTGTGTCAAGCCCCCGACGAAGCGAACGCCGCCCTCGCTCGTTGCGGAGACGCCAACGAAACTCCGCATCAACGACATCAACGAAACCGAGCGGGCAGCGCTGGTTGAGGTGCTTTCGTACGTCGACAAGAAGGTCGATTACGCCCTCCGCAAACTCAAAGGCGGCAGCGCGTGGTTCATTCGGAACCAAGGCCGGGCGCTGTACCAGGCCCGACTCGAAGACCTCCAGCGGCAGCGGGATAAGTGTTTGCTGTTCAAGGACGAGAAGGGGTACTGGACGTACACCGGCGTCGCCAAGCTCGTCGCAGATACGATCGACACGCCTCCGCCGCGCATCTCCTACGCGATGCCGGAGCCCAAGTTGGTCCCGTGGGCCAAGGTGCCTGAGAAGAAGCTGCGGAAGTACCAGGAGGACATGGTCGCCGCGCTCATCGCCGCGGCGCCGTTCGGGCCGGCCGCGGTCGAGGTAGGGACCGGGCTCGGGAAGTCCCTCAGCGCTCTCCAGGTCGTGAAGGAGCTGGGGCTCCAGACCGTCGTGATGGCCCCGTCAGCGTCGATCGCTGGCCAGCTCTACAACGACTTCGTCGAGCACTTCGGCAAGGCCAAGGTCGGGATGTACGGCGACGGCAAGAAGGAATTCAAGAAGCAGTTCACGATTGCGATCGGAGCAAGCCTGACCCGCGTCGACGAGGGGTCCCCGGTATGGAAGGCGTTGTCGACCGCACAGGTCTTCATCGCCGACGAGAGCCACCAGACGCCGGCCGCCACGCTCGCCAAGGTGTGCTTCGGACTCCTGGCCTCTGCCCCCTACCGATTCTTCTTCAGTGGCACCCAGTTGAGGGGAGACGGCCTGGACCTCGTCCTCGGTGGAATCACCGGACCCATCGTCTACACGATGTCGGTCCAGGACGGTGTCGACCAGGGCTTCCTCGCCAAGCCCGTGTTCCGGATGGTCTGGATGAAATCCACCGTCGAGTGCGACAGCGACGACGTCAATGATCTGACTCGCGCGCACGTTTACTACAACGAGTTAGTCAACAAGACCGCTGCAATGTTCGCCAACAAGGCGGTTGCCGTCATGGGGCGACCGACGCTCATCCTCATCGACGAGCTGGAGCAGTTCTCCAAGCTCCTGCCGTACCTCGGGTACGACGTTCGATTTGCCCACGGTGGCGTGACCTCGGAGAACAAGAAGTTCGTCCCCGAGAAGTACCACGACAGCGATCCGGACCTGTTCGTCGAGGAGTTCAACGACGGCAAATTCCCAATTCTGGTTGGGACGTCCTGCATTGCGACGGGAACCGACATCAAGGTCGCTGCGGCAATTATCTACCTCCGCGGTGGCAAGTCCGAGGTTGAAGTTCGCCAGGGCGCGGTCGGCCGCGGAACCCGGCTTGTGCCTGGGAAACAAGACTGCGTGGTCATCGACTTCGGAATCGAGAACGTAGAGCCCCTGAAGCGCCACGCCGAGGCCCGCCGAGCCATCTACAAGTCCGTGTACCCATCGTACACCGAGATCCGTCTCTAAACCTGTGCCCCGTAAAGGAACCATGGCCCGCCCAAGCAGCACTCAGCGGACGAAAAAAGCCCAAAACGACGACCTATTTGGAAGCAATGGAGAGTTCGTGGCCTCGGGGCCGCTATCTCGTCGAGTTGATAGAAGGAAGCACGAAGACCAGGACCGAAAAGGACACGATCAAGGCCCTGCGGTTCGCAAAGGAGAGGCTGAACCAAGAGATTGATCGCCTCGCGAAGAAGCGCACCTCCGTCCTAGCCTCCCTGGTCCGACTCTGTACCCACCCACTCGAACAAACCCAAATCACAGAGACCCACGAAGAGGCCGAGGACGTCTACACAGTCACCTGTGGCAGCTGCTCGGCCGAGTTGCGCGTTCACAAAAAGGAAATCTGAATGAAAACGACCACCGTTGACGAGCATTTTCGCCAATTCGCCCATTCCGTCGAATTGGGGATCCGACACGTGGGGGCCAAGGACCGTAATGGCCACCAGCTCGACGCGGTAAACACACTCCTCGACCTGGAGGACCGGTTCAAGGTCGCGATCCTGCGGTCGAAGCACAAAATCGACGTGTACTCGGCCTTCATCGACCACATCCGCCTCGAACGCCACAACATCCTCGACGCCCGTCCGTTCTTCCGAGAGCGCAAAGAGACGTTCTCGGACCAGATCAGCGATGCGTTCAAGCAGGAACGCCCGGAAATTCTCTTCAGGTACCGGATCAACTACCGATTCGTTACGTTCGTCATGGGGCTCGGCCTGTTCATCCCGACGAGCCGGGTGGCAGTGCTCGCGAAGAAGATCGAAGCCCTCCGACAGGAGCTGGCGGTCGTCCTGCTTCCCTTGTGCATCAACCGGGCGCGTGTTTTCTACCGCAAGACCCCGAAGGCGCACTTGGCCCACATGGACATGGTCCAGAACGCGTTCGAGGGCCTGCTCTGCGGGATGGACAAATATTGCCCCGAAGAGGGCCAGCCCATCGACATGGTGGTCTTCCGCTCGACGGTCATCGGCCGCATCTCCGGCAACCTGATCTCGGACTACAACCAGACCGCGATCCACTTCTACCCGTTGGAGCGTCGCAAGCTCTACCGCGCCCGCAAGGCGGCCGTCAGGGCGGTCGCCGGGGGAATGGATTCCGCCCAAATTGCCTCGATCGTGAACGAAGACCTCGGCGCGGAGAACACCGAGCTTCACACCACGGCCTCGGAAATCGCGGAGCTGATGGCGGCGTCGTCGCCGGTATCGGCGGACAGTGCTCCAATCCAAGATCCCGAGGCAATTGGGCTGCTCGACCGTTACGCAGCGCCGGAGGAAGGGCGACCGGATGTGTTGGTTGAGGAAAAGGGCGCGATGTCGTCGTTGGCGAGGGCATTTGCTCAATTGACCCCGTACGAACAGAAATTCATGAGGCTGCGGGGCGTACGCCTGTAAGGGCGTTCGCTATAGGGAAGGGTAAGGGAAGATTCGTCTCCCCACCGAAAGGAAATGTAGATGCCGACCGACTTCTTCGACGATGAGAACCAGACCGAGGTCCCGAGTACGGAGTTCGAAGAGGACGGCGGCATCGACCTGGGAGGAGCGGGCTTCGAGGCGGAAGCAGTTGCCGAGGATTTCGTCGCCAACATGACGAGGGAGTCGACCGACATCGCCAACATGAGCGAAGCGGAGCGCCGCCTGGACATCGCCAGCTACTACCGTCAGCTCTTGCGCGGTTCGATCTTCGAAAGTAACGAGCCAGGCGCGCGCCAGGTCAACTCCGAGTTGGCGGCCTTCGCTGAGGGAAGGCTCCAGATTCTCCTGGGCATACGTGCCGACCACCAGCCCATCGCGATAGTGAAGCCGCAATTCAGCGACGAGGAAGCAGCGTCGTTGCGCAAGTTCGCCGCCATGTCGGAAGCAGAGCTGAGGGTTCTCCGGGCCCTGCTCGCGACCGCGGCCCGCTCCAAGAGCGTCGTGGGCGCGCCGGCGGTCAAGGATCAGCCGGCCCCAGCGAAGGCCGGTCTCGTTCAGCAGGCAGTGAAGCCTGTCCCGACCATCAGGAGAGTCGCGGCTCCGATCAGCGCTCCGGCACCTGCCCCCCGCACCGCCAGACCTGCAGCGCAGCCGCAGCCGCAGCCGCAGCCGGCGTCGCGACCTCGTCCTCCCGCCCAGCAGCCCCAGCCGGCCGAAGCGCCATCCGCGGGCCCGCCCAAGCCACTCCGTATGCCCAGAGGGAAGGCAATGGAGGGCGTGATGATGCACACGGCGATCTCTCAGGCGACCTCGGGCGAGCGCATCGACGAGGCCTATCGCAGCGGACGTTCCGGCGACACCAAAGTTCAACGCTAGCAACGTTCCGCGTAGCGGCGCGACAAGACCAAACAACAAGGAGATTCAAGTATGGGTTCAGGTATCGGCAAACGGGCAAACGACAACGCTCTCTCGGCTCTGCAACGGATCGCTCGGGCGGAGGGCCAGATCGCTCTCTTGAACGAGGACCGAATGAAGTTCATCGAGGCTATCAACGGCGTCATCGCACAGCAGAGAGAGAAGCTGTCGACCATCGAAGGCGTCGTCAACGCGATCGTCGACGTCCTGGACAAGACGACGTCCAACTTGGTCGCGAGCAAAACCCTCACGATCAGCCCCGGGACCGTCCTGGAGACCTTGAAGACACATCTGGCGATCCGTAAGGCGGCCCAGGTCGAGCGCGACAAGGCGGCAATCGCAACCTTGACCGAGAACGGATCGCTGGTGGCGTCCGAGGAGATCGCCGAGGACTCGCTGATCGTCGGCGAAGAGCTGAACGACAAGGACGGCGGCCCGGGATGGGTCCAGATGGAGTTCGGCAACGTCCTGGAGGAGTTCCAAGCGCTCCTGATTGGGAAGCACGTCGGCGACGAGGTCCTGCTCGGGGCGCACACGCTCGTCGTGAAGGAGATCTACAAGATCGTCCCGACCGTGGACGTGCCGTCAGCGAGCGAAGCTCCGCCGGTGCCGACCGAAGAGGCCCCGGGGACCGGCTACGTCGCCCAGACGTTCGCCGAGGCGCAGATCCCCGCCGACAACGCCACCGCCGAGGTGGCTTAGTCCATGTCGAACGCCCCCCAATGTCCCAATTGCAACGGGGACATGAAGCCCCGCTCGAAGTCGCCCGGCGGCAAGACCCGCTGGGAGTGCAGGACCTGGGAAGGAGGAGTCGAGCGCTACTGCTACTCGACCACCACCCCGGGTGCTCCTGCCAAGGCTTCGAACGGGCGCTCCAGGGGGGCGAAGAAGAGCCCGGTGTTCAAGCGCAAGCTCAAGGACACCCAGGTCTACGTAATCACTGCGGCCCAGAACTCAACGCCTGTCCACCCGGTGTTCTGGGGCGGACTCCGACAGATCGTGAAGCACCGCAACGCCGAGTTGATGGTGGTGCCGATCCGCTACAAGAACCCGACCAGTCGCTGGACGAACTCCCAGGCGAACGCTGAGATCTGGGTCGAAGAAGTCCGGCCGTTCCTCTGGAACCAGCGCAAAGTCCTGAACCAGAACCTGGTGCTGTTGGGCGACGTCAAGACGCAGCCCACCGCGGTGAGCCCCCTTTCGGGCTTCGATCCTATTTCTGGGGCGTCGAGCGCAATCCTAGGTCACACGAAGCTGGAGCTGAACTCGGTCGCGACGCCGTCCAATCGGATGGCGAAGATCATGACGACCACTGGCGCCTGCACGGTTCCAAACTACACGGACAGCAAGGCGGGACGCCTAGGTAAGTTCCATCACGCGCTCGCGGCCGTGATCGTCGAGGTTGTGGGGAAGACGTTTTTTCTTCGCCATCTCAACTTCGACACGAAGACGGAGAGCTTCACGGATATCGGCACCCGTTATTACGAGGACCGCCATGAGCCGGCTCCGCGCGCCCTCGCGCTCATCATGGGGGACACCCACACCGACTTCATTTCGAAGGAGGTGGAGGCGGCCACCTTTGGGACCGACGGCATCGTCGAGGTCATCAAGCCCCAGCACCTGATCTGGCACGATCTACTCGACGGCTACGCTGTGAACCCGCATCACAAGGGCAATCCTTTCAACAGTATCGCCAAGATCCAGGGCGGCCGTTCTGACATCAAGGCGGAGGTCGAGCGTGCCTGCCACTTCGTCAAGGATCACACGCCGGCCGACACACTCTCGGTGATCGTGCCCAGCAACCACGATGACTTCCTTCGACGCTGGATCGTCACGGCCGACTGGAAGACGGAGCCCGGCAACGCTGAATTCTACCTGGCGACCGCGCTGGAGATGGTCCGGCGGACTCGGTTTGTTGAGGGCTTCGGGACCTGGTACCCGAGCCCGTTCCCGATGATCTTTCGGCGGACCGTCGAATGCAGCAACGTCGAGCTTCTAGAATCGGACCCGGAGCGCCCGGAGAAGAGCTTCACTCTAGCCGGCATCGAGTTGAGCATGCACGGCGACCGCGGCCCGAACGGAGCACGCGGCAGCATCCAGAACCACAAGCGCCTCGGCGTCCGCTCCGTCATCGGGCACTCGCACAGCCCCGGCATCAAAGAGGGCGCCTACCAGTGCGGCACCAGCACGAACCTGCGGCTGGAGTACACCGGTGGCCCAAGCAGTTGGCTGAACTGCCACTGCGTCATCAACGCGGACGGCAAGCGCCAGCTCCTCATCATCGTTGGGGACAATTGGCGGGGCGACATTTAGGTGACCGCGCTCGACGAGATCTGTTTCCTTGAGCAGCAGATCCACGACCTGGTCCGTTCGTCTCAGGAGTACGAGGGCCGCGCGGTCCGGGCACGGATAGACATCAAGAAGCTTCAAGCGACCCTGGAGAAAGCAGCGATAGATCGGCAATTCCACGAGAACAACGTCCTCCACGTCAAACGGACCGACATGGAACTCCCGGTGAACCTCATGGATTTCGCCAAGTCCAAAAAGAACCTCCAGAAGGCCCAAATCAGCTACGAGAACGCGAAGGTTGGCATCCTGCATGCGGAAGGGGTCATTTCGAGGTGCCAAGAGGATGTGGACGGCAACGCGAGGCGCATCGCCTCAATCAGGGCACGCCTGGCCGAGTACGGACAGGTCCTCGAATTCCCAGAGCTTCTAAAGGAGTCAGCAAATGGAAACGAATGAAAAGAACGCGGCTGAGCTGGCGACGCCTCGCGTGAAGGCTGAGGACCCACGCGAGCGCGTCCTCCGGGACTACGATTTTGTGAACGCCAAGCGAATGAATAACTCGCTGGCGGTCGTTGAGGAGAAGTATGCGGAAGGGGCTCCGGACCACGTCATTGCGACGTTGCTGGCGATCACCGTAGAAGAGGTCGAGCAGGAGAACAAAGCGATCACGGAGAAGCTGCGTCGTTTGATGAAGGTGTAGGGAGCGTTCGCTATAGACCGAGTAGATGTCCCGTCGCTTCGCCAATTTCGTTTCTTGCCACGTCCATCCGAACAGCCTCGACAGCGGATCGACCCCGGAGTCGTTCGCCGAGCGAGAGGCTGAGCTGGAGACCGGTGCCCTTACCTGCACCGATCACGGCACCCTCCAGGCCGCGCGCAAGATTTACGACCTCGGCAAGGAGAAGGGGCTGACGCCGATCGTTGGCATCGAGGCGTACTTCCGGGATGACGAGTGCAGCATCCTCACTGCCAACGGCTACCAGAAGAACGAGCGCGGCGGGTTCATCAGCGCTCCCAAATACTCGCACATTACTTTGCACGCAATGGACTACACCGCGTACCGGTGCATGGTCCGGCTGATCTCGCGCGCCGACACCCGCCTCGAAGACGACAAGCTTCGGATGGAGCCCGCCCACCGGAAGATGGGGAGCGAGCGGAAGGCTTTGTTTCGTTGGTCCGACCTGGAGGAGCTGGGCACGTACAACGTGACGGCGACCTCGGGCTGCATGACGGGGATCTGCAAGCGCCACATCTTCGACAACGACGACCCGAAGACGGCGATCCAATACTTCGAGCGCCTCAAGGCCACGTTCAAGCCCGGCAATTTCTACGTCGAGCTGAATCCCCACGATACCAGCCACGACTGGATCCAAGGCGTGTTCATCACGATGATCGACGGGACCGAGCACAAGCTCTACGACGGCAAGATCGTGATGACGGACGCCGGGGAGATCCGGGCCGGGCAGTTGGCGAAGGAGTGGACATTCGGGAAGCACAACGTCCTCAAGTCCATCAAGGACCGCAGCAAATGGCGGGAGATGGCCGAGGCAAAGATCGTTAAGGTGGAGCAACGCGAGGGGTTCGAGCGCAACGAGTGCCGACCCTGGGCACAGGACGGCAACTACGAGGCCGCCTTGAACCGCTTCATGTTCATTCTGGCGAAGAAGCACAGGGTCCCAATCACCCTCGGGGACGACTCGCACTACTCGACCCCGGATGCGGCCATCGTCCAGGACGTTCGCCTGGCCCAGAACGGGCCCTGGCGCTTCTATACCGGCGGCCCGCACAACACCTACCACCGGATGACGAGCGACGAGGCCTGGACCCACTTCCAATCCATGCCGGGCGTTGGCGAGAAGGAATTCGAGAGCTGGATCGGCAACTCCCACGACCTCGCGAGCCGCTTCAAGGACTTCAAGTTCGAGTCGGCGCCGTCGTTGCCGACCAAGTTCTACGAGACGGAGTACCAAAAGCGGCCTTGGTACGTGGCAGGGAAGGCCGACAACAGCGTCCGCTACACCATGGAGCTGATCCGTAAGCAGGGCCGGATGCGCTGGGACGACGCGAAGTACGTCAGACGTCTCAGGGAAGAGATCGACCTGCTGCACGGTAACGGGACGATTGACTTGTTGCCGTATTTTATGATCGACGAGGACGTTTGCTCCACTTACGAGCTGGCGGAGGAATTGACGGGCCCGGGCCGAGGTTCGGCGGCCGGCGCCCTGATCTCGTTCCTCCTCGGGATCACTCACGTAGATCCGTTACGTTTCGACCTCTCCCTCGATCGGTTCTTGACGAAGGACCGGATTGCGAGCGGCAAATTGCCGGACATAGACCAGGATCTCTCAAGCCGCGACCTTCTAACTGGCGGTGTCAGTTACGTCGAGATCGAGCTGGACAACGGTACGAAGAGGATCGTCCGGGCCTCGGCCCAGGTCACCACGGACGAAGGCGATGTCACCGTCCAGGAAGCGTTCGACCGAGGACTCGACATTCGGAGTTGGGCATGAAGATCACGTCGTTGAAGGTCGTCTCGGACGCAGATAGCGGATGGCTCCATCGCAGGTTCGGGGACCATGTCGCTCAGATCTCGGTCGAGACCAAGATGAAGATGAGGCTCGCAGTCCGCGACGTCTCCAGGCAGCAGCGCGGGTTCGTCACCTCCGAGATCGAGACGCTGGCCAAGAAGTTTCCGCAGCCCCCACAGGGAGTGGAGGATCTAGACTTCGTCCTTGGATACGACAACGACGAAGGGCACCAGCAGGGCGCCATCGAGGTCGATGAGGCGATCCAGGAGTACGTTCGCCTCTACCCCAAGGACTGGGAGATCGTGCAGCAGTGCCTCGGGCTGGCGCGCCAGCGCTCCCGTCACGCCTGCGCCTACGTCATAGGAAACGAGCCAATCGAGCAGATGATCCCGCTCACCACCGTGGGCGGGGTGCGAGTCACGGCTTACAACGCCCCGGCCGTCGAGGCTGTTGGCGGGCTCAAGATGGACTTCCTCGTCGTCAACTCGCTGATGGACATCGGCGACTGCATCAAGCTGGTCCAGAAGCGCCATCGGGAGGTCGAGTACAAGGAGGCCGCGCTCAGCGGGCTTCGCGTGCCCCGGTTCCGCCAAATCCCCATCCCCGGCGGCGGCCTGGCGGACATCTGGAACCTGCCGGACGACCAAAACGTGTTCACCGACGTGTCCCAGGGCCGCACGGAGACTGTTTTTCAATTTAATACGGAATCAGCCCGCAAGTGGTTGAAGCACTTCAACTACAGGAAGGCCAACGGCAACTACGCGATCGACTCGATCGCGACGATGGCCTACTTCACGGCCCTCGATCGCCCTGGCCCCCTCGACGCGTACGTGTCCAACCCCGAAGAGGAGGACACCAAGCACAACATGCTCGTCGAGTACGCGCGCCGCGTCCGCGGCGCCCCGAAGAGCCCCGACATCCTGCCGATCTTCGACGAGCTGCTGCCGCACATGAACGGGATCATGATCACGCAGGAAGCCCTTCAATACATGTACCAGCGCCTCACGGGGTGTTCTGGTCCGGAGGCCGAGGACTTCCGCTCGAACATAGCGAAAAAGAAGATGGCCAAGGTCGAGAAGGCCTACCTGCCGTTCATCGAGTCCGCAACCAAGACGATCGGCAAAGAGAACGCCGAGGCCGTGTGGAAGAACTTCATCACCTTCGGCCAGTACGGATTCAATCAATCTATTGATGGAGACACAATCATCTCCACATGCGATGGAACGATGAGGCGACTCCGGGACTACAACGCGGGCGACAGCGTGAACGCGGTGGACGATCGCGGCAACGCGATCAGCACGGCAGTAATGGCCCTTCACGATCACGGAATGCTGGAGGGGTTCGAGGCGACGTTCGACGATGGATATTCATTGATCATTTCGTCCGATCACAAATTTCTCACCGCCCAGGGACAAAAGCCGCTGTACGAGATCGTCGCGCGGGGGATGGAGGTTCTGTCTAGTGGCCGCCAAGCTTATGGATGGATGGACGGCACGTTGCGGGGAGGGGTTCCTAACGAGACGGTCATTGCAGTCTCACCTGAATCAATGCACGGACTGCATGAACCACCGGGGTATGGGCCGCAAGCCCGACCCTCGCGGATACCTGGTGAGGTGCGGGACGAAGGTCAAGAAAGCGACGGACGTAAAAACCCATCAGAGCATTTGCGAACGGTGCTGGGAGATGTTGTGGCGCCGGCCAAACAACGCTGGCTGGGCAGCTCGCTGCGGGCAGATCTGTCCTGGAAAGAGGGATCGTGCGGAACATCACCGGACGTGCTCAGTGTGCGCGGCGGTGAAGAAAGAAAACATCAAAGTCAGGCAGGCGAAGTTGGCGGCAAGCCCAGGGTTCCGAGAAATGTGTTCGGAAACGGCCAAGAAAACTTCCATGCGGAGGGACATTCAGCTTCAGCGCGCGGGGAGGCTGAAGGCTTGGAGAGACGGCAATCCGGAGAAGTTTCAAGAGATAGTCAAAAAACTGACCCACTCCCCAAAGAACTCGAAGGCGGAGGCATGGCTTCGACAGGAGGGGATCCTAATGTGGCCAGATGCTCAAATTGTTTGTGGGACGGAGCGGAAGCAGGTGGATTTTGTAAGCCCGGATCACAAAGTGTGGGTGGAGATGGACGGAGGATTCCACTTCTTCCCTCTGACGAAGGGGAGGAAGGCGACGCCTGCAGAACACCTGGAGTACGTCCAGGGGCGGGACGCGATGCTCAAAATGGAAGCGTTGCGCCGGTCAGATGTGACATTGATCCGAATATCTTGCGAGTGTTTCAGGGGAAACTCGAAGAGAAAACTGAAAGACGAGTGGCTCGGGACACTTACGCAAATGCTCCACTTTCCTCAACCGGGGATTTGGTGCTTAGGCGAATTGTACAAGTCCGTTCTGTGGGCCCAAGACGGATGTACGATCTTGAGGTCTCCCATCCCAAGCACAATTTTGTTCTCCCGAACGGAGTGGTCACCTCCAATAGCCACGCCGTCTGCTACTCCGTCATCGGCTACGCCTGCGCCTACCTGAAGCACCACTACCCGCTGGAATGGTGGACCTCGGTTCTCTCCAACGCCTCGAAGAACGAGGTCTCCGACAAGTTTTGGAAGCATTGCGGGCAGCTCATACGCCTCCCCGACGTCACGAAGTCCGGGGCGAAGTTCACCATCTCCGGGGAGCACATCCAGGCCCCGCTCAACATCATCAAGGGCGTCGGCGACGGCGCCGACAAGCAGCTCTCGAAGTACGCTCCCTACACCGACATTCTCGACTTCTGTCGCAAGATCGAGAAGCACCGCATGGACGGCGGCGGCTACGTCATGAAGACGGTGAAGTACAAGGACAAGGACAACAAGGTCCTCAATCCCGAGACCGGCCGAATGGTAGCGACCGATGCCATCAAGGAGGAGCGAACGTTCAAACGGGGCCCCAACACTCTCAATGCGGGCGTCATCAAGGTGTTGATTGCCTCGGGCGCCATGGACGGCCTCTTCTCCGAGAATGTCCTCCTCGAAGAGCAGATGACGGAATACGAAAAGGCGATGGCTGCCGCGGAAACCGAGACCAACATAGCAACGGCGCCCGCCGGAAAGACCGTCCGCCCCATTAAGCCCAAGAAGGTGGATCCGAGCGAATTCAACCTGAATGCTTTACAGCGGTACCAGTCCCGCAAGGCAGTGTTGCCGATTTACGGAGCCGACCTCATTCCCATGGTGGTCCGCTCGGGCAAAGCCAACGGCCTCAAACAGTACCCTGGGCGTGCACTTATGGAGTGGATCTCCCCGTTCAACGGGAAGGAGAGCATCGTCGAGCTGATTGGCGCAGACGCCCTGTCACACGACGAGGATTTCATCGTCAAGGACAAGAAATCGGTCAACGTGGCGGTCGCCGCGTACATCGAAGAGGTGGAGATCCGTAAGTACGGGCCGCTGCTAAAAGAAATGGTTAAGGTCAAGCTCGACGTCGAGGGCGCTCGGTTCGAGTTCGTCAAGTTCTCCGGTAAAACTGGGGTAGTCGCGGACTGTTTCAGGCAGCCGTTGCAGGGCGCGGTCGCCGTTGTGATCCTCAACAAATGGACCAACGATCGGCCGTTTGGGCCCGAGGACGTGCTCGTTGTGGAGCCACCAATCAACGTGAAGACACCTGACCCGGACCCGGCGCCTGCGGACGTCGAGCAAGCTTTGGACAACCGGCAACCATCGGATGAGGTCGATTGGACCGGGCGTTCGCTATAGAGAGAAACACATTCAAAGGACCCCCCCATGAAACGACCCCTCAAGACGATCCTCGCCGACATCGCTGACAACGCCGAGACCATGGCGCGAGATCTAGATGCCCTTCCCCCGAGCGTCCGTCCGGGTCACCAGGGTGCCATCCGCCGTGCGCAGGAGGCGGCCCCAGCGCTGCTACAGGAGTACCGAGAGGCGGTCCTGGCCAACTCTCTGGCCTTCTTCGTGTCGGGAGGAGCGGATGGAGCGCCCATGCAGTTCGCGGAGATCGCTTACGACGAGGGCGCCTTGCCAGCCGACTTCGGAGCGATGTACGCCGCCCTGGCGGACCAGCTCGGACCCCTCATGGGCAAATCTGTGGATTTCGGGATGGACCAGGTCGTTCGTTTGGATTTCCTTCTCCGGGGCATCGCCACCACGTCTGGATTCGGACGCGCCGTCGATCTGCCGCGAACCGCGGCGACCTACGCGGTCAAGGGCAAGCGGGCGCTCACCGACCACATCCGGAAGCTCGCCGAGACGACGACCGACGGGGCAAAACTGAACCTCCTCGTCACGACCAAGAAGCTGATCGAGGCGGCGGTGTCGCATCGGTTCGCGCGCAAGACATTCAAGGTCGTGGTCATCAACGCCAGCGCCGCCGACCGGAAGCTCTTGGAGGCCCTGTTCACTCGGAGCGTGACGGTCGACCTGACTGACGTAGAGACGATCGATGTGGGTTTCGTTGTTGGCGCTTTCAAACGGGCCCACAACGAAACGCCTCCGGCGCCCCCCGAGTGTGCCGCCGCCAGCTCCCAACGCAACAACGTAGGGGCGTTCGCTATAGGTAGTGTGAACCAACAACGCAACGAGCCAAGTAACGGAGAAATGAATGAGCAACGTTTTCGGTACCCCCAAGTTCGGCAATTCAGGCGGTGACTACAAGAAGACCCGCACTGTCGGAGCCGGAGACACGTACTTCCGCGCTCTTCCCCCGATGTTTTCGCTGCGCGATGTCGGCGAGTGGCGGAAGTATTTTGCCACGCACTGGGGCTACGAGGGCGTGAGCGATCGCGACCCTTCGAAGACGTTCCAGAAGCCCTTCCGCTGCATCCTCGACAAGGATCGGCGCACGGGTCTCGTTCGCCAGGAATGCCCGGCGTGCAATAAGCGCGCTCAGGTCGAGAAGGAGCTGGCAGACCAGGAGAAGGCGATCCGCGCTCAGATGGTCGGCAAGGACGAGGCGGTGATCGTGGCGCGCCTGACCAAGGAGCTGGCGCCGATTGTCCAGTGGCTGGAAGACCACCGGCTCGACGGCAAGTGGTACGTGAACGCGAAGTTCAAGGACGGGACCTTCGGCAGCATCAAGCTGAATCACAAGTTCCACATGTCCCGCATCCTGGAGATCATCAACGGCAAGGCCGCGACCGCGACAACTCCGGCCGTGCCGGGGCTGATGGAGGCCGAAGGGATCAACCCACTCGATCCGGCCCAGGGCGTGTGGTTCGTGGTCCATCGTACCGGCGCCAAGCGCTCGGTGGTCGACACGACGGACATCGAGATGGAGAACGTGGTCGGCGTGGTGAACGGTCAGAACCGCAACCTCAAGCAGATCGTCCCGGCCCCGCTCACCGACGAAGAGTGTGAGAAGGCGGGGAAGGACTGTGAAGACCTCGCGACCCTGGGCGGCGCCGCTCTCACGTTCGAGCAGATCGACTCGCTCGTGAACGGCAGCGGAGACCCGGAAGAGATCGACCAGGCGATGTCGACCGCCGAGACGGAGGCGGCGCAAGCCGCTGCGGCTCGCCAGGCAGCTGCCACCGCGCAGCTCGAAGCCGACAAGGCCACCGCGGCTGCCAGGGTCGCACATCTGGAAGCGGAGGCGAAGAAGGCCCCCGTAGCTCCGGCGGCCGGCACCGCGCTGAACGATGCCGTCAAGGAGCGTCTCGCCGAGATCGCCGCCCGCGAGGCAGCGAAGAAGGCCAAGGAAGAAGAGACCGCCCGCAAGGCCGCCGAGGAAGCTGCCGCGGCAGCGAAACCCGCTCCGTCCGTCGACATCGCCACCATGAGCGACGCCGACTTCTTGCGGGACTACGGCCCGGGCGCGGGGATGGCGTAAATGATCGAGTCCACGGACTTGGTCGTCCCCCTGGGGGACGGATCCGCCGAGCTGCGGATCTCCCTCGGGGACATCATGACCGCCGAGATCCGGCAGGACGAGGTCGCGTGCGTGACCCCGGGCAAGGCGCCCGAGCTGCTCTCCACCTACAACCGGGCGTGGCGTGAGACGCACCAGTGGGTGTCCCGCCTGGAGGCCGAGAAGAACCGGGCAGAGAAGGCCCAGAGGGCGAGAAAGGGCGTCCTCCTTCTGGAGGTCATCCCGGAGAAGTTGAAAGCGCTGGACATGAAGTCGAGCGCCGACATCCGCGAGGCTGTCATCGACACGGACATCGAGTACGGCCTGCTGACGGACCGGGTCGACCAGATCAAGGCCGCCATCATGTTCCTGAAAGGGAAGCTGGAGTCGTTCGAGAACGCCTTTACTTCCGTCAAGAAGATCATGGGGGAGAGCACGTACTCGTTCAGTGGCCCCAGTCTTCCCGCTGGGACCGGCACTGGCCGAGTCGGCGGTGGCGGGGGATCCGCCCACCAGGGCGGTGGAGGCCCAATCGCCGGCACCGGCGGCGCGAGCCGCGGTGGCGTATTCGGCAAACCGAAGTTCTAAATCACTCAGCGACTTGAAGGAGATTCACGTATGGCGAAGAAATGGCTGACGGCGTTGCAGAAGATGGAGGGGGCGGTTTTGGGGGACTACAACCCAAACGATCACGTGTTGCGGAGCCCGTCTCCGTCGTTCAACTTCATGTTCGGCAACGGACACGGGCTGCCGCAGGGGTTCACGATGGTCCTGGGCGGCGTTCCCAAGGGCGGGAAGAGCGTCATTTGCAACGCCATGATCGGCCAGCTGCACAAGGACGATCCGGACGGCTTCGTCATCAAGTTCGACACGGAGTACCGCGAGTCCGGTCAGCTCACCAGCGAGCAGGCCGGGTTGTGGGGCATCGATCGCGAGCGATACCTTTGCTACCAGACCAACTCCGCGGCCGTGGTGTTCGATCGCATCGAGAAGGAGATCGCGGCGCTGTGTCAGGAGGGGATGCCGCTCAAGATGATCATCATCGACTCCATCAATGCCATGCAGGGCATTCGCGGGCAGAACTCGGACGGTCTCGAAGCGCAGGTTAATCAGTTCGGTGACCTCGCCCGCGCCCTCCCGGAGGCGTTCAAGCGGATCGTGCCGATGCAGCGGAAGTACCGGATCGGCCTGATCCTCACCTGCCATGTGCGGGCGGAGATGGACGCTCAGGAGCAGCGTCGCACCGGGTCCAAGACGCGGCTCGCGCTGCCCTTCGGCGCCGCCCACTTCGCGGAGAGCTTCATTTCCGTCGAGCCGAACCGCAACAAAGACGCCAAGACGGACCTCTCCGGCAACGAATTCCGCAACGAGTCCTTGGGCGACATCGCCGACAACTCGGAGCAGACCGGGCACAAGATCCGCGCCAAGATGGTGAACGCTTCGATGGGCCCCAAGGGCCGCGTTGCCGAGTTCACCCTCGACTACCACAAGGGGATCATCAATACCCACGAGGAGGTCTTCCTCCTCGGCAAGAACCGCGGCGTCATCACGATGCCGAATCAGCTCTCCTACGAGTTCGGTGGCCAGAAGTGGGTCGGCAAGCAGGCGATGCTGGACGCGCTGGCGAAGGATCGGGTGCTATACGATGCCGTTCTCGCCGAGGTCTACCGGCGCGATACGAACCACAACGAAGCCGAAGAAGTCCCGGCGGCCTAAGAGCACCGCATGGACTGCGATCCGGGACGCCTGGAGGCCTTCATTGAGGCCTCCGGGCTCTCTTTCCGTCAAAACAGTGTGTCGTGGATATTTGCGTGCCCACGCTGTAGCAAGAAAGACAAGCTGTATGTGCGACGCTCGGACGGCAGGTTCGTTTGTTGGAGCTGCCGCACCGAGACCGGCTTCCAGGGCAAGGCCGAGTATGCCCTCACCGAGCTGACGGGCCTCCCGATGAAGGAGGTTCGTCGTGTCCTGTACGGACAGAGGGACGTCGAAGGCGCTTCGGAGTTCAGGACCCTTGATGTTGGCGACTTCTTCGGCAGCGGGGACGATCTGGATGTCGACGCCGTCGAGATCCCGACGATGTACTGGCCGTACGACGACTACTTCCCGATCGACGATCCGCGTGCCGCCAGGGGCCGCGCATACCTGGAGGGCCGCGGCGTACCCCTGGAGATTGCCAGTCAGTACGGGATCAGGTATTCGGCCAAGAAACGCAAGGTTGTGTTCCCGGTCGAGATCGGCGGCAGATTGGTCGGCTGGCAGGAGCGCACGATTCTCCCGACCAAGCGCTGGGACGAGGCGAAGCAGGACGTCGTTGTCACCGCCAAGATGCTCTCCTCGAAGGGGATCCCCACCTCCCAGACTGTCATGTTCCTGGACCGGTTGGTCGGCAAGGACTACGTCGTCGTGTGCGAGGGCCCCTTGGACGCCATCAAGTTGCACCGTGCTGGGGGCAACGTCTGCACGATGGGTAAGGAAGTCACTGATGGGCAGCGGGCTACGATGCGCGATGCGAACCGGCTCTCACGGAGCGACCTGGGCCTGATCTTCAACTCTGGCATCAAACGGATATACCTAGCCCTGGACCCGGACGCGGCAACCGAGACGACTCGGCTGATCAGCGACTTCAGCGACCTGGAGACGTACCTGATCTCGGTTCCGAAGCCGCACAAGGACTTCGGGGACATGTCAGTCGACGCAGCCTACGACGCTTTCCTCGCCGCCAAGAGAGTTACCCCCAGCAACTGGATCGGCCACTTCGGGTGATTCCGGCGCCGGGCACTGGGAGCAGCCCTCTTCTCGGTGGCGCTCCAGCCGCTTCTCGGCCTCGCGGCGCGCGTCGGGATGGATGCGATCGTTCTCCACCACGGCCGTCAAGGTCTCGACCATCTTGTCGTGCCCCATGGCCGAGAGCAGGTCCGAAAGCTCCTGTCCGATGCCGGCCGCCCGATGGGCGACGCCCTCGGCGATTGCGCGCTTGGCGTCCTCGTCCAAGTCCTCCCCACAGCTCTCTTCTTTTTCGCGCTCGGGAGCCGTGATCCAGTGGGTGGGGTCCGTCTGGTAGCGGCCCTCGTTGTCATGATGGTGACGGAAGTCCGAGCGCTCGCGGGTGTAGCCGTACAAGGCGATGCTGGCGTCGTCAGGCTTGGGCAGCTCGTTGCGGCCCTTGTTGATGAGGATGGTGCGAAACTCATTGAAGCGCTGGATGAGGTAGGTGTGGAGAAGCTTGTCGTTCGCGGTCTGCGTCAGGTCCGCGCGCTCGTAGAGCCCGATGAAGTTGCAGGTCCAGATGGCCGCATGGCTCTTGAGGTCGTCGATGTCCAGCATGTGGTCCTGGCAGCGCCACTGGTCGCGGGAGAAGAACTCTTTGCTGGCCTGGGTGATGAGCCACTGGTAGCTGGCGAGCTTTTCGTCCGAGGGGTTGGGTACGCGGCGGAACTCCGTGTGGCGGAAGGCGGCCAGATCAGAGTCCTCGCCGTTGCTCAGCTTGCGGTCCAGGACGGGGCCACGGTTGACCGGGCTCGACGCCTCGAATCCGAGGGCGACCTGCAACTCGGCGAATGCGGCCAGGGCCGTGGAGAGATTCCGGTGCGTCAGACGTTTGACGTCGACGGCGTATGGACCCGTCTCGCCCTCGACTGCAAGGGTCACGCGGCGTTCCATTCCTTCCGCATCCGTGACGACCATGGAAACGCCGTTACGTTCCAGGACTTTGACGCCAGAACTCTGGCACCAGCTCGCCAGGATGTTCATCGCTCGCGAAATGATCTGGGGGCTCATGCGGGTGATAGCCATGTGATTCTGCTCCGTTAGGTGTTTGGGGCGGGGAGACGGACTTTACTCTCGTCCTTAAAGAGTAACGCTGCTTACAGTTCCGAAGATACTGGACCGGGGATAACCTGACAAGATCTTTTCGTCACAACGTTACGTTTTCCGCCACGACGTGACATTTCGTGGTTACCATCCGGTCCTGAATTTTTGATCACCATCCTGATCCGCCTATAGCGAACGCCTCGAACCCCGTTCGCTATAGGACCTGTATGGAAGAAGCTCCGACCTCTCCTGACGACCCGAAGGCCCGCGTCATCTTCCTGTTCGGCTCCCTCGACGACGAGAAGGCAGCCGGAGTGGCGGTCGGGCTGCGGCAGCTTCAAGAGCAAGGCCCGGAGCCGATCCAGATCGTTCTTTGCTCAACCGGCGGCGGTGAAACGGCCGGCTGGGCCATATACGACGCGATCCGGTTGTGCCCGAACCACGTCAACATAGACGCAATCGGCTCGGTGTGGAGCATGGCCGTGGCCGTCCTTCAGGCCGGGGACACGCGGCGGATGTCACCAGAGTGTAGGTCGATGATCCACGCCGGCAGCGCGGCGTTGAGCGATTCAGTCGACCAGAAGACCTTCATCGCACTCGGCCGCGAGGCAAAGAAGACGAACCGCCGCTACCAGCAGGTGCTGGCCAGGCATACAAGCCTCTCCACCAAGCGGATGCGCGAGTTCTGCGACACCGAATCCTTTTTCTCCGCCAAGGAAGCCCTGAGGCTGGGCTTCATAGATTCGATCACCACCTACCCCGCCAAGTTTCCAGGAGCAGCTCAATGACCCCCACGTCCAGCAAGATCGCCAAAGTCGCCATCGTCGTCGCTCTCGTCGTCGGGGGTTACGCCCTTGGCCGCTACGCACAGCCGGCCAAGGTCGTCGTCACCGAGCGTGTCGTGACCGTCGAGAAGCAGGTCGTTGTCACCCAGGTCGTTACCAAGACCCAGATCCAGGTCGTCAAGGTGCGTGACACGCAGAAGGACGTCCACAAGGTCGAGGTCACGGAGAAGAAGGCCGACGGCACCGTGACGACGACAGTCACCACCGACGACAAATCGAAGTCGCAGACCGATCTCAACAAAGACGTGAACGCCGCCACTCAGACGAATGTCACCGCCAAGACGGTCCTCTCCCAGACCGACGACAAAAAGACGGTCACAACCTTCGGCAGCAAGCCACAGTGGTCGCTCGTCCTGCAGCCCGGCTTCGAGTTCGGTGAAGCGCTCGGGGTCACCAACAGCTCCTACAACCTGCTCTCCAAGGCGCTGCCCATGGCCCCCCACCTGATGGCTAACATCGGCATCGAGCACCGGTTCATTGGCCCGATCTTCCTGGGTGCCTGGGCGAACACCCGCCTTGACGCCGGCCTCAGCATCCGCCTGGAGTGGTAGTGGACAAACACTCTGAGCTGGAGCTGAAGTTCGCCGCCGACCACGTGGATCCGGTCAAGTTCAAGGCCTGGGGCATGGCCATGCGGCCGACCCGGTTCAACAGCGCCTGCTACCCCGACGTCTACTACTTCCGCGGCGACAACGTGGTCCGTCACCGGCTCCTGAGTGGCCCCGGCGAGCTGACTGTGAAGAGGCGGAAGAGAGTGGACAGCATCACCGACCGCCAGGAGATCGACCTCACCTTCGCTCCCTTGGTCACCGCGGCCGACATCGCCGCGTTCTTGCTGGCCGCGGGATGGGAGGTCGCGTTCACTCTCCAGAAGCACTTCTCGTACCCGTTCTGGTTCAAGCACGTCGACGCTCACGTCGTGGTGTCGCTGTACGAGGTCGAGCGCACTGACACGAGGGAAACGCGACGGTTTCTGGAGATCGAGGTCGACAAGGACTCCGAGGTGTCCGACATCGCCGCCCGCAATCTCCTGAATCTGTGGGCCAGTACCGCAGCCGACGAGTTTGACCTGGGCGTTCCCGTGGATCTCTCGCTCTACGAGCTGTACAGCGGTCGGCGCTACCTCGGCGTGTAGGTCGTGGAGATTCGGCTCACCCAGGGGCAAGCCGCGGTCGTTGACGACGACGACGCCGACCTGGCGACGTCGAGGTGGTACGCATGGAAGGTCAAGTACGGCAAGACGTTCTACGCCGTCCGCAACGTGCGAAAGCCAGACGGCAAGCGGACGACAGAGCGCCTCCACCAGGTCATTGCCGGTCGCATGTGCATTGCGGGAGTCCCTGACCACATAGACCGAAATGGCCTGAACAATCGTCGAGACAACCTGCGCCCTGCCAACGATTCTCAGAACCAAGCAAACCAGTCGCTCCAGACCAACAATACCAGCGGCTTCAAGGGAGTTTGCTGGGGCACGCGCGACGGCAAGTGGATGGCCTACATCACCGTTAGCCGCAAGAGGCGCTACCTCGGCGTCTTTGGCGACCCGATCGAAGCCGCGAGGGCCTACGACCGCGCGGCCGAGGAGGCGTTCGGCGAGTTCGCATTCCTGAACTTCCCCGACGCACAGCAGCGTTCGCTATAGGCGACCATGGACAAAGATACGGTAAAAGAAATCGTCACCTTCGAGTTGGAGTCGAGCTGCCCGGATTCCGCGGACATCGAACGATGCGCCGAAGGGATCGCCGAGAAGCTCGGCGACGACTTCGCACCGCTCCTCTATCGGGTCCGCACGGTTGTCCTGGACGGCCTCCAGACCTTGGAAGACTGCCTCGTAGAGGCGGAGATCCAGCAACTGGCAAGAGAGATCGCCGAAAAGCTCTGCGCGGGATCTGAGTTCGAAGAGGACGAAGAGGAGTTTCTCCTCGAAATCGAGGACGAAGAGGGAGAGGAATGACAAGATCCGTTCGATCTGTCGAGATCGGGGACCACGTCACACCCCTGAAACGCCACTTCTTGGTCATCGCCGACAACCCCTCGGGTCCATCCCCGATCGACATCAGCGCCCGGCTAGTGACCTTCCTCCAGGAGATGTTGGCCATGCCCAGCCTTCTGGCGGTCGGACCAGTGGCCACGCCACACTACAGCATCAGTCACGACGGGGAACGGTGGACGATCCGGGGCGAGGGCGAATCGGCGCAGTAGGGCCCGTTCGCTATAGACTGATCATGGACAAGTTTTTCAGCGTTACCGGCAACGTCCGGAAGGACCACTTCGGCCGAATCGTCGTCGACACCTGTTCGTCCGATCCCGACCACCTGCGTGAGTCGAGGACGGACCCGGCTCGGAACCGACCGCTCTGCAGGAAGCTGGTCGAGGATGCTTTCGAGGGCTTCCTGGGGAAAACCGGGACGCTGGTCATGACGATCTCGCTCAAAGAGGACAGCGTTGGCGCGATCCCGGGCGCAGAGATCCACACTGCTGTCACGGTCCAAAACAAGTCCTGCTCAACAGGTGGCCTGGAAGAAGCCGTGATTGCGGCACTGGAGCAGCTCGATGGCACGCTCTAAGAAGCCCGTCTCGTTCGCGGAGAATCAGTGGGAGACGCTCTGGAAGCCTCTCGTCACCACCAACGGCCGCATCGATAAGGCCAAGCTGATGACGGAGCTGGCGGACTTCTCGATACTGATGGAGGAGGCCGGCAAGGTCTACAACCACGTCAGCGGCGGCCGGATCACCACCGTCAGAGTCATGTCCGGCGACGTCATCAACGCTGCGACCGAAGCCGACAACGACGCGCTCCGGGAGATCCTCGCCGACGAGAAGACGCGCTGGGACGAAGAGCGCGCAGAGCGAGATTCGGTGGTCGAACTCGAAGATGCAGATGTCGAACAACTCGAAGACGTTTGCTACGTAAGCATCGGATCGCCGACGCTGAGCTTCAAGGGCCACCACGTCCACGTCACGGTCCCCGGCGGCACGTACGTCGCGGCCTGGTCCTCGGAAACAGGCCAGCTCTTTCTCGACGAAGCGCGACCGCTGCCGGCGGACTGGGTAGATACCACGAAAGAAGCCGCCAGGGCCCTGCTGAGCAAGGAGCGATAAGATGTTCACCAAAGAAGAGCACGATCGGCTGCACGACCTGGTTTTTCGCGACGATTATTCGGGCTACAAGCCGACCGTTCTGGAGAGCCCAAACGGCGACGGCAAAATCGACGTCGAGAAGCGTTACGCGCACATTGCAACAAAGTACTTCACGACCGCCCAGCAGCGCATCGATCTGCTGCCCTTCCTGCAGCTCGCCCACGCGGCGGCCTCGGAGATCGCTCGCGCCATTCGGCTGCCGCCCGAGTTCCATCCGCAGCTGGAGGTAAGCGCCCTTCGCGTCCTGGAGTACCCACCTGGAGCCTTCAGCAACGAACATGTGGACGCCGATCTGTTCACGCTGATGCTTTACCGCGATCAAGTCGATCGGTTCTGTTCGAAGGACATGGGCAACCAGACGCTGCGCTACGTCCGCCACTTCAATCTACAGGCCCATATTGGTCAGATGGGCACGGAGATGGGACTCGGGGAGGCAACTCCCCACTGGGTTCTGCCGAGCGATACAATCCAGCACTCCATCGTCTACTTCGCGATCCCCGCCCATGACAGCAAGATGCCGAGTGGGGTGTTCGTTCGCGACTGGCTGAACGAGCGGATGGCTCGGATGCGATCAGACTTCAAGGAGTACGAGTAGATGCTCGCCTGGAAGAAGCTCGCGAAGCGCTACAGTGATCGCGTCCGCGATTTCAGTGCCAACCCGGCCCTTTTGCTCGGGATGATGGTCATGCAATCGGACGGCGACGAGAACAAGATGGCTTATCGCGCTGCCGAGTGCCTCTCGTGGGTGTTCGAGTGGATGCTGCGCCACAACCCGCAGGCGAAAAACTACGTTGAGATCGCGATGATCACCGGCGACGGAGAGCAGTTCTTTGTCACCGTCCAGCGGCCGGGCGGGAAGACGCCGTCCCAGCTCTACACCGCGGCCAAGGCCGAACTGGAGCAACTCCGGAAGGCTGACGGGAGGCGGAAGTGCCTCAAGGACGGCTGCGACACGTGGTACCGGCCGGGCGTGCTCGGCGATGGGGGTCCGCGGCACTGCCCCGCCCACAACGACCTGAATCCATGATCGTCTTCGACCTCATCAGGTCCCCGCGGTTCTTTCCTGGGATCATTATCGCGCTGCAAGCCTGCGCGGCGATTCGCTGGGGCTTCGCCGGCAGCGCCTGGAATATGTTCTATTGGGCCTTCGCCGTTGGTCTCAATACGATCGTTACGTTCGGAAAGCTGGGGCAGTAGGATAGTAGGATGTCGATCTCGACGATGAACAAGCCTGGCCAGGTGGTGCCGGTCAAGCTGTGGACAGAGCTGCACGAGGTTGAGTCCGAGGCCCTGGACCAGCTGGAGAAGGTCGCCAGCCTGCCGTGGGCTTTCCACCACGTCGCCGTCATGCCCGACGTCCACTATGGCAAAGGCGCTACCGTAGGCTCGGTCATCGCCATGAAGAACGCGCTGGCGCCGGCGGCGGTTGGTGTCGACATCGGCTGCGGCATGGGTGCCATCAAGACCTCGTTGAAAGCGTCAGACCTTCCCGACAATCTGGAAGCGATCCGCACATCGATCGAGGCGGCAATCCCCGTCGGCTTCATGTCTCACGAGGAGCCGCCGATCACGGGCTCGTCCGCTGAGGCCATCAAGCGCGCTGGAGCCAAACTGTTCTCGGAATTCAGCGGCCTGACGCCTAAAGTCCAAGACCTTCTCGGGCGTGCGCGTCGCCAAGTCGGGACGCTGGGCGGCGGCAACCACTTCATCGAGATATGCCTGGACGACAGGAAATGTCCGAACTGTGAAAACGGATCTGGGTACACCCGACACCTCGGGATGGACAACGATGAGGTGGTCGAGGACTGCAAGAACCACCAGGAAGATCCGCAGGTCTGGCTGATGCTCCACAGCGGCAGCCGCAACATCGGCAAAGAGCTGGCCGAGTTCCACATCGGCATCGCCAAGAAGCTCCTCCACAATCAGGAGCTGCCCGATCGCGACCTCGCCGTCTTCCTGTCGGGAACATCGGAGATGGAGGCCTACCGCAACGACCTGTTCTGGGCGCAGCGGTACGCGTTCTTAAACCGCAGGGTCATGTTCGAGCTGTTCAAGGAGGTGGTCAGGAACGCCTTCCCGTACCACACCGCTGGCGAGCCCGATCTGGTGTTCTTCGATGAGCCCATCCTCTGCCATCACAACTACGTCAGCGAGGAAACCCACTTCGGCGAAGGCGTGATCGTGACCCGCAAGGGCGCCATCCGCGCAGGCGTCGGAGAGATGGGGATCATCCCGGGCTCGATGGGCACCAAGAGCTACATCGTGCGCGGCCTCGGCAATCCGGAGTCGTTCTCCAGCGCGAGCCACGGGGCTGGCCGCCGCATGTCCCGAACCAAGGCCCGGAAGACGTTCACGCTCGACGACCTCGCGGCTCAGACTTCGGGCGTGTGCTGCCGCAAGGACCGTGAAGTAATCGACGAGATCCCGGGCGCCTACAAGTCGATTGAGCAGGTGATGTCGAACCAGGCCGACCTCGTCGAGGTCGTGGCGACTCTCAAGCAGGTTCTATGCGTCAAAGGATGAGCCCGCAGCGTTCGCTATAGGATCAGCATGTACGAAAACGTCTTCATCAAGATCAAGAAGCTGCACACCGACGCCAAGCTGCCCGTGTTCTCGACGGCGGGCGCCGCCGGTGCAGACCTGCACGCGTACGTCCGCCTGGATGACGAGCGCCTCCGTTACGACGACAAAAACTGCCCGTTCGTCCGCATCTACCAGGACGAACACAGGGTCATCGGCTGCGGCATCGCCATCGAGGTGCCCGAGGGCTTCGAGGCGCAGGTTCGCCCGCGCTCGGGGCTCGCCGCAAAGCTCGGGATTTCCATCGTCAACAGCCCGGGCACGATCGACAGCGACTACCGTGGCGAGATCGGGGCCATCCTCATCAACCACGGAGCGCATCCATTCGACGTGCGGTCCGGAGACCGTATCGCGCAGATCGTCGTGGTCCCGATCCCCAAGGTCACCTTCATCGAGGCCAACGAATTGACCGACACCAAGCGCGGCGCCGGGGGCATGGGCAGCACGGGGGTATCGTCATGAAAACGATCGAGATGAGAGGCTGGGTGCCCGAGGCCATCAACACCTGTGAGGACAACGAGCTTCTCATCCAGGACATCGTTCAGACGCTGAGCGGCCAGGAACCGGGCACCAACACGGTTTCGGTCGGCGGCGAAACGCTCATCTTCGGCGCCGTCGACGTCGATGGAAAGCTCTGCATTTACGAGTGCGAGATTCGCCGCGCCAGTGTGAACGTCGTCGAGGACATCGTCCCGGACGGTTGCGTGGGGACGAACGTCACAAAACAGACGCACTTCTCGTAACTCCACGGTATCCCTGGGCCGGTCCACGGGATTCCGTGGCTGAGCTGGGTACACTTTGTGCATGGCAGCGCCCTTCCTGGCGTGCTACGCTTCTCGTTAACATGCCCGAAACGCAATTTGAAGTGGTCACCAGGAGCAACCCCTTAACGGCCGTGAAGCTTAAGATCGAGAGCCTGATAGCATCCAGGCTGGGGATTTTGCACTGCGAAGCGTCAGACCTGGCTGCCGACATGGAGGCGCTGATCGGGCGCCTTCGTAGCAGGGGCCACAAGGCCAAGGTCGACGACCTCAAAGCTGGCAGATGGTACAGAACGGCCTCGGACCTCCGTCTTCTACAGGAGCTGTACACGTTCGTCTGCGATGTGGGCGGCGTAGATGAGTCGCCGATCGAAATGGAGATCATGGACGCCGAGAGCGGGCCCTCCGAGATCCAAGACGAGGTCACGGAGTCGCACAGGTTCCGGTGAGCGTTCGCTATAGAGATGCGTGGGACAGCTTCTACGCCTCTGGGTTGACGATGAGCGACCGGCGCCCGAGGGTTGGTTTCACGTAAAAACGGCGCGGGACGCCATCGACGTCCTGAGCACTCAGGAGGTTCACGAGCTGTCGCTCGACCACGACCTCGGGCACTGCGAGAAGTGCGTCGGCTGTAAGGGGTACAAATCGAAGTGCGGGTGCCAGTGCCACTGGTCCGGGTACTCGGTCGCCCTCTTCATGTCGACCACCGGGCGCTGGCCCGAGAAGAAGCCGACCTGCCACAGCGCCAACCCCGCCGGCAAGGCGAACATCGAGGCGACGATCCATCGCTACTTCGGGCAAAAGCTCGCGGCGTCGACGGGCGAGTTCCGGCTGACGTGGAAGGAGCTGGAGATCTCCAAGCGGTTCACCACACGGCACGTCATTCGCCATCGCAAGGAAAAGAAGACAGCGATCGGAGGCCGGTTCACCTACAGCTTCACGCCGACGAGTCTCGGCGAGATCGCGGCCATCCGTTGCGCGTGCGGCAAGAAGAAGACGCTCACCGACTTCTCGGACTGGTAGGGCGTTCGCTATAGATTGGGGTGGTAACGATCCGGCTCACCCAGGGCAAAGTCACGTTTATCGACGACAAGCACGCCGACCTGGCGGGACTGGGGTGGTATGCGGTCAAGCGCAAAAGATCGAAAACCGTCTACGCCGCTCGACACGTCCCCGAACGCCCAGGTCGCCCGCTAGAATATCTCCACCAGCGGATCGCCGAACGCATGGGCATTGTAGGGGCGCCCGACCACAGGGACCGTGACGGCCTCAACAATCGCGAGAGCAACCTGAGGCCTGATCCAAATGGCCGAAACGCCGCCAACGTCGGACGGCGGACTGACAATACTAGCGGCTTCAAGGGCGTCAGTCCCCACAAGGCCAGTGGCAAGTGGCAGGCCCGAATCATGGTCGACCGCAAGAGCCGCTATCTCGGCCTCTTCGATGACCCGATCGAGGCAGCCAAGGCCTACGATCGCGCAGCCCCGGAAGCATTCGGGGAGTTCGCAGTCCTGAACTTCCCCGCAACGGAGGCGGGGGCTTAGACGCCGGTGCGGCGGGTGTACGCCATATCGACCGGGGCGACCTGGGTCTCGATGCAGAGCGTGGCGCTGCCATTATAGGCGCTCACGTCAATCGGGCTGTTGGACTGGGACGAGAAGCCGTTCTTCCCCACCACCGGGTCTGCGTTGCCCACGACGACCGTGGTCGCTGTCGGGCAACGGAGGAGTTTGACGTGAACCGATGCCGATGCGTCGTTCAGGGTCAGCCAGGCGGTCGTGCCTGGGAACAGCGAAGCGGTCTCATCGACCGTCAGCACGCCTTCGTTCGTGGCCGCGCTGACGGCCTTGGACGACTTGAAGATGGGGATACCGGCCATGACTTGATGATTGGTGCCGGATTAGATCCAGGCCCAGATGCGGTGCCAGGTGCGCCCAATCCACCCGGAGGCGGCGTTCGCGTCTTCCTTGGCCTGGGCCCCCAACTCCTTGGCGGCGGCCACAACGGCGGCCTGGGTGGCTTTGGCGGCCATGGCGGCGGTGGAGTCGACAATGGCGACGACCACGGGGTTCTTCAGGTGGTCGACCACCGTCTCCAGCTCCTTGATCGCGCTGGACTTGGCGGCCTCGTCCTTGACTGCTTTGACGAAGGAGGTCAATGCAGTCGACACGGCCTCGATGGCGGCGTGGGCGTCGCTTTCGAGCTTCTTGGCCTCGGCCTCGGCGGCTGCGGCGACCTTGACGGCTTCCGCCTTCGCGGCGGCATCCATCTTCTCGCACTCGGCGCAGACGAACTTGCAGCCCTTGGCGGCGATCTTCTCGACCTCGGTCATGAGGCCCTTGACGTCGGCGACGACCGCAGTTTCGATCTTTTTGGCCTCTGCGACGACTGCAGTTTCGACCTTTTCGGTCCTGGTCTCGACCGCAGTTTCGGCCTTCTTGATGGCCCCTTCGACACTCTCGACGATGTTGCTCATTTGTGGTCCTATGATTGAGGCGCTCGGGGGACGATTGTGAACGCGCTGATGAACGGGATCTCCGGCAACGTGCTTTTGAACTCGTACTTCGTTCCGTTCTCTACCAGCTCGCCGGAGATAGTCTGCGTGCAGATGTAGGTGGTGCTTGGGGCGATCCCCGTGCCCTTCCCGCACTTCGAGCACGCTGGCGGACTGACCGACATCCACACCGTTGGGTAGTCGTGGGCGCCGCCCATGGGGCACATGTCGTTGTAGACAAAGCTCGGCCACGGATCCGGGAGCGGGTACTGCGGCTGGTAGGGCACATCGATGAGCTTGCCGATGCTCTCCTTGTCCCCGAGGCCGGGACACGCGGGATTCGCGGGCGGAGTGAGAGTGACCTTCGGTAGCAGCGTAGGATCGATGATGGAGGCCAGCTCGGCTGCCGTCCCTTCCATTTCGATGACGGTGCCATCCCCTTTTGTGATCTTCGCTTTCATTACACTCCCGTGGTGATTTCGAGATTTTCTGTACGCATAAGGTGGTCCACCTTGCGATCCAAGGACGCGAACCCTTCGTCAATCGCGGCCACCTGGGCGTGGGCCCAGTACACGAACTTCGGGTGAACAGACAGGCGCCGAAGGGCTTCCCGGCGATTCTGGTGCTGGGATCGCTGGGACTCGGACTCGCCGATGGCGCCGGACGGCTCGTGAGTGAAGCGGATCGCGCTCGAAGTCTTGTTGCGCTTCTGCCCGCCCGCACCGGAGCCCCGGTACTGTTCTTCGCGCAGGTCTGCGAGCTTGACAGAGAATACGCGGGCCATCAGGCCCTGAATGATTGGAACGATTACGCGATGCGGACGTACCCCTTGCGCTCCGGGTCGCTGACGGTGCGGCGATTCAAGAGAAAGACGCCGACGCCTTCTCTCGATCCTCCATTGTTCGAATTGGGATCGACGGTCTGCAGGTGCCCCGTGGCCTCGTCAAGGCCGACGATCAAGAAGCAATGTCCGTGCTGCCCATCGGCATCTTGGTTGATGCCGAGGCACGGAATGTCGGCCGACGTCAGCTCGGTGAAGAACAGGTCGGGGTTGTTGCGAACGACGCCCAGGGCGCTCCCGCTCTTCTTGAACTCCGGAGTGACGCCCAGGGCCTGGGCGGCTTCGTGAATCCAGAGCGAGCAAGCGGAGCTGCAGTAGGCGCTTCCGAGGGGAAGTCCAGTGTAGGCCTGATACTCATCGACGCGCGCGCCGCGATTGGAGCCCAAAGGGACCTCCATCACGCCAACGTCGTGGGAGGCGATTTCAGCGGTGGCACGGGCTAAATCAGTTGCTTCCATTCGAGGTGTCCTTTGATTTGTGAGCACGAGCGTATTCAAGCGCCCGCGCCAGGGAGGTTTCGTTGTCGCGAAATAAACCAAGGGCTTTGTTGCAGGGGCCACACAGCAGGCCTCGAACGCAAATCGAGCACCCGTGCATCCCCGAGCAGTGGCCGTGATCGTGATCGATGTGCGGAATGACCGTTTCGAGGTCGATCAAGCAGATTCGGCAAACGCCACCCTGATCGATCCAAATCGCGTCGAATCGCTCCTGGGTGATCCCGTGGCGCTTAAGAAGACTCTTCCTCTTGGAGAGCTTGCCAGCCTCGGAGGTCTGGTACTCCGCAGTGCGCGCATATAGAGTCGCCCTTGTGTCAGGATCCTGGCGACGTCGGTGCGAATACTGACGATTTCGTTCCCGTTCTCTCTCGGCGAATACTGGATCGAGGCGCCGTAGGCGCTGATATTCCCGCTGGTGGGCCCTGCTTTCTTCGGACCTGCCTCGCTTTACGGTTTTATCGCAGGCGAGATCTGTTGCTTCGGGCATGGCCTAATGATTGGGAGTGGACCTGCCGATTCTCGGGCGTTGGGCCGACACTGTTAACGCACCGTGCACTAATTTGATGTCGATCGCGAAATCGCCATTGAGGTCGAGAGCAAAAAAGACGATGCTGTTTTCAAGGAGATCACGATGAAGACCCTGACCAAGACCCTGTTCGCTTTCGCCCTCTTCTTTGGCATCCAGGCCTGCGGCACGGTGGACCCCGCCACATTGGGCGGTCCCGATGCCGGCGCCGGCGCCGGCGGCGCGGCCGCCGGGGGAGACACGGGCACAGGGGGAACGATGGCGGCAGCCGGCGCGCCAGGGACTGGCACCGGCGGTTCGGTTGCGACCGCGGGCCAGACCGGCGCAGGTGGGCAGCCTGCCACTGGTGGGTCAACGGGCACCGGGGGAACCAAGGCGGGCGGCGGGTCAACGGGAACCGGCGGCGCAGCTCCGGTGACCAGCTGCATGTTCCAGGGCACGAGCGGGTCCCAGCACGGCGTTTCCCAGGCAGGCACCTGCCGAGCCTGTGCCATGGATTCAGAGTGCGTTACGGCGTACGGAACCAGTCAAGAGTGTCTGGCCGGATCCTGCACGCTCGTAGGCCCCTTGGGTCCGATGCCGCGCATGACCTGCAACATCTTCAGCGCGAGTTTCGCGAATGGACCTGCGTCTGTGACCAGCTCCTCGGCTGTCGATCAGACGAATGCCTCCTGCGTCACGCAGGCAGCCAATTTCTTGGCCAACCGCCCCAGTGTTACCCTCTGCATGGGCGTGCCGAATGGCTACACCGCAACCGTCCTGTCGGTCACGACCAGCTCAGCGAATAGCGACGACAACGGCAACTGCAACGCCACCGTCGTGGCTCAAATGAACGGTGCCAGCGGCTGTCTCTTCGACATCACCATGAACATGCTGGCCCAGGCGCCTCCGAAGGCAACTCCGGATCAGCCGGGACCTTTCCCGCCCCCGAGCTGTAACTAGACGACGGGGCCGAGAGCGGTCGAAAGGCCGTTCACATGGTAGGTATGACCTGCGGCACCTGCGGCACCTGCGACGCCTGAACCGTGACCGGCGCCGCCGGCGCCGCCGGCGACGTTGATGGAACCGCTGAGAATCAGCTGGCTGTAGACGAGAATGATGGTCCCGCCCCCGCCGCCGCCACCACCGCCATTGTTTCCTGCCGCATTGCCGGCGCCGCCGGCACCGCCAACACAAGAGAGGGTTCCAGCAATTTCGATAATGGGCGCGGCCAAGTAGATGACGTTGGCTCCGCCACCGCCGCCGCCGCCGCCCGCGGCCGTGTCGCCGCCACCACCGCCACCACCGGTGCCGCCGCCGATGTACACGATGCTGCCGCCCTGGACCACGCACCAGCCATTGAACAGGGTGCTGTAGTTCAGGTGCTGCCCGAGCATGTTGCTCAGCAGGACCAGGCCGCCGGTGGCGCCGTTATGGGAGCCCGAGTTGCCGCCGGTGCCACCGGCGCCGCCAAGGCCCTTCCAGTTGGAACTCATGTTGGCGCCGGCCACGCCGTCGCCGCTGGAGCCGCCGTTCCCCCCTGCTTCCGCAGCCCCGAGGGTCCCAGCGGTTCCGATACCGGCGACGACGCCGCCGGTATTTCCGCTGGCGGCCAGACCGTCGCCCTTTATCGTGGCGCCGGCGCCGATCGTGATCTTGCTCCGGGCCACGATGCGGTTGCAGAAGGCGGTCAGGATTGTGCCTGAGCCCGTCACTGAGAAGGTATCACAGTAGACGTCGCCCGAGGTGGAAATGTCGTTGTTCGACGTGTACGAAACAGCTCCGGTCCCGAGCCCGAAGAGGATCTTGTCGATGCCGCCTGTGCCTGAGAGAGCCATTACGAAGCCGGTCCTTCCGCGATGACGCTCGTGTCACCATTTTTCCAGGTGACGATGAGCTGCTGACGATTGTTGGGCGATGCGATCCCATTGCTCTGGAACGAGATCAGGGCGTCGATTGGGAACGTGCTGGTCGGAGCTACCGCGGGGAACCCCCCGGATCCGGCGGAACGGAACCCGAGCGTCCCGTTCGCATAAATGACGAAGTTGGTCTCGAAACGACTGAATCCCGCATTGTAGCCGCGAAACCTGGCCGCTAGGTTCCTGACGTCGCTGGGCATGCTTCCGACGAACGGCTGCGCGTTCTGGACAGTCAGCGGCGCACCCTCGGGAGTCGTATTCCACGCTTTCGTGCCCTGAACCACGACCTCGTCCTGGTTCCGCGTGGTCGTCAGCGTGATGTTGTGGTCGTTGCCGTACCCACCAATGGCGAGATCGCCGGCGCCACCGAAGAAGTCGGAGCCTCGGCTCAGGCCGCCGGCGTATGCGACGAACGTGGCCGAGTCGACGGTCGCGACGGCTGCCGGCGACACCGCCAAGCTGTCGGTAGCCGAGAGCTTCACGTTGCCCGCGGCTGAAGTCGTCGCCAACTTGAAGCTGGAGCCGATCGCGTACGACTGGTCGCGAGTGAAGATGCTGGACCCGTAGCGCCACGCAAGGATCCAGCGGCTACCGGGGACCGAAGGCGTCCCCAGCAGTGCCAGCGCCGCCTTCTGGGCGATCAGGGCGGTGCTGCCGCCGCGGGTCCGGGTCAGCGTTCGGTCCAGGTCGACGTAAAGGCATTCTCCGTCAGCGAGATCGGTGGTGCCGGCGGCGTCGGTGGTCTGGTTGACGACCTCGTTGTAGATGCCCGTGCTGTTGGAGAAAGTGATCGCGACCCCCTGCCAGTGCAGGTTGGTGCCGGTCCACTCGAAGTACTCCCCGTTCGAGGAGAACGGACTCCCGGTTCGAACCATCACCACGTTGCGGTCCGCGGCGGAGCTGTACCAGTATTCGCCGCCGCCCAGTTCCCAGGCGCGGGTCATGATCGAGTCCATCCACGACTTCATGCTCCCGATGGCCTTGTCGCCTCCGAGAAACGGATCGGCGGAGGTGGCCTCGTTTCGGCCGGCCGGCCACGAGTACGTGTTCTTGGTGTTGGGCGTCGAGCCGCCGGTGCCCAGGCGCCACAGGATGTTCCGGGCGTCCTGCACGGACGTGATGCTGCTGTTCGCGTCGAGGGTGACCTTCGAGAGCGGGCAGACGCCGCTGTTGGAGTCGAAGTCCGAAGCCGAAATGATGATCGTGTAGTCGAGCGTGCGGCCGAGGGGGACCGTCTTTGTCACTTCGGCGCCCTGATCCGTGTCGTAAAACTGTATAGCATCGGCCGTCGTGGGATCGTTCGCGCGCGAGAAGTCCAGCCCGATGTAATTCGTCTGGTTCGGAAGAAATGAGCCCTGGATCTTGGGGTTGGTGCTCGACAGGACTTCGTTGGGACGATTGGCGTCGACCTGGAAGATGGTTCCTGCATCCGTAGCGTAGTAGTGCATCAGCACGCCGCCGGCCACCTGGATCTGAAGGGCTCCGGGCTGCGTGATGCCGGACGTGATCAGGTTGAATCCCGAGACGATGGCCGGGATCCTGTTGGCCATGATCGTTCCGGCCAAGAGGTCGAAGTCGGCCGCAACGGCACTTTCGATGGCCCGCAAAAATGGAACGTCAACCCGCTGCTGCGCGTTCCAGGAGACTTGACGTTTTACTGCCATTGGTCAGTCCTTATGATTGCAACGGCTTATCGCGAAAGTTCGTTGCCGGCGTCGATCGAGAGGAAAGTGACAGTCCCTTTGACGATCCCGCGCTCGGGGACCGACCAAGATTGGCCTGAAATTGCCACGCGTTGCGACTGGAAGAGGACCCGCTTGGACCGGCGCTCCAGGAGGACGAGCGACACGTACCGGGTCTTCCCGACGTCGATCAGCGGCGCCGTCATGCCCGCGCCCTCGGCCCCGCCGTCGTTGAGCGTCCGCAGCACGTACAGGGTCCCGCCAACGGACGTGTTGGAGTTCGCGAGTTCGTACGGCTGGGGACAATCAACCCCTCGAAGCTCTTCGATCGGAGTCGCGACGTCCCAATCGATCGCAGTCACCCGCCCGTAAGGGCCGGCGTTGACAAACAAGATTACCTGCGCGTTGGAGATCGTGATGGGCTGGCTCATTTAGTCGCCCTCCCGGAGCGCCGCGAGTTCGTCTTCCAGGCTGTCTCCGCCCCAGACCTCGGTGGCGTCAGAGAGCTTCTGAGCCCCAGAAGTGGGCAAACCCTCTCCTCCCAATCCTCGATCCGACGGGTACACGACCGATCTCTCGATGGCGAGTCCCGAGGCCTGGATGTCGTCCAGGGCCGCCCCGGCTGCGATGCGGCCGGCGGCGGAAGAGGTGAGGTAGAAGTTGCCCGTCAAAGGATCTGCGTTGGGATCCGGCACAAATGGGAGGTTGGACTGTAGGAGCGTCACGGTGACCCCAGCCGGGATGGAAGCCGGGAAGCGGAAGGAAGCGTCGAGCTTCAGCGATACGTTGTCGAGCCGGCCGATGTACTTCACGGGCCCGCTCTGGCCCTTGAAGCCGAAGTCGAACGCCAGGTAGCCGACCTCGTCGGGGAACAGGAGCGCTGGATTCGGGCCACTGCCGGTGTCGAGAGCGAAGGTGGCGTAGCTCTGGTTGCCGTTGATGGCTTGTCCCAGCGTTGCCACGATCCCGGTGACCGAGAGCCCGGCCTTGGTATCGTACGAGAACGGCCCGGGCAGACCCGCAGGCGCAGGCAGCGCTTTCGAGGGCGTGACGGTAGCCCCGGTCGTCTCGACGTAGGGGGCTCCGCGTGAGATGGAGTCCGAAACCGAGTAAGTGAACGTGGTGGGGCTCGGGACCGAGGCGATGGAGGCTTGACGGTTCATGCCACCTGCCCGGACGACGTCCGAGCCTGGCACGACGACGTAGTTGAGCTTGGTGGTGTTGTTGGCGTCCTGGAGACCACCTACCACCACGAAGGCGTCGGTCGCAGCCAGGCCGCCGCCAGGCAGCGTGAGCGCGGTGCCAAGGACCGCCCGCGACTTCCTCCAGCGCATGGTGGCGACGTCGAGCATCTCAACGACGGAGCTGCCCCCGCCCACCACGAAGACGGCATTGCGCGTCGGCAAGTAACTGATGACCGGGCTCACGCGGCCGACAGACATCGGGGGCAACGGCGCCCAGAGCCCAGTGCCCGGGTCGTAGATCTCGCAGCTCGCGAGCGTGTTGTTGTAGGAGTGCTGGGTGGCGTTGCCACCGGTGCCGCCGAAAACGAGTACGCGGCCATCGGGGAGGACCACGGCACCGAAGTCGCGGCGCGCGTCCGTCATGGGAGCTACCGTGGCCCAGGTGTGCCCGGTGACGGAGTAGGACTCGACCGAGTTCAAGATGTTCGAGGACCCGTCGACTCCGCCGATGGCGAGCCCGTTTCCGTTGGCGAGAGCGACGATCTGGTGCCACATGCGCGCACGCACCATGGATCCGCGCGCGGTCCAGGTGACGGTGGCAGGATCGAAGGTGTAGGAGGTCGCGACCACGGCGCCTCCGCTCCAACCTCCTCCGATGAGGGCATTGCCGCCGATCAGGGTGCACTGGCTGTGACCGGCCTTGACCGCCGGCAAGGTCCCGCTCGTCAGCAAGTTCTGCGCCGGCACGTTTGTGTACGTGTAGAGGTCCCAGTTGTTCCGGGCAGTGCCCGAGACGTCGGTGTCGCTGTTGGTGCCGCCGGTGACGAGGACACGGCCGTCCAGGAGCGCTGAGGCCCCCATGCCACGCTTGCCGACCGTCTGCGTGTGCGTGGCGAGATTGGTCCATTTGTACCCGAGCTGCCGGCCTCCGTTGCCGAGCACGGTGTCGCTCGTGATCTCGAAGATCTTGGGGTTGGCGATGGCGGTGTTGGTGCCGGGCGCGGTCTGGGTCATGCCCCCCACCAACATCAGCAGGCCTTCGGCCGTGCGCACCATCCTATGGTTGACGGCCTGGACGGTATCCGCTTCGCTTGCCATCGACTGCAGGGACGCGCTCGTGGCGCCGGTCGCGATGTTCGAGCTGAAGTCGCCGCTGATCGTGCCGGCCGTGATGGGCGGCGCGGCGCCGGTCGGGATCGCGCCGTCGATGAATACCTGATCCCCAACTGACATTCCGTGGGCGGCGGCCGTCACACCTGTCACGACCCCACTGGGAGCCCGAATCAGAGAGGTGAGAGGGATTGGGACCTGCACGTTCACGTACGCGCCGGTGCCGGGACCGCGCCGAACGATGTTCGTGGTGGCTGGCAGCTCGACCTTCCCGAGCTGGGTTACGATCACGTGGCGCTGCTGGTCGTACAACGTCGCCTTCGTGGGCCGGTAGAACACCGCGCTCGTGAAGTCGGACTGCACGTACGCGCCAATGGGCACATCCACGTAAGCGATCTCGAAGTACTGATGGACGGTCGGCGACCCCGACGCCACGATGTAGTACGTGTCGACCGCGGCGATGGGGAACGTACCTTGGATCCCGGCAACTGCGAATGGATCGGTCGGTCCGCCGAAGATGCACACGACGTCGTCGACGCGCAGTTTTGACAGGTCGAAGCCCACCGAGCTGGTCGAGAACCGGGCGACGCCGGGGGCCGGGGAGGAGACGGTCCAGGTGGTCGAGGAGAAGTCTGCGACGTCGAAGACGGGCGTCGGGAACTTGAGCCAGCGCTGCGCGGACCCTCCGAGCACCCTGACGCTGGACGAGAGGCCTCGGCTGCCACTGTAGATGCGGACGTAGGTACCGCGGGTGGTGGGATCGACATACGCGACAGCGTAGGCGTTGCTTCCGGCTTCGCTGAGGGCACGGTTGATCTCGCCGCTCACCTCAAGGGCCGAGGCGGCGGCGATGGAGGTGTAGTGGGTGCGATCGATTGTGACGTTGACCGTGAGCTTCTCGTCCAGAAGGAGCACCAGTGTGTCCTGGTCGACCAGGGCGAAGGGCTCGGCGCCGGTGGACGTGGAAACGCCCCGGACTGCCTCAGGGCCGTAGAAGATCTCCAGCACCTCCAGGAATGCTTCCTGCGTCAGTTTTTTGTTCTTCTTGGTGACGGCGAGCTGGCGGAAGGTGGGATCGTCCATTCCGACCGAGGCCGGCTTCACCTCGCCAAAATTGGCCGCGGCGCGCTCCAGGTACTTGCCCGACGCCGAGGAAAGAAAAAGCTGATCGAAGGCCGCAAGGGCGTTGTCCCAGTTGGTTTGATCGCCGGTCGCGATGGCCGCAATCAGTGCGTCCCAGCCCGGGCCCACCAGGGATGGGTTGACGAATTTGCGCAAAACCGCCGTCGCATCGTCATTTGAAGTACCCGCAGCGAGAGCGGACTGCGAGTTGACGGTATCGACGTTGAAGGAGATGGAAGACGACATTTAAGCAGCCCGCTTCCACTCAAGGCCGTCGCCCTTGGCCAGATTGTGTTCAGCCCAAAGAGGTTGCAAATTGCTGAAGTGGTTCAATTCGAAAAATAGCTCACTATTCGTTGGGTCCTTAATTAGCAAGGCCAGCGGCTTCTTGTGGTCGATGTGCCAACCCGTGGGCGACCAATTCTCCCAGGTCATGACTTCGCCCGTCTCAGGGTGCGAGTAGAACTGGGACTCTAGGTGGGCCTTCAGTTCTGGAATGGTGCAGCCCAGGTCGGACACGGCGGAACCTGACTTATCTGCATTTCCGCGCCTGAGTGCATTGTGTAGGCGAGACCTAAGCGAGCACGCAAGCCTGAACCCGACGTCGACTAGCTTACGGGCCTTAACGTATCGTCTATTTTTGGCCAGAACCTTGGGCATGTTCGCCGCCGACCATCTAGACGATCTCTCTCTTTCCGTCTCCGCGTGCTCAGCGTACCACTGTTTGTGGTATTCCGGGTTCCGGGTATTCCACTCCGCCTGACTGTCCCGGGCGCGGTCCCGATTGGCCTTACGCCATTCTGTAGCTTTATCGATCTGTGCTTGCGGATTAGCCGCGTACCTGGCTCGCCCGTAAGTTTTGCAGCAGATCTTGCACCACGGATGGCGGCCGTCCACCTTACGGGACTGTCGATGGAACTCGTCCAGGATTTTAGGGTTGCCGCACTTGGAGCACGTCTTCGTCAGGACACCTCCTGGCACCGACTCCTCCAGAGCCTGATCAATCAAGGATGTTCGGCCGGTCGCCACGCTACTATGATTGCCGTTGCCGGGCCGGCGCCTCCCGGGGGACCCCTAGAGCGCCTGAGTCCCATCTTCGGACACGACATTGCTGACGGAGAGCGTCCACTTTCCAAACCCCAACGGCGCGGCCATCAAGCAGTCGAACGACCGATCGTCCCCGAGGACAGGAATAACCGCGATCACAAAAGTGATGTCGTTCCCGGACAGTACGTAGTTTGCCGGGTGAAGTGCATCATTGCTCGCATCGGGATTCAGGGCCCGCGGGGGGTAGGTGTACCCGACCCTCAGGGTAGACAGTCCGATCAGCGTGACTCCTCGGACGAAGAAGTTCGGCACCGGCGGCAGAAGGACCGTGATGGTAGCGTCGGCCGTGTTGCCGAGGTCATCGGTGACCCGGGCGATATCCGTGGTGGCCCCGGTCGGGCCCGAGGTGTAGACGCCGGTGCTGCTGTTGATCGAACCACCGCTGTGGTTCTGGAACAGGGAGAATGTAACCCCGGTTCCGCTGCCTCCGGCATCCGTAAACGTGTGCGACGACGAGACATTGATGTCGAGCGTCGTCGGGCTGATGGTGAGGTTCGGGCCTACTGTGATGACTGCGTTCGCGGTGTTGCCGAGGTCATCGGTGACGGACACGGTGTCGGTGACCGAGCCCGTGGTGCCGGCAACGTAGGCACCGGTCGTGCTATTGATCGAGCCGCCGCTGTTGTTGGTGACGAACGCGAAGGTGATGCCAGTGCCGGAACCGCCGGCGTGCGAGAACGTTTGGCCACCGCGCGGGGGCTTCGTGATAGTCGTCGGGCTGATGGTGAGGTTCGGGCCTACGGTAATGATGCAGACGCCGGTATTCCCGAGGGAGTCAACTGCTTGGATCTCGTCGGTAACACTTCCGGTCGAGCCGGCGATGTAATGCCCCGACGCATCGATCGAACCACCGCTGGCGTTGATCTGGAACGAGAACGTGATTCCGCTCCCGGTTCCTCCGGCGGCGCTGAAGTTGTGGTGGGCCAGTGGCGCCAACGTGATCGTGGACGGAGTGACGGTGACGGGCGGAATGATGACGTGGGCGTTGCCGGATTCGTCGGCGGAGTTGTTGCCTAGCGAGTCAGTGACCGTGATGAAGTCGTCTTGGGCGACGGCGCCGGCAATATAAGCACCCGTGCTAGCGTTGATCGAACCCCCGGAATCATTAAATTCAAAAGCGAAAACGTAGCCGATACCGCTCCCCCCGGAAGCTCTGAAGGTCTGCGTCCCGAGAGGGGTCTTCGTGACCGAAGTCGGCGAAATCGAGACACCAGGCCCGACCGTGACAATGGCGTCGGCAGTAGTGCTATCGGAATCGGTGACTTCGACGGTATCGCTGCAATCCGCAGTCGCACCCGCGGTGTAGACGCCCGTCGAAGCGTTGATCGAACCACCGCTGTTGTTGACGGTGAGCGCATACGAGTAACCGCCACTACCACCGGAACCAACGAACGTATGGCTGCCGCGCGGCGAGACCGTCACCGTCGCCGGCGTAATGACTAGCGGCGGGTAGGTCCCGACGTCCACCTCGGCATCGGCCGTGGCTGCAGCGGAGTCAGTAACCCTGATGGTGTCGGTAACGCTTGGGGTGGCGCCAACGGTATAGGTGGCGGTGCCGTCGCCGTGGTCGACGAGTGAGCCACCGCTGTTGTTGGTGAGGATTGTGAAGGTGTATGGCCCAGTACCGTCAGCTGCGGTAAAGAGCTGGGTGGCAAGAGGATCCAGGCTCACCGGAGTCGGTGAAATACTCAGGGTTCCGGGGGCTGCAACAGTGATCGTGCAGTCGGCGGTGTTTGAGCTGAGATCCGTGACCCGAACAATGTCAACGCCGACCGTCGGACCAGCGTCCCACTCCGCGGTGCCGTCTCCGTGGTCATCGAGCGTGCCACCGCTTTGATTCTGAAAAATCGAGAATACGTAGTTGGCGGGATCTCCACCGTCGTTGCCGCCGCTCGCGGTGATGCCAAAAACGGAGTTGAAGGGTGCTATGGTGGTGGCGGTCGGAGAAATTGCGAGCGGTGACGGAGGCGAAAATAGCGCCGGGCCTTCTAATCCGAAGCTCATTAGATCGCCCCATAGCGCCTGTTAAGGCCGGTGACAGTCCGCATTTTAAATCAGCTTAAGCGGCGTGATCACGATGATCGTTCCGGCCGGAATGGTGCCGCTTAGTGCGTGGAACGTTAGGCTGGTTATCGCGGTAGTGACTTTGTAGTGACCGGCCTTCCATAGTCCGGCAGGATTGTTACTGTCCGAAAAAGCCATCGAAAAGAATTTGTACATTCCCACCGGACAAAAGAATCGAGCGGATGAGCTGCAGTGACCGCCAGCGCCGACTCCGTTAGAAATCATAAGAACGGCGTCTACAGAGGCCGAAGCGCTTCCGGCATAAGATTGAAGGCTGTTCGCTGTGGCGTTCGCTGCATCGCCCATCGGTCGCAAGCTAACCTGAGGACTTGCTCCGGGCGACGCAAAATCTATCAGATATCCGCCCGTTAAATCGCTATCGGGAACGGGTACGACAACATCGGTGGTCGCCGACATGACCGTTACAGTTATGATCCCTTGGCTTAGCACGTCGAGCGCGTACGCACTCAGAAACTTCCATGCCGTTCCATTGAAGTAGAACGAGGCGCCGGTCGGACCCGTCGGAGAAACGGGGAACGTGAACAGGGTGGAGCTGCCGTCGGAAACCAGGTAGGTGTTGGCGGTCAAATCCAGCCGGACGATCCGGATGACGTCATTGGTGACCGGAGAGCCGGAGGTGCCTAGCGTCAGCGTACGGCTGGCCGAAAGCGTGGCTGCAGGTAGCTGGTACTCAGAAACCCCATCCGAAGCTGGGTTTTTGGTTACAGAGGCGTCGGTGAGGTTGGCACCGAGGACAGGGACGTATGTAGAGCCGGCCATTTAATTACTCCAATGATTGCTGCCGCGGATTAGGCTCCGATGAAGGTCACGCCAATGTCTGAGGTGAACGAGAGGATCAGGGGTTTCTCGTTCGCATTGACGGAGATGCTGTCGCTCCCGGCCCCGTACGAGGGAGACACAATGGTGACCGCCAGGACGCCAACCACCTTCGAGGCCGCGGCCACGATGGAGCTGAGGGGGATCGACTGTCCGATTGGGGTCTGGTTGATGACGGTGGCGACGGCGGAGCGCACTCGGTCCGCGATCCCGTTCTGGGAGACGCCCGAACGCACGCGAAGGAGCAGCGAAACCGAGATCCTCTTGATGAGTGGACCAGAGATGTCGACGTTGGCACCCTCGGAGGCCATCCCCGGGTAAGTCGTGGGGTCGGCGGGGTCGCCGTAGATGACCTTGTTGGCCTCCCCGATCAGCCCCGTCGAATAACGGTACCCGTCCGCGCCGGAAGCGAACGAGATGGGGAAGTTGAGCTTGTCCAGGACCGAGACGATTGATCCCGCACCCTCCCCAATGGCCGAATAGAAGGGGATCGAGTCCCAGCGGACGTCGGTATAGGTGCCGTCGGTCTGATTCGGGGCGATCCCGTCCACCTTGAGGATGAAGGTCGAGGCTTTGTCCTCGATGAGGTAGACGAGGCCGGCCGTCGTCGACGTCAAGGCAGGACCAGCGCCCTGGGGCACGGGCGTGCGGGCGCTGGTGTCCACGGTGAAGCGGTCGTAATGTGCGAACTGGTCACCCGAGCCCGCGCTGGTCTCGCCTACGGCCTTGACGGTCCACGTGCCCTGGTTGTCCGCGCCCCAGATCGGGGTCGAAACCACGAAGGTGTCGCCCGGCATCACGCCATTCGTCGTGTAGAGCGCGATCTCGCACTCGACGGTCTCGTCGATGCTGGCGGCGTTCTCGATGAAGAGTCCGCCGCTGGCCCCCGTCTCCACGTTCGCGGTGCGGAGCACGCGGTAGATGCCCTGGTTCGCGGAAGAGACCTGGGGGAAGTCCACGGTCGGCGAGGCCGCGGGCGTGATGCGGACCCAGGCACCAGCCTGTCCCGCAGACAGCCCGATGTTGGCGGCCATCCCCATGTCCGAGACCATGACGAAGTCACCCTGGCGCTCGATTCGGACCTTCGCCTGCGTCGGGAACACGACGGGACCGACGACAGGAGCGCTGAACGTGATGAGGCCGGCTGCGTCCCAGCCCGTGATCGCGAGGCCGGCACCGAAGTTGTTGACGATCGGCAGCGGGGTCGCGTTGTCCACACGGCACCAGAAGCCCTGGACGATGCCCGCGGAGTCCGCCGTCTTGATGGTGGAAGCCGATTTCGCAGTCAGGGCCCGCGTGACGCCGACGAGGGGAGCCGTCACGGTATTGGCCAGGCCGCCCTGGACCTGAACGCCGCCGGCCGAGCCCGGGGTCAGGGAGGCGATCTGGACCTTGGTGCCGTCTCCCGACGCCTGGGCGCTGCAGGCGGTGAAGAGGCCGGTGATCGTGGGCGTCTTCAGCCAGTTCACGACGTTCTTGGTCGTGGATGGGGCGATACGGACGACCTCGTTCTGCCAGGCCGCGTTTGCGGACAGCGTACCCGTGATCGGCTTCTTGAAGGTGAGCTGGTAATTGCTGCCCGGCAGGATGGTGACCGAGACCCAGTTCACGCCGTCCGCCAGCACGTACCACCCCTTGCTGTTGTCGAGGAAGTCGGAGGTGTTGGAGGTAAGGGCGCCACTGCCACTGCCGAGGACGGCGGCTGTGATCGGGCACGTGGAGTTCGCGGCAGCGGCCAGCGCGTTGATGGCGGCAACCACGGCGGTGCAAGTCTGCGCCGAGTTGGCCATCACCTGCAGATTCGTGGCGACTCCTAGGGGCTGCCAGGTCAGGGTGGTGTTGATCGTGGTCAGGGACCCGTCGAGCTGGTCACCGGACAACGTGGTGACGTTGCCGCCGCCTGCGGCGACCGCCGAGATCTGGAACGTGAAGTTCGCGAGGACGCCGGTGCCGGTGTAGCGAAGGAAGTCATTGACGGCGGTCGAGCTGCCGGAGAACGTGGCCTCACCGAGGGTGTCGAAGGAGACGTCGCCGATGGCGGAGCCGGAAGCGTCGGCCGCGACCTCGGCGTACGTGATCGTGGTCGCGCCGCGACCGGTGATGGTCTTCTGGCCCGAGCTGAAGCTGCCGTTCGTGCTCTGGACCCAGACCACGTTGTTCACGATCAAGCCGTGATCGGCCACGCCAGAAGGCAGTGTCAGAGTGAGGGTGGTGACGTTCGAGGTGCGCGACGCATCGGCCTTCAGGTTCAGGACCTGGACGATGGTGGCGGTGCCGCCGCCGTCGATGGCGGTGACGGACTGGCCGAGGTTCGTCGTGCTACGGACCGTCGGCGTGCGCAGCGCACCCGAGGCCAGGCGAACGGTGACGTCCGTGCTGTCCTTTGCCATGCTGACGGCGACGTTGAGCGGCGTGTTCGGGGCCACGGGGTTGCCGAAACGGACGCGGGCGCCGTCGCCCTCGGGCCCGAGCCGGTAGAAACGGAACAGCATCGACCTGGTCGAGTCTCCGCTGAACGCGACTGCGCGCGAGTTCATGTAGACGGTGAAGTCGTTGAAGTCGTACGTGGCGCCGAACGTGTTCTGGAGTCCGGTGCTGGCGTCCGCGTCCGTGAACGCGTTCGTCTGCAAGTACGTGTTCCCTACCGGTGCCAGCGTCCGCCACATCTTGATGGAGAAGCGCTTGGAGACGTCGTTGTCGGCCGTGACCGTGAGATCGTCGCCGGGGCCGATCGCGAACGGGGCCGCGAGGTAGGCGCGGTCCAGGGGCGCCCAGGGCTCGATGCTCGTGTCCCGGGGGTCGATGCGCGAGAGGTCGGTGTAGGCGAGGGTGCCCGTGAGTCGGGTGCGGAAGCCGGCGTTGCTGCCCGATCGCGCGTAGAAGAACTCGGGCGTGTAGCTGCTGGTGCCGTTCGCGCCGCGCCACCAGTTCTGGAGGCCGACGAGAGCGTAGGCGACGTCGACGAACGGAACCCCGACGACCAGGCGCCCGTTCGAGCTGTTCGCGCGCACGTTGACGTCGTTGAAGGCGGGCGTGCCCAGCTCACTCTTCGACTCGACGGACCCGACGTGGTCGGCCAGATTGTCTGTGGCGGAGGCGGGGGAGAGCCCGAAGCCGGCGGCGGCTGGATTCTGTGCGACCAACGCGATATCGCCGTACTTGGCGTGCGTGTTCGTCATGATCCGGACTTTGTTGGTTTGGTAGATGGTGGCGCTGGCGCCGGTGAGCGCCGGCGGCAGGCTGAGGCCGGCGACGCCGGGGTTGGTGGCGTCGGCGTTGACGACGGCCGCGAACGTGCTAGCGGTGTAGTTGGTGGCGACCGGAACATCTACCTCGCGCACGAGGCCCAGGGTACGGACAATGGCGGCGCCGGCGCCGGTCAGCGTGACAGTGCCGAGAGCGGGGTCGGGCAACGACCAAGAATCGCCGGTGTTGTCGTACTGCTCGATGCCGGCGGTCGGCAGGAAGCCCCAAGCCGTCGAGAGCTGGGCGGCGCCGCCGATGACGACGACGCGGTTTTTGATGGTAGCGGAGCCATTCGCGATGGCGATGGCCTGCGTTCTCCAACGGCCCGACGTTTCGGGGGTGACGCCGTCGAGGCCCGTGTTGGTGAAGGTCGAGCCGTCGTACTGGAAGCCGACCGAAGTCGAGAGATCGCTGGAGGTCCCGTTCAGACCGACAACGTGGCCGTTCGGCAATGAAACGAGGTCGTTCTCCTCGAAATTCATGGTGCCGGGAAGCGCGGTCTCCGTGCCCCAGAGCCCGGTGCCGATCGTGTAGATTTCGTACGTACCTTTGCCGGCGCCACCGAGCTTCGAACCGGCCGCCAACACGGTGGTAGGAGAGGTCCCGACGGCTGCGAGCCCGAAGTTGGACCGGGGCCGAGTCATGGAACCAGTCGCCGAGCACAGCAGCGTGCCGGTGGACCAGATCTCGGCCGTCGCAACGTCGGTGCCGTTGGTGAAGCCGCCTACGATGAGGACGTTGTTGTTCGGCAGCCGAACCTGCTTGTGGCTGTCGCGGGCGTGGACCATGGTGCCGGTGGTCACGAAGAAGTCGGAGCCCGGAACGTAGTCGTAGAAAGCGTTTGACGAGGTCGAGGGCGCGGTCTGGCCGCCGGTGATGAGGACGTTGTTGTTGGAGAGCAGCGTGGCCTGGTGCCGCATCACGCCCGCGCCCAGCACCGAGGACTTCGTGGTCCAGGTGTTGGAGGTCGGGTTGTAGACCTCCATCGAGGTCAGGTAGTTGCCGGCGTCGTCGACGCCGCCGGTGACGAGGACAGTGCCATCCGCGAGCAGCGTGGCCGTGTGCAGTGCTCGCGCCGTCGACATCGGGGCGCAAGGGGCCGACAAACCTGTGTTCGGGTCGTAGATCTCGCAGGTGTCCGTGACACCGACGGGATTCGATTCCATGTTGGCCAGCGGGCTGGTACTGCCGCCGGTCGTGAGAACCTTCGAGATCGAGGAACCGGCGCCCGGGAGCGCGACCGAACGGTGGCCCACCCGCAGAGCCGAGCCGAGCCGGCGCTCGACAACAAGCGCGGCGCCGCCGATGGCGGAGACAATGCGAAAGGCGCCCTGCAGCGTCGAGTTCAGGGCCGGATCCCAGAGGATGATCCAGTCGCCGGCCTCGACGTTCGAGAACGGGGTGCCAGCAATCGCGCTCAGTTGCAGCGTGTGGCCCCAGTCGTGGAGCGAGCTGACGCTAAGCGACAGTGTCGTCGCACTGTTGATGCCGGTGGTAACGATCTCGGCGTCGCCGTCGACCACAAACCAGAGTTTCGCGGTGGTCGCGATCGTGGTCGGGGCGATGACGTTGGATTGGGTGAAGGCTCGCGTGCTGGGCGATCCCAGCGATAGCCGATCGCCAGCCGAGAGGGCCGACGTGAGGGTGATTTGCGAGGCGTTCCGGTTGAGGACGAAGTCCGGAGCCGCGCCCCGGGCGCTGACCACCGAGAACAGCTTGTTGGTGACCAGAGTCGAGCCGTCGAGGACGCTGACTGCCGACTTGTTGCTGGCGCCGGAGTTGCTCGTCAGCACGAGGCGGCCGTTGCCGTTGCTGGCGGTGACGCCGGGGATGGCCGCGTTGATAACCGCAGCCCAGGCGTTGACGCTGTTGCGCCCCATGCTGGTGAATCCGGTCCCGGCGTCGATGAAGCTCTGGCCGGTAAAAGTGAACGTGATGGACGGAGTGCCGTCGACCGACACCACGAGGGTCTGGCTCCCCGAGAGGGTGTTCCACTCGGAGAAGGCGAGCCCGGCAATGGAGGCAACGGTGCCGTCCTTGGTCATCAGGCGGTCGTTCTTGTAGAGCTGGACCGTGTAGACCACGTTCGGGGGGAACAGGAGCGCGGCGTTCGCATCGGTGCCGGCGCTGGCGATCACTTCGACATCCTCGTTGGTGTCCGCTTTGGCGAAGACGACGACCTGGGCGCCGCCCAAGGTCCGGGCCTGGAACGTCAACTGCGGGTTCGCGTTGATCGAGGCAACAACCTCGTACGCTGAAGCGTTGCCGATCGAAGCGAAGTCGCTGGAGTCGAAGACGTGGACGGAGGTTGTGCCGGCCACGTTGACCGATAGCACCGCGCCCTGGGATAGGGCGAATGGGGCAGAGTTCTGCGTCAGGCAGAAGGCCTTGGCGACCGGGCGCTGGGAGATCGAGACGTCCTGCTCGCCGCCGGCCGCGGAGTCGATGAGGACCTCGATGGCGACGGGGGACGTCCGCTCCTCGTAGCCGGTGCCGTCATCGACGTAGAGGGTCGAGGTGTCCTTGCGGCGGATGACGTTGGACGAAGAGATGCGCTTGTTCTCGTCGTCGGCGGTGATCCCCAACACAGCGTTCTTGAGCGCTAGGGTGGTGCCGGTCTGGCGCGACTCGGCCACGGCGCGGATGCGCTCCCGGTAGGGGTCGTCCAGCTCGGTGTCGACTCCGTTGCTGAACGGCAGCGGGTTGGTGATGGTCGCCCCGTTGAAAGGGGGCTGCACGAACTGCACGATCGAGTTCGCGAGCACGTTTCCGACGGTCCCCTTGAGCTGGGCAACCACGGTGACGCCGGTGACGGAGGTCTCGCCGTCGGGCACCTGGGCCTTGTAGAGCGTGCGGAACTGGACCGCGTCCGCCACGTTCGCTTGTGGCGTTTGGCCGACGGTACCCGGACCGATGGTCCGGGTACCACCCTGGGCCAGAACCACGGTCTCAGTCGTGTTGTGGAACGAGGTGGTGCCGGTCGCGAGTGACAGCGTCCAGTGGGTTCCGACGTTGGCCTTGGAGGTGTAGGCGATGGGGCCTTCGTAGTTCCTCGTCCCGCGGCCGACGTAGACGGAGCCTGTGGGGGGGAACGAGGTGGCGTCGACGAGAGAGAGGGTCGTGCTGCCTACGATCGGGGCCGAGCCGCCCTGGAAGAGTGAGGTCGACTTCTTCGTGAACGAGCTGTCGGAGATGGTGACGGCGCCGCTGGCCGCAGACTGCTGGAGCCGTGGGCACTGCTCGTCCTTGCCCTTGCGGTCGAGGGCGGTGCCGGTCGAGTTGTCCAGCGAGGTCGAGTTCAGGATCCCGAACGTGTCCTGAGACGAACGGAGGTCGCTGCGGGCAGTCGCCTCCAGCATGGACAGAATTCCACCTCCAACGCGAAGATTCCTGACGCCCACCTTGGACCGGAATCCGTCGATGAGGTCGGCTAGGATTTGCTGATACGACCGTGGCGTGGGTACGGTTCCCATTGTTAAGCAGCCCTCATTTGGGTGGGATATTGTGCACGTACGCTGTATTCGTAGATGGCAGTGATGTGCGCGATGAACGCTTCGACACCCATTCTGCGTTTCATGTAGTTACAGGTGGAGCAACAGGTGACGACGTTGCCGTCGATGTACCCCAACGAATTGTCGACACGATCAATGCCGTTGTAGACCCAAGGTGTTCGCTTCGGGGAACGGACCTGCGCCGGCATGCCGTTGCAGTAATTGCAGTTCCGTTTTGTCAACTCCGCGACAGTATCGTCGGACAGAGCCCAGGTGAGTCCGCGGCGAGCGGCACATATTCTGTACTGGGAGACGACAAGGGAGAAGCCCGTCCCCCGGTTCCCCGTTCTGGCTCGTCGTGCCACATCTGTGGCCATCCGACTTTCAAGGCGCCCACATCCGCAGGACTTCGAGTCCCCCGCGATCAGGCCCTGAGAGGCCACAGCTTTTTCCGTTCCGCAGTCGCAACGGCAAAGCCAAAGGGCGTTGCCCTTGGGGCCTCTGCCGGCATCGGCGATGACGGACCAGTGCCCGAAGCGATCACCCAAAAGGTTTTTCCGCATCTTGGGGCGACCGACCGTTGGGTCGGCAGTCATCGCTGGCGCGGCATCTCCCATCGCTTACGATGATTGCGGTCGGATGCCCGTGCTCACATCTAGGCCGATGGGAATCGTTTGGGACGTAGCCGCGATGCTGACCGCAATCCCCAACTGTGCGACGGGTCCCAAAATCGATACGTTTGCGGCTTTGACACCGGCGAACGTGGGATCCCCGTTGAAGAGGTCTTGGGTGGCCCGGGCAATATCTGTTGCCGAAAGGTCCGCGATGCTCATCCCGGGCGCCAGCGGGAGGCCGTACTGGGGGTGCCCGAGCAACGTGCCTCGGCGGGTCGAGACGGCGAGCCTGACCTTCTGGACGATGTTGGTCAAGCCCACCGCCCACCGGTTGTCGCCGTCGGGCGTGATCACCAGGTCGTTCTTGGGGGTCAGCAGGAAGTCGATACCGCCGATGGCCAGTAGGGGATCGTACGAGTCGACGCCCACGATGGTTTTCGTGCGGAAGTCTTCGTTGCTCTGGGGGTCTTGGTCCGAAGGAATGTAGATGATTTGCTGGGAGTTGACCGTGTTCGGCAGGAAGCCCTGCAGGGTGGCGGCGGCCAGTACCGTGTAGAGGTTCATGTTGGGGAGCCCATCGACCACGACCAGATGCTGGCTCGGGGAGAGGTCCACGATCTTTGTGATGCGGCGGCAAGTCCGCGCGGTCCCGCGAGATGAGATCCACACAGGCTGACCGACCCCCAGGTACGAGGTGTCAGCGACCATGAGCGTATCGTTGGCCCCGTTGATCAACAGCGGCAGCTCGAACCCTTCCTCGTCGACGTACGGGGACTGGAGGCCGTTGAGCGCGACAATTTCGTGCCACCGAAGTGGGTCGCCCAAATATCTGTTCGCCAACATCTCGATCGTCGATCCGTAGGGGAACGGGACAGCGAACTTCGACTTCGGCTTCGTGAACGCGATCCCGGAGCGGGCGGCGAGCCCGGCCACCGCGGAGATGGCGTCGAGCTTGGGGTTCAGGTCGTTGTCGGTGTTGACGATCAGGCGCTCGAATTCGATCTGGAGCTGGCTGAGGGAAAAAAGGACGTCGAAGTCCTGGTCGGTCGGCTGCTCCAAAACGGTCGGGTTGGACGAAATACCGTACGTCTCGTTGAAGGTGGTGCTTCCGAGACCGATGGAATTCGCGAACAGAGTCGAGGTGGCGTCCACGGCGTCGTGCCGGCGCTGGAAATCTACGCCGGTCAGCCGGCGCGCCCTGGTTCGCTCGTTGGCGATGGCGATGGTCACCTTCGGCTGCAGGCGGAGGTCGCCGATGTTGATGCCGTTGAACAGGTTGAAGTTGTCGGACGGGACCAGGAACGGGTCGTTGGCCGGGTGCGCGTCGCGGCTCTGCAGCGAGGACGGGTCACCGGTCTGTTCGGCCGCCAGATCCAAGAGATCGCCGACCGCGGCGGCGACGGCGGTGATGCCGTTCGTAAAAATACGGCGGGCGGCCCCGGGCGCGGACATCAAATCGAGGATCGCCGGCTTCAGGGACTGAACGATCGAGTCAGGCATGTCGGCAACGGCCAACGGGATCGACAACGCGTCCTTTGCGAACAGGGTCAGGTCTCGCATCGGCTCGTAGAGCCCGTTGTGTACGTCGCCGCCGACCGCAGCGATCGTTGCGCTCGCGTCTTGGACCACAGCACGGACCTGGGAGACCGTCCGGAGCAATGTAGCCAGCTTCGACGGGTCTTTTTGGACCGGAACATAGTCCAAAATCGATCCGGCGTTGCCGGTGCCGATCTGGATGCGCTTGTACGCCTTGAGCTGGAGGTTGTAGTCGTATTTGTAGGCGTTTTTGAAGTTCTTCGTCACCTGGAACTCCCCGGTGGGAGCAACCAGCCAAACGGCCTCCTCTTTCCACGTCGTAAAGGCCAGGCGAGCGGTCCGACCTGCCTTCGTCCGCTTCAATTCTAGGTACGCTTCAAGGAAAAGGGTCATCAGGCGCATCTGGTAGTAGCCCGTGAGGGTCTCCAGGTCGGCTCCGGGGTTGAAATCTGCGTCCGTGACGGTATTGAACACCGCAGACTGCGTGGATCCGATCAGTGACGCCGCCGCCACGGTCGCGCTCGCCGCCGTCAGAGTCCCGCCGAAGATGTTGGGGCCGAAAGAGCTGATGGGAGACTGGGCGTTGCTGCGCCCAAACAGAACTCCGGTGGTCCCGGACATATGGATCATGCGGATCGGGGCTCCGCCGTGCTCTTCGACGACTCCGTTGAGCGTTACGGACGTCGTAACCGCAAACGGCATTGAGATCGTCAACGATTCTGGGGGGATCGGGAGGTTGAACGTCCAGGACGTGCCTCCGGAGGCGGCCTTGGGGGCGTAAGTGTTGCCTTCCTGGCGTTCGACAACGATCAATTGGTACGGGTAGGCCTTGCACCAACGGAGCCCGTCGATAGTGGCCGGCCTCGGGAAGTTGATTTCGGTCGGCTGAACGGGAGGGAGCGCGTTTCTCTGCGCCATCTCGACAAAGTTTGCCGGGGTGTATGGGGCTGGGGGCTGGAATGCCACGATCTGCATGATTGCCGTTGACGTCACGAGCCTTTGGGGCTAGACGGGTAAACGAGCCCCAATGGCGGGGCGACGATTGGAGCCCATAAATGCCCAAGAGCACAAACGTGAGCGACCTAGTAGACGACTTCGTTCGAAAATTGACGGACGCCCTCCATCACGAGACAGAGATGCGTGCCCGAGAAGCTGTGCTGAGCGCATTCGGAGGTGCCCCGGCGGCCCCCAGGGCCGTTTCAAAGCCACGGAATGCAGTGAGCCCCCGCCTCAAGCTCGCCGGCCGCTACATGGGCCTCATCAAGCGGATGAAGAAGGGCGAGCAGAAGCGGATCAAGGGCGTTCGCGCCACCCAAGGCGTAGAGGCGGCGCTCACCTTGATGACCCAGATGGCCGCGGCTCGCGGATAGGGGTTCAGCGCTACAGCAAGCCCGCTGACGCCCCGGCATCGAAGGTCAGCGGGCCGGAGGCGTACTCGTACAGGCCGCAGATACGGTCGTTGTGGCGACCATCGCCCAGCAGCCCCAGGGCCATGTTGCACTTATTGCAGAGCAGGCCTCTGATCTCGCCGGTGATGTGATCGTGATCGATCTTCAGGACGTTGTGCGGGCCCCCGGGAACATCCGTTCTGCATCCGGGGTTCGCGCAACGATTTTGTTGCCGTAGCTCCATCTGTGCCAGTTCGGCGTCCGTCAGACCGTACGACCTGGCCCGGTCGTATTTCAAGTATTTGTACTGAGGATTTCGATGGTACCGGTCACGCTCTTGTTCGAGAATCGCCTCTCGACATCTCAGGCGTCCGGGGCTCTTCCGCTTCAGGCTCACTCCGGGACCGCAGTGTGAGCAGTCGCCGGTCAAGGCGTCGGGATCTTTATTTGAGAGTCTGTGCTTCCACATAGTCTATGACCGCGACCTGGCCTGGGAGAGATGGATCTCCACACAGGCCTATAGCGAACGCCGGACACAGCAGTGGCCGGTCGGTTTACAGGGCCGACCGGCCACTGGAAAGCTAGGGGTTATTTTAAGCTACTGCTGCGGCACAATTGCCCCAATTCGAGGGCGCCCTTCGGCCTCAGCCGACGTGCTTGGGACCTTAGCTCTGAGCGAGGACGAGGACCACGAGGGTGGAACCACTCAGGTCCGTGTTGGCCTGCTGGATCTGGTCGTTCACGGTCACGGTCGACTCGAAGTGAGCCGCCGCCGAGGTGTGGGTGGTGACATCGGACACCATGATGACCTTGTCGCCGACCTTGGCGCCGGTCGCCGTGATGTGGCTGGGGGTCACCGAGGAGTCCGTTCCCAGGGTGCAGAACGAGTGGAACGAGGACGCCGGGAGCTTCGCCTGACCCGTGAAGGTCGCGGTGCCGGTGACGGCCAAGTTGCGGCCCGCGGTGACGTCACGAGTCGCGACGACGTCGCGGCCCGAGGACACGTCTACCGTGGTCGACAGGGTGCCCACGACCGACTGATCGCCGGTGAGGGCGACGCCGTTCACGATCACTTTGCCGCCGAAGGTGACGTCGGTATTGAACGTCCACGTTCCGTCCTTGTCCGAGATCTTGCCGATGTCGATGCCACGACCGCCGAAGAGACGGGAGCCGAAGGACCAGACTTGGGGGTAACCGGGGGTGATTTTGGTGCGCGATCCAGCCATTTGAATTCTCCTTGACGGTGTGGGTTCAGCCCCAGATCGGGGTCAAAGAGATGATTGGTGCGCTAGTTGGCCGGCAGCGTGTCCTCTGGCCCTTTGGTCCCCAAAGTCGTCGGAACCTCGATCTGGATGCGCCCGCGGTCGGCGGCGGTGAAGCGGCCCGGGAGCAGGTGGCTGTAGCGCTCGGTGGTCACGACCGAGCTGTGGCCCATAACCTCCTGGAGCTTCTCCAGGGTGCCTCCGCCGAGCACCCACTGGCTCGCGAACGTGTGCCGGGTAGCGCGGTACCAAATCATGGGCTCGATCTCCAACGTCGCCAGGACCTCGCGCAGCTCCTCGCCCATCCGGTGATCGCCCAGGAAACGTCGCCGAGGGCCCGTAGCCGAGCCGCCACGCGGCCCAAGGATGGGCGGGCACACTAAACCCACGCCGCCGGTGATCGCCCTATGCTTCTCCAGCAGAGGGTAGAGGGAGTCGAGGATGGGGACGATGCGGACCTCGCCGTCCTTGACCTTCGCGCGGCCGTCCGCGGTCAGCCGGGCGGCGACCTTCCCTTTGCGGCGCTGGACCTGCTCGCGGACCGCGATGGTGCGGGAGACCAGGTTGACGGTGGCCCAGTCGAGAGCGCGGACCTCTGACGTCCGGAGGCCGCCCAAGGCGCCGATTGCGTAGGCGATGGCGATGCTGGTGTGCTTCTTATACAGGCCCTCGTAAACGCGATGGATGTCGTTCGGATCCTTGATGAACGGGACGTCCTTGGGGTCGTGGTCGGACTTGAGGAACTCGCGCCGAGTTTTCTTGGACAGCATCCGCGTGGGGTTCATCTTCGCTTGACCGTCCTCCACCAGGTCCGAGTAGAGGGAGGAGAGGAGGGCCATGCAGAGTTTTACCGTGGCCTTGCCGAGGCCCTTGGTGCGGAGGGCGGCCATCGTCGTCTTGAGGACGGACACACCCACCTCGTTTGGTGTCAAATCCCCGACGAGCGGCTTCAAGTGATTGGTCCAGCGGTTGGAGTCGTCGTAATGAGATTCGTGGGCGGTGCGGGCCGCGAGCCAGGTAACGGCTAGCTGTGACAGGGTTTCGACGTCTGTCCGGCGACTCTCGCCGAGTCCGTATATGCCCTCCTGGACGCGCTTCGTAATCTCGGTGAGGAGACGCTTGGCGGTATCGGCGTCTGGCAGAGACTTGGTCCGACGCTTCCCATCGACATCGTACCACTGGATCACAGCCCTATTAGCCCGGACCTGGATAGATCCAGCTCCATGAGGCCTCCGTCGCTTAGGTCTCGCCATGACGTAGAACTATAGCGGGCGGATTGCGGTAGAGCAACCCAATTCGACCTCGATCAAATCGGCAGGGGCTTGAAGTTCTGGAAAGTTGACCACAGCGAACTCCCCCCACGCTTCCAGGGCTGCCTTGTCGTACGCCTTGGCGGCCTCGATCTTGTCGGCGTAGTAGCCGAGGTGGCGAAGCTTGTTGTTTACCCTGATTCGGGCCGGCCATTTGCCCAGGCGCTCGCACCAACCAACGCCCTTGTAGCCGCTGGTGTTATTGGCGAACCGGACCTTATTAGCATTGTTCCTGCCGTTCGGGTCGGGGCGCAGGTTGTCCCGCCGATTGTTCCGGCCGTCGCGGTCAATGTGGTCAGGCGGACCTACGATGCCCATTCTCCTGGCTATTTCTTGGTGGAGCCCGACGGTCTTCTGCTTGCCGTCGAACCTTGGAAGCTTGCGCCGGGCGTAAAACGTCTTTCCGCTTTTTACCGCATACCAATTGAACGCCGCCAGATCGGCGTCGACATCGTCGACATATGCAACTTGGCCTTTGGTGAGAGGAATCTCCACACTGGACTATAGCGAACGCCCTTCGGGGCCCCGTTCTCTATTGCCGTCAATTTGGTCGTGTGTTCCGATTCGGATCGGCCATTCGTCGTTGGATGACGTGGTGCATGTAAATCTTCTTCCACCCGCCGCCTGGCTTGCGGACCCTGCGAACGGCGTAGAACGTCCCGTCTGCCTTTTCCGCGTCCCACTTGAACTCTGCCAAATCCGCGTCGATCTCGTCGACCGTCGCGAACATGCCATTGGTGAGCTGAATCTTCATCTCAAATCTATAGCGAACGATTTGATCGAGATCAAATGGAAAGAGAGCGTTCGCTATAGGCAACACATGAATCTCATCGCTGTGGTCTGTATGTTGGCCTGGATGCTCGGCATGGCCTCCGGGGTGGTGCTCGGTGGCTTCATCCACCTGTTACTGGTGGCAGCCGTCGTTCTCGTGCTCGTCCGACTGATAGATGGGGCGGGCTCGCCGCGGCCCGAGAAGAAGGTGAAGATCCAGTTCAAGGTCGACCCCGACGCCCTGGCGAAAGCGCAGCAGCAGATCAGAGACCTGCAGGATGCCCTCCGCTTCTACGTGGACCGCAGCGACGAGGTTGGCGAACAACTGGAGCTGGCAGGCGCTCGAATCGACATGCTGAGGCGTCACAGAACGGAGATCGTAGAGCGCGTGGAGGGCATCTTTCACATGGCCCGCTGGATCCAGGGCGACCGGGACACAGCCGAGGCCGAGGTCGTCCGGCTCAAGGAGATGGTCGAGCGCCTGCGAGGGGTTTGGTCGCAGACCGGCAAGATCGCCGCCCGCCGCCTCGGCGACCTCGCGAAGGCCAAACTAGAAATCGACCAGTTGACGGTCCAGATGGCCGGCGTCAGCGTGGCCGCCCTCGGCTGGTCGACCGAGACGGCAAAGCGGGGAGATTACGGCTGGTCGGTGCCGTACCAGGACGCGCTGAACCTGCGGCAGCGCTACGACAGGCTGCGAACGCTCGTGCACCCGGAGGTCGTCGAGGAGATCGAGGAGTCGCTGAGGGGGCAATGACCAAGGAGCAGGCGCGGATGAACGCGCTGGCCATCACTACCGTGATGGAGGCGATCCTCTCCATACCTTCGGAGCTGCAGGGGATGAGGGCCGAGATTGCCGAGCTGCGTCGCCAGATCTCAGTCCTGCAGGCGGTCCAGCCGCTCTCGATCGTCACTGTTCCAGAGGCCGCCGAACGCCTGGGAGTTACTGTCCGGACGGTAAGGCGCATGCTCAAGGAGGGGCGGCTGAAGTCGGTTCGTATCGGGAACCGGGTCCGGGTGGATTTGTCATCGGTTCAAGCGGCCCTTTTGATGACGGTCGACAGCGTTTTTGGTATTGACAGCAAAAGTGCGCCCGCGTAAGGTCAAAGCCATGAATTTCTACGTTACCTGGTACACCTCAAGCCTGATCCCGCTGCAGGAACGGATCGGCCCATTCCTCATCCGCGAGATGGCCGCGCGCGAGGTGGACTTCGTTCTGACGGACCCCCTCATCAAGGTGATCGACATCGACATCGAGACCGTGGAGGAGAGCGCACATGAATGAAGGCACCAAACCGCACTGTGACCCCAATGTCCTCCACTCGCCAGGGGCGTGCCATTGGTGCGATCGGTACGCGCCCGCCGCCCAGGTCCAACGCGTGAAGGACAGGGTGAACTTCACCGGCGAGACGAAAGAAGGGCTCACCCCCTGCCCGTCGGACGTCAAACGGGGGTTCGGCATCGCCGAGAAGTGGGAAGGCAACCTCGCGCAGGTGTTAGCGCGGGCGACGGGGCAGATCTGGAAGATCTACCAGCTCAACGCGCCGGAAGCCCTTCCTGGGGTTGTGCGGCTAGGCAAGCGTCACCACAGCGACGAGGGCTGGGAGTGCGACAACGTGAAGAACGCCGCCGTCTTCGGGATCAACGACAATCACTGGACGGACCGGAAACGGTGGCGGACGGTGCTCATGCAGCAGCTCGACACAGGAACTTCCCAGTAGACAGATCCCGATGCGACTCCAGCGCTCCACCTTTGTTTGCGGCCCGCTGTCGGTGCTCAACGCAGCCCGTGCCCTCGGGGTCCGGCTCACGGAGCGCGAGATCCGACTGCACACCGGTACCACGAAGAAGGACGGGACGAACGAGCACGGCATCAAGAGCGCGCTGGAGCGCCTGGGATTCACCTTCACCGAGATCCGGGCCACCAAAGACCTCGCCTTCGATATGCTCTACCAGGCGCTCGTGGATGGGGCGGTGGGAAGCCTGTCAGTCGAGGAGGGGCGGCACTGGATCGCGGCCATCGGGATCGCCGGGCCCCGAATCGTGACCTTCGATAGCTGGAACTCTGCCGCCAACAAGAGCGAGTGCGGTGTCGACGTGCTGGACCGCCGCCAGCTCTCGCACTGGTGGGCCCAGCCTACGAGCGGAATCAGCTACGGCATCGTTTTCAAGAAAGGGACCCAATGAGAAACCTCGAAGACAGACCCCTGCACAAGGCAGTGGAGCGCACGATGGCTGGCTTCCGCGCCGCGGGCCTCAACGTACGTCCGGCTCTAGGCTCCGCCGTCAAGGCCTACATGGAGGCTGCCAATCACCCCGACAGCTTGGTCCGGGTGACGGCGACGGCCGAAGAAGAGATGGTTCTCTTCGACTCGCTCGTGAGCATGGACCGCGCCGGCCGCAACAAGATCGACTGGATGAAGACGGTCAAGTCGACGGACGAGCACCCCGAGTTGGAGTTGCTCATCGAGTTCAGGAACGGATCGGGTATCGAGCTGGTGAGGCACCGTTCGCTATAGATAGGACATGAACGACTTCCTCGACCGCGTCCACCTGGCGCCCGATCAAACAGAGGACGGCCAAGACATTAGGCCAGCGAGCAAGATGCCCTCGCTGATCAACCAGCTCATGATGGGCGCCCACGCCTGGATGCAGTTGGCCAGGCGCGTGCCCCATCAAGGCAATGCGCTCTACAAGGAGCGGGCGAAGCGGGCGGACGAGTACTGGCAGCGCGCGGAGCGCATTCGCTACTGGATCGCCCGCGCCAAGACTTTCCGCGACAACCCGAACGTTCCTATCAACGACATGAGCGGACCGATGATCTGCTCGATCCTCGAAATCATCTGCGGTCCTTAAGGTTGTCAGGATGCACGACGTTATCAACCTCTGGGCCTTCAATATCTTCCTGGTGATCCCTGTGATCGCGGTCTGGGAGGGGTTCAAATGGGCATGGCGGGGGCTGGGTAAGTGGTGAGGGTAGAGAAGCCGAGAGCCCAGCCCATGCGCCCGAAGTCCCTTCGCCTCGCTGTCCTTCCGGACAAGCGCAAGAACTGTTGCTGCACGCCCGCGACCTGCACCTGCCGAAAGCCCGCTGACCGTTCGCTATAGGCTGAGCATGGGCAACTGCGCGACCGCGAAAATGTTCTGGGGCTTTCCTGTCGAGGACGAGGACGTCAAGGAGAAGCTCGAAAACTGGGAGAAAAACTACGCCGCCGCCAAGGGCGTCCCGGAGCCTGAGGGCGGGTATGACCGTGACAAATACCGGGCATACCTGGACAAGAAGACGCCCGTAATGAAGGCCGGCGGCTGCAAGGTCGATTACCACGGTTACGAGTACGGCGACGACTACGTGTGCGTCTCGGCGTCCGAGATCGCGGTCGACTGGGGCGAGTCCCGCAAGCTCGATCCTCTCTACGCCGTCGACCCCGACTGGACGCGGAAGCTCAAGGATTTTTGCGACGCCCTCGGCATCTCCTGCCAGGAGCCGGGCTGGTACATGGTCGTCCACTACGGCTGACCGTTCGCTATAGGTCGGTATGCCTCTCATCAAGATCAAGCCGAACGATCCCGCGTACGACCGGGCGTTCAAACACGGAGCGGCATTTGCGCTCTTCTTGTACGCGTTCGTCGCGCTGGGGTTTCACGACTACGGCAACGCCGCCGCCGCCTTAGGTGGCGCCGTCGCCATGCTGCTCGTCTGATGATGACCGAGATCCAATACAGGGCCGAGATCGGGCGCCTGGAGGCGGAGACCAAAAGGCTCGGAGCCGAGAAGCGCGCTCTCATGAACCTCGCCTGGGCGATCCGGGAGTTCTGCCCTCATGGTGAGCACGACAAGCGAAGATCGCACGAATGGGCCACCCTTCGCGCTGACGCCCCCACCGTCATCGTCGGGGGCAGGAATACGCGATGAGCACCAGCGTCGCGGTGATCCGTTGCGGCCTGCACTCCGGCTTCCCCCGCTGCTGCATCCGGTTCTTCATCGGGCCCTGGTCGCGGATGTCGGTCGAGGAGCACCAGCTGTACATCGCAACGACCCCGGCCGCCGGCTACGTGCGCTGCCCAGATTGCGTCGCCAGTGACCGCCGGGTCCAGGTGAAGAGCTGCCCGGTCGGCAGCCACGGCGGCAACGTCCTCGGGGAGTCGGTGGGCCACTACGAGCGCGTCGATGGCCGCGTGGTGCTGACCTCGGTCGAGTTCTTCTACAGGGACAGGCCTGGGAGCTTTGGCCGGCCTTGCGTCGACGGCCAGATCCTACCCGAAGACTTCGATGTCCAGGGCGAGTCAAATCCATGACCCCTCTTTCTCCAAAACCGGCTCCGAAAATTTTCCCAAACCCAGCCCCCAAATTCTCGCCCCCCCCCGCCACCCCTCGGGCCCCGGTAGTGTCCTTCCCGTCCGGGCCTGTCGTGCTGATCCCGACCCCAGTCAACCCCTCCAAGCTGCGGCCTCCTGGGAAGCGATTGGAGCCCCCATCAACTTGACCTAGGCCTGGAGCCGTTCGCTATAGGGGATCATGGCAAATGAACGCACCAAGCTTCCGCCGAACCCCGAAGGCTACGTCGCCGCCCGCTGACGGAGGGCCGTGTCGGGCTCGATTCCGCGAACCGGCGCCACCTGCGGTGGTGGCCGGCTCCTGGGTCCATCACCTTCCTCTTGGAAGAGGCCCGGAAGGCGGAGCTGAACTGACGCGCGGCGTCCCGATTTAGTAACGCGTGACACTTTTGAATGGAACGCGCGTTACGGATTTGAGAGAGTAGATCCATGGCAATCGCATTCGTCCCCGACGAGAAAGTCACCCAGACCCCGGCAAACGACAACCGGGTTCCGGAACAGAATGTCACAAGACTGACGCGGCTGTTCCCTCTGTTCGACTACCAGGTCCCCATGGTTGAGGCGGCGGTCGACGACGTCCTCCGTGGAGAACGCGACGTCCTGTTCGCTGCCACGCCTGGGTCAGGGAAGTCGGTCATGATGTTCGAGATCGCCTGCCGCCTCATCGAAATGGGCGCCGCGAAGAAGATCCTGGTGCTGGCCTGGTTTCGCACCGATCTGAAGCGCCAGCTCCGGGCAGACATGGACGCGTACGCGCCAGGCCTGAGTGACTACGTGCGCATCGAGATCCCGCAGCAGGGCCACAACATCAGTGGCTGACGACGTAGTCGCTCCATTCCCGGCGCTGCTCGTACACTAGCTCCAGGCGGGGCAGCGGGAGCCCGTCCTCCTTCAGCTCTCGTTCGAAGCGCCACCCGTCCAAGCTGCCCTCCAGCTCTCGTTCGAGGCGTTCGATCCGGGCATTGGCTTGCTCCAGCTCAGTGTCCTTGAGGTTGAGAAGCTCGGTCAGGCGTTCGGCGGTATCGGCCATGCTCAACCTATAGCGAACGGGTCAGTGCCCGAGGGCCGCTTTGGCAGTGTGCCGCTCGTCCTCGACGCAGCACCCGGTCATGGAGTCCCGGTCGTCGTGGAACATCAGGCAGTCGCCGCAGGGCTTGCACTGGGTCCCGTAGGGGAGCAGTTGTCCTTGCGATCGACCTCGACGCCGCAGCACTCGCAGCTAGGGGGCGGCGGCAGGACCACGGAGTACTTTTCCACGAAGGCGGCAGCGGCCTGGACGAAATCTCCGTGCTTGTAGTGGCCGAAGACGGGGTCTTTGTCGACCCGGCTCAGGGTGAAGATGAGGCCTTCGGCCGGGTGCTTACCGCAACAGGCGGACTCGGGCATCCCCTTCCATTGCCGGCGCTGGCCGGCCTCCGCCTTCACGGGTCCGTAGTCGCCGCAAGGCCCGTCGTTCTCGCGGTTGCTCATGGGGTGTACTCGAACAGGACGTTTCCGTCTTCGGCCACGATCTTCTCCAGGACGATGCCCTCGCCGCAGTCGGTGTCGATCGAGGCGTCGGCGCTGTAGCCGGGGGCGCCGGCGCGCGCCATGAACAGGCGCTTGTTGCAGTCGCAGCCGTAGTTGCCCTCGGTCCACTGCCAGATGAAGTTGGCGGGCGAGATAGAGGCTGCGTACTCGTCCTTGCAGTCGACGCGGATGCCGGTGCTGGGATCGAAGAGGGTGACGATGGCGCTCATGCTGACCAGCTTGGGGGCGGCGAGGGGTGGATCTCGAACTTGGTGGGCGTCCGATACCAGATCCGGGCTCCGCCCTCGACCCATTCGTGACGGATGACGGCGTCGGCGCGATCGAAGACGACGGCTTCGTCCCAGCGGACCAGGACGGAGGGTGCTTCACCGGAGGCGCTCATTTTCGACCGAGCCTCTTCTTCACGTTCACGACGACCTCGCCCAGGTTCGGGGCCCCTGGTACCCCAAACTCTGTACAGAGCTTCTCCAGGATCTGGTGGTAGCTGGGCAGACCCTCCAGGGCCTTGAGCTGAGCCCGCTGCCGATCAGCGATGCGCTCGCTGGTATCGAGGCGCTTGCGGGCGGTGTCGATCTTGACCAGGATGTTGTTCAGCTTGCAGTCGACGCCGTGGGTCTCTCCGCGCTGGAGGTCGGCTCCGCACTCGATGCACTCGCCCGGCCAGCACTGCTTGCCGACGATGGAGCGGATCACGTCCTCCATCTCCGGCGCCAGGACCATCTGGGTGGCGTAGGGCTCGGTCGGGGGATCGCCCGAGATCGAGTCGTACGGGGCGCAGCGGCCGAAATCGCAGATCTCGACGCCGTCAGCGTCCAGGATCGCGCCCATGTCGTCGAAGGCTTCGTTCTCGGGCCGTAACGACCACGGGTGCGGGTGCTTCACTTCTTCTTCCCTCGCAGTAGACGCCGGGCCTTCGCCGAGCTTCGGGGCACGGGATCGTGAGCGCGAACATCCGGCTTGATCCTCTGGGCAGGCGGGGCCTGGACTGGCTTCGGAGCTTCGGGCTTCGCCCGGGGCCTGGGAAGCGGCAGCAGGCGGGGGCTCGCGTAGGGAGCGTGGCGGCCCTCGATCTCGCTGAGCTGAGGGTGGTTGTAGCCGACGTCGGGGATGCCGCCGAAAAGGGCGCCGATCTGCGGCATCAGAATGTGGTAGGCCCGCGGGCAGTCAACGCAGGCCAACGCCGCGCCCTGGTTCTTGAACTTCAGGTGTGGGTGGAAGCAGGGGGTGAGGGCCATGCTCAACCTATAGCGAACCCACGTCCGGGTTCTCGAATAGCTTGGCGAGGACGGCCCCCAGGGCGGCGTTGTCCAGGACCTCGGCCGCGGCCACGAAGCCCTCTTCGTTCTCGGGCGTCTCCAGGTTCCTGTCGTAGAGCGTGGCGTAGCTGGTCGCCTTGCCCTCGAACATTTCCACGTCGATGGAGATGCGCTGGGACGGTGTGAGCCGAGACAGAACGTTCGTTCCACCGCCCTTGAGGGCTTCGTCCTCGGTCTTCGCCTCGTAGAACCCACGGCGGTACGCTCCGCCCACTTCATCGGCCAGGATCGTCTCATTCTTCATTTTTCGGGAGGTCGCCGATTTTGCGAAATGGTAGGCGCCGTGCCCCCGTTTGTGCGCCCGCGCTCTCGCCTGTTCATGCGTGTTCATGCCCCGCTCAGCTCCCTCTTCGCGCGCTCGTTCAGGAAGGTGCTCCAGTCGGTTTCGAGTTGGTCCGCCATCGTGTACGGGAAGGTTTCGCCATCGAGCCATGGCGCGCAACGATCCGAGTTTTCCATCTTGAACCGGTAGACGAGACGAACCCCGCGTCGAGCAAAGCCCTCGACCACGTCGACTTCCTTCCCCAGCTCCCAGCCCCGCTTCTGCCAGACCTCGGCCTGGCGCTTCCAGCCGTCGCGCTCAACCAGGGCCACGTCGAGGTTGCGTAGGACTAGCAGCTGCTCTCGCTCCACCTCGTCGAGTGCCTTCTCCAGCTCCTTGACGCGCTCGAAGCGGCTGGCGGCCAGATCCCCGCACTGGATCGCGTCGTTGCGGCATATCTCCAGCTTGTTATCGGTCACCCGAAGCTCGGCGCGGAGCCGTTCGATCTCTTCGTTGGCAAAGGCCAATTCCGATCCCAAGCTCATGCCGACCTCCGAGCCCGCATGCTCTGGGTGGCCTCGTAAAGCTCGCGGTAGGACGACTCGACGGTCACCAGCTTGCCGTCCAGGCCCTCGGCCATGACGTGCTCTTGGAACAGGCGGGCCTCGGAGTCGTAGTTGAACACCGAGACCACCTCCTGGCCGATCCACGTCCCGGCCGCGCTCTTGGTGACCCGGACCAGGCAATAGGCTTTGACGCCTTGATTGCGCAGCTCCTGGTCGTAGGGGTGGGGAAGCTCTTGGATCGCGTACGTGATTCGAGCGGTCATGATTCGTCCTGGTCTCGTGATTGGAGGGCGGTGGCGAACACGCGGCGGTAGAGGGCCAGCGGCACCTGGTGTGCTGCCTCGTTGCCGACGATGAGGGCGGTGAAGTCGCGGAGGGCCTTCGCTTTCTCGCCGACTCGTTTCGCGAGCTTCGGGTACTCGTACCAGGCCTTGGCGCCGTAACGCTGGGCAAACCGCGAGCGCCTGCGGACGCTGACAATGTACGGAATGTCGACCGGGGTCTTTGTCATCGGTCGCCACCACCCAGCCCGGAACAGCTTCCGGGCGCGCTCGCGCAGCTCGTCGCTCATCGGAGTCTGCCGTCGACCACCTGTCGATTGGTCTCGGCCGGAATGGCGAGCGTCGGCTCCTCCTCGTCGATGGTGACCGGTACGGCTTCGCCCACATCTACGGACAGGTCGCTGAAGGCGGTTTCGGCATCGGGGCGGGTGTTCGTTTCCATACCTGCCTATAGCGAACGTTCTATCCTGGGGATTCGAGCGGCTTTCGCAAGATGTCCTTGTGCCGGCTCCAGCCCTTGTGGCCGCAGTCCGTGCAGAAATATTCGTGGAAGGTGTCGGTCCCGCGGACCCCACGATTGCCACCGGTGTAGGGTCGCGTGCGCCCTGTGCGTACGACGTGCCAACCTGGTCTGGTGGCGCGCTGTCTCCAGCCCGACCTTTTCTTGCAGGCCGCGCAGTAGAAGAAGAGAGGCCAGCCGCTTCCGTTGTTCGCGCCCATCAGTGCCCTTGATCTCGGCCGCACCCCCCTCGCCTCCCTTACGGTCGGCTCGGAGTCGCAGTTGTTCTCTGTGTGCTCTGGTGTCGAGCTGGAGTTTGTTCGGGTCTGTAAGGGGTTGGTCGAATCGGTCTCGGCGGTCTTGATGGCTGACTCGACCGCGGTGACCACGGATTCCATCTAGGCCGGGTCTTTCTTGGTGCGGACGATGCTTCCATCGCCCTGGACCTGGATGCGTTCGTCGGCTTTTGAGTAGCGGTTGCCGATGTCGAGGCTGAGGGCCTGGAACTCTCGATCGAGGTCGGTGATGGCGAGGCTGAGGGCCTGGAGCTGGATCTGGATGTTCTGGACCTTGAGGAGGTCGACTTCGGCCAGGTGGGTGGCGGTGTGGTTCGGGTGGGGCTTGGTGGTCTTCATTGGGTAGATGATTGCTGGTGCATGACGCTCCGCGAGCATCGCTCGCGGTTTCCCTGATCGCTACTCACCGTAGCTCCAGGGTTCGACCAGTATCTTTCGAGGCTGGTTTAGGCTCGGCCATTGGAGCCCCCGGCGAGGAGTCGTTCCTCGTCCGTTCCGCCACCGTCTTCTGTTTACCCAACGCCCTGATATTGTGAGCGGCGTTAGCGTCTCGGTGGTCGAAGTATCCGCAATCGCACCTGAATTTCTTGCCAGCCGGCTTATTGATCGTTCCGCACCTGGAACAGGCTCGGGACGTATAGGCTGGGTTGACGGGCAGTACAGGTATGCCGAGAATCGCAGCTTTGTACTCGATGAAAGATCGCAACTGGGCGAAGGCCCATTGCGATTTTTGTACGTACGCCCGGATTTTGGACTTGGCACCGTTCGGGTGCAAATCCTCCAGGGCAATAGCTGAGCGAGTGAGTTCGGCAATGTTGACGATTTGACGCGATACCTTGTGATTCATCTCTCGGGCGAGCTTTGCTTGCTTCCCGGAGACGTGCTTTGCTTTCTGGGTATGTCCTTTCGCTTGATGTTTTCGGCGCTGCTTACGGAAGTTGAACTTGATGGACCCGATATCGGGTCCGAGTCTGCGAACCTTGCCCTGGCCGTAAGCGATGGTCGCGATGTTGCCGCGGGTGTTAAAATCCACGCCGACGACATCGGTAGGAGTCTGGGCGAGGCCGGAAGCCGTCTCGTACTGGACATGTACGTACCAGCGCCGATTACGCTTGATGAATTCGATCGCCAACACGCGGGCTACGGGCCGCTGGAACTGACAAGGAATGTTCGCCTTGAGGCAAGGCACATAGATACCGCCAACAACCTGACGCACCTGCCGACCTCTGTCGGCGCAGATCGGCAACGTTACCCGCTTGATGGTTTTCGCCTTCGGGTACTTGCGGATCAAAGCCTTGGAGATTACTGATGGCAGCTCCGGGAAGTCTTTGGTGGAGTTGGCTCCAGCAACGATTTTGCGTACGGAACCACGGGCAATTTGGTACAATCGGTTCAAATGGTTGACGATTTCGCCTCGAACCACGAACTTGCCCGTAAGGATCACTGCGTGTTTCGGCTCTGCTACCACGTGGTCTTCGTGACCAAATTCAGGCGACGGGCACTCACCGCCGAATCTCTGGCTCACGTCGTTCGCTGGTTGCCCGAGTACGCCAAGTCGATCGGCGTTGTCGTTCGCGAGATCAACGGAGAGCCCGACCACGTTCACATGCTGCTGGAGCTGACACCCCAGGACCGACTCGGGTCCGTTATAGGTGCCCTCAAGGCCCGCAGCTCCAAGGAGCTTCACGAACACTTCAGGTTCCGTATGTATTGGGGAAGACATTCAAGGACTTTGTGGAGTGAGGGCTATTTCGTGGTTTCTGCTGGTGGGGCCCCGTTGGACACGATCAAGAAATACATAGCGAATCAGGCTGGTGCTTAACCTATAGCGAACGTCGGAGGGCTTGACCGCGGGCACCGCCCGCGGCTTGCGCCCGAAGAGCGGTCAAGCTCAAACGGGATTCTTGGGGCAACCGTCGACGGGGCGCCTGATCTCCCGGTTCAGGAACGTGTCAATGAGGGCCCTACGATGACAGAGCCCGCAGGCGATGCACACGCTCCTGCTGGACAGGTCGACGACTGGCAGGTCCTTCCAGTCGTGGAGTCCGGCAGCCGGCTTGGCTGCACCGGGCTTGCACTCACCCGAGTGAGAAATCTCGCAGTGGCGGCACCAAAAGTCACCGTAGCCCATCAGTGATTCCCCATCCGCTTCAGTCGCAGCGCCGGACCGGGCGCCCGATGCTCGGTGACGAACATGCCGTCCCCGTCGTATTCAGCGGTCCTGGGAACGAAGCGCTCGTTCACCTCGACCTCCACGGCGGAGACGTAGCCGTTGCAGTCGCAGCCCTCGATGATGACCCAGTCCTCTTCGCCGACCTTGCCCTCGAAGAGCAGGTGCTGGAACTGCGCGATGACCTCTTTGACGGTGAGGGCCTTCATTCCTTCTTCTCACCGATGACGAAGTTGATCGACACGAACTCGATGGGCTGAGGATCCATCGTCATCGTCGCGTGCATTGTGATGTGCGGCGCGATCGGGACAGCGTTGGGGCTGCCGAGAACCTCGACCGGGTTGACCTCCGCCGACATGCTGTAGTTCGTGAGGCGAGCGCCATGGAACTTGGAGATGGCGCCGGTGTCATGGAACTGCACGCACATCGCGGTGCCCTCCCACCACATGTCGCGCAGGGCGCGGCCGGCCACAGTCATCTTGAACCCGGGCCGGATGTCGTCTCGGCTGCGGTCCTTGCTGAGGAAATAGTAGGCGGGGCCCCTGGGCTCGAAGTCGCCGCGGCAGCCGCAAAGGCACCCGTCGAGGTAACCCTTCGCGACGAGTTTGCGCATCTTGGCGCGCCGCACTTTGTCCGGGAACTTGTCCCAGTCCGGGAACCCAGCCTCCAGGTCGTAATAGGTCGTCCAGAGGTGTCCCGTCGCCTTGCAGTGGTCGACGATGAACTCCAGGACCTTCCGGGTGTCGAGGTGCTTGGCCTGGATGGTCTTGGCGCGCTTGTACGACGGCTTCGGGTCGTACAAGCGCAGAGGGCTCGGCGCCGGAGCAATGCCAGCGCGGCGGCACGCCGACTGATACGAGATCGACGGCGGCACAATGAGGGAGCGGCCGTAGAGCGGTGGCTCGCGCCACAACTCCTGGTGCAGGCCGTGGAACGACCGGTCGCTGCGGCGCCAGCCCAGCTCCTTGAGCTTCTGCCGAGTTTCGTCGTAGTTCTTCACTTCGGTCCCTTCAGCACGTACACGTTGCTCGGGTCGTAGTTGATCTCGCCGGCCTTGAAGGCGCTCAACGTGAACTTCCGACCGTCCGGCATCTTCATCACCACGCGGGCATCGCGGCGAGGTTCAGGCGCTCGGAAAACTTCATCGTGCGGCCTCGCTGAACACAAACTCCACCCGGGACCCGTTGCCGTATCGGGTGATGAACACCTTGTTGTCGTGGATCGGACCGTCGCTCCCGGGCTCCGGCCATCCCTCCCAATCCTTCCACCGCCTCCAAGCCCAGATTCGGCTCTCCTTGGAGAGGCACACGTAACTGATCACCTGGTCGGCTCTGGTCAAGGCGTAAGCGTGCAAGTCCCTGAACGTCGATTGGGTTTTCATACGCCTGCGTCCTCCAAGAGTTTGCTCAGGTCGTAGTCGGGACTCGCGGGACTCTCCGGCAATGCCGGCGATGGAGTCGCGACCCCCGGCTTCTTGAAGACCCACTCGGGCCGCACGAAGGTGGCCTTGCGCTCGTTGGCCGCGTTGACGTAGCCGGGCTCCAGCAGGCCGATCCCGGCCATGACTTTGATCAACTGCTGGTAGTCCTCCCAGCTCAGCGGCCGGTCGATGTAAAGATGTCCGTGGCCGGGTGTGCTCGACGGCACGTAACGGGCCGGAAAATCGAAGTCGAGCACGGGGCGATGGAGCCCGTCCTTGCACAGGGACGAGATCAGGTTCGCGGCGACCTCGGTGGACGGGCTGCGCTCCTCGTGGAGGTGCCGATCGGCGTCGTTCGAGCTGCCCTGGGTGTCCATGCCGGGACAGTTCCAGTAGCCGCGGCCGGCGGCATCGAACTCCTGCATGGACGAAAGGTCTTTCGCGTGGTTTGCCATCGGACCCTACGCAGCCTTCTCCGCCCGGGCTTCGTCCACCGCCGCATTGATCTCGGCGGCGCGGTTGCTGTCCCCACCACGGTCTGGGTGGTGCTGCATCAGCAACTTATTCCTGTGGGACTCGATTTGGGTCATGTTCGCGCTCTCGCTCATGCCCAAGACTTCCCACCACTTCTTTCGCGCCCCCATCTCCGCCAGCGCCCTGTAGCCGGAGAAGGCCTGATCCAGGGAGCCGACGCCCCAACGCCCCTGACCGCGCATGGCCTCGATGTGCTTGGCGAGGGCGGCGATGTTGTCGGCGACCCTGTCCCATTTGTCGACGGCGAGGACCCGGGGCTCACCTTTCAGCCGGAAGTAGACCGCGACTCCGCCGTCGCGCGGCTCCGCCGCGTTCGAATACGGAAGCCCGTCACCACGGGTTTTGATGTTGGTCGAGATGATGACGTGGGCGGCTCGAAGGCGCTCCAGCTCGTGAAGAAGCCGGGCTCGGGCCACTGCCACGGTAAGGCGTTGACGAACTTTCCAGCTCGACGTCTGACCGTACTCGGTCTTGGAGGCCCCGAACTTTGCGCGTTCGGGGTTTCGGCATCGGGGCCAGCCCACGGGCCAGGAAAGCGGATATGCCTCGTCGGGTGCAGGTGCGTTCATGACTGACCTATAGCGAACGGGTCTTGCGCTTCCCTCGGCGCCGCTTGCTCTTCTCCATGAGCGACTTGAATGCCTCGTACATCAGCTTGTTTTCCGGCTCGTTCAGATCCCGGTAACTGCCGTCCTCCGCCTGCGTGCAGAGGTACCCGCACTGGATGCAGAAGGTGATCTCGCCTACCGGGCGCGGGCGAACGAGGTGTGGGTTGCCCTTGCAGCCGCACGGGATCGGTGGCGGCGCATTGACGATCCTTTGGAAGGCCTCGTCGAGGATCTCGGGCGTGAGCGAGCCGCCGGTGCAGTCGATGAGCATCCCGTTCGGCCGGGGATCGCCCACCTGCAGATCAAGTCCGAAGAAGCTATCCGCCGACTTTGGATTGTCCATCGGCGATGCTCATGGTGGCGCCGCACTCGCACTCGAAGTCGGCGGAGCGGACGTCGCCGCCCCCCGAAGACGGTGGGGGCGTCCACGGTCCCCGTGTACTCGCCGCACATCGCGTGGTCGCGGCAGAGCCCGGACGGGATGTCCTCGTGGAACCTGCCGCCATCCACCCGCTCCCAGGTCTCGATGGCTTTGTGGCAGCCGAACTTGGAGCACTCGGTGGCGCTGGTGGCGGCGGTCTCGGCGATGTTGAGGACCCGGTGATCGAATCCCAGATTGGTCGCGTGGTCGTAGCCGGCGAAGGTCAGCGGCTCCGGGGCGCGGCCCGGCATGACCTTGAAGCAGGGCAGCTCCAGGTGGATGGAGTCGTGGGCGGCATGCGAGCCATCGCGGAACGGGAGGTCGTTGAGGCCGGGCTCGCGGTTGCTGCCGCCGCTGATCTTGGTCCGGGAGAGCGGGTGACCGATGATGTGCCCGAGCAGGTGCCGGTAGACGAGGCGGTAGATGAAGTTCGACCTCGTCTTCAAGGACGAGGCCCACTACGGGCTCGTCGACGGTGGCGCCGTCGAACGGCTCACTTCGAAGGTTCGCGCGAAGAGCACCGTGCTGCTGACGGGGAGTCCGTCCGTGTTCATCAAGCGCGGCCTCAAGCCGACAGCCGTCTTCTCCCTGGAGGAGCTTCACGCTGCCGGCCGCGCATCAGATTTGACGATTGAGGTTGGGACCTCCGCCTACGACCACCTGGAGAAGGACTACAACGCCAAAGGAGATTTAACGGAAGAGGCGAAGACTAGGCAAACCCAGCGGGCCACCGATCAGACCTTCGAGAACCTCCTGGACAGCCTTGTCAAACGGGCCAAGCTCGGACGCACCAACATGAGTGAGGGGGTGACGGGGCGGTGGAATCGCATCCAGCTTGGGAACGCGAAGCGCGGAGGCCTGTGGGGAAAGATCTTCGGCTCCCTCCAGAAAACCATCATTGCTTGCAACGACATCAACCAGGCCGAACAGGCCGCTGCCTATCTCCGATTGCAGGGCGTCGACGTCCTGGTGTCCCACGGCGGCAACAAGCGTTACCCCGCTTCGGACGTCGATTCGGGGAACACCGAGTTGTTCAAGACGTCATCCCACCCGGTCCTGATCGTGGTTGACCGGGCTCAACTGGGCTACGACAACCCGGAGCTGGTTAACTTCATCGACATGACCGGGTCCCGCAACCCGGACCGGATCTTCCAGATGCTCTGTCGGGTCGTGCGCCCCTCGAAGAAGGATCCGGCGATGAAGAAGCTCTTCATCAAGGTAATGCCGACGTCGTTCTCGGACTCGAACCTGCTGTTCTTCATGGAGGGAGTACTCAACCTCAGCCGCCGCGAGATCTTTGAGACGTACGACGGCACCGACATCTACAAGGGCCCGGTTCCCGCGCGCCAGAGCAAGCCTCGTGGCGTCGATGGCGAAGGGCGCAAGAAGGCCGCGGACCAAGACATCGTCTGGTCGCCGGTGCTGGAGCCAGGGATGTCACTGTTCGGGCCCTCGGGGTACTTCACTGCTATCTCGCACACGAACGCGAACGGGTACGAGCCAATCGGACAGGTTCGGCTGGGAGAGCTGCTGGGGATGCGTCAGGTAGTGGCCTGGGACACCTGGTTTGCCAAGCTCAAGGAGTTTGTCGCGAAGCACGGACGCCGCCCCTCGTATGGAGCAAAGGCGACGCCGGAAGAGCGCGCCCTGAACCGTGCCATCAAACAAATGTCCATTCCCACCCCCGGACGGTACCGGGAGGACGTGGCCGAGTACTGGAAGAGCCTCCCGACGTTTGGTGACCTCACGATGGTGGCGGCCAGGGCCTTTCACGCAAGAGAAGGGGGCCTGCCGAGACAGCGCAACAAGCGGTTCCCGCGCCCAGAAGAGGACCGGCTCGCCTGCCGCCTCCGGAGACTCTACAAGGACCCAAAGTATGCACCGGAGCTGAGATCTTTGGGGTATTCGTCCGTTGACGAGAAAACAAGTTATGCCATCAATCAGATCAAGGAGTTTTTCGCCAACAACAACGAACTGCCGCACACAGGTCACCCGCTCTACAACCGGATGAACAACTACACCTGCGAGGGAGGCCAGAGCTACCGACAGGAGTTTGACGAATGGGCGCGAGAGAGGGGGTTCGGAGCAGATATCGAGAGATCCAAAGTAGCCATTTTGCGGGTCATCTCGAAGACTGGGAAGCCGCTGGGGACGGACCATCCTCTGTGGAGACGGATGATGACTTACATCCTCCCTGGTCATGACTATTACGACAGTGACTTCAAGTCCAAGATCGGACCCGTCAACCGGCGCTCCAGGAGGACGATCGGACCCGTCAACCGGCGCTCCAGGAGGACGAGCGAGCGCGACACCACCCTTGCCGACCTTCGTCGTGGTCGAGAAGACTTCTTTGTGAACTGGATTCAGACTCACGACGGGTACAGGCCCAACTGGCACGCAGACACGGAGGAGGAGCGGCGACTGGGCAGCGAATTGAGTCACAGGATGGGAACCAGTCCCGAGTTCAAGAAGCGCATTCGCGCGGCAGGACTGAAGGACGGCCGAAGCAAGCTCCAGGCCGTGCGCAGGTCCGGCAAGCCGTCCAAGCCCTTCATGGACGAAACGACCGGCACGATCTACCCGTCCCTCTCGGGCGCAAGTCGGGCGCTCGGTATCAGCAGGGGGGCGATCAGCAGGGTCCTGAATGGCAAGTTCAAACAGACCAACGGCCACACCTTCCGCTACACCGCGCCCGCCGAGTGAGTATGAACACGTGTCCTAGGTGTGAAGATCCATCCTACTCGCTGGACGGAGAGGGGCCCGACAATCCGAAGGCGTGCGTGTGCATCACAAGCGCCTCCCACTTCTGGTGCCAGAAATGCACTTGCCCGCCCGGCGATCCGAATTCATGCAGAGGCGCCTTCCCTCGTGTGTTGCCGCAAGACGACTGGACTAAAAATCAACGGTCGTCGGTCAAAATGGACTGCGACGATCGGCGCCGTCTGATGGGCGGCGGAAGAAAGGGCGACGTAGACTCGCGCCTGGCACTGCAGTGGATCCGCAACGCCATTAGGGCCGCAGAGGAGGTAGGAACAGGCACTCCTCACTGGAGCGCGCTGCTCCTGTGGTACGTGCTGCTCTATGACATTTTGAGCGACATGCATGAACGCCTGCGCGGATTCACGGTGCCTCTATTCGAAGGGGCCGCCACTCCCTACCGAGACCTGTTCGCGCGAGCGACGGAGCAAGTCGAAGTCCTCCAGCGGGTGTTCACCCGAGATGAGCTGTTGTACATCCAATACAGGCGAGACGAAGCGTGTCACTCAAAAATTGATTCGTACGACTACCGCCTTCGTGACGGAAAGGTGAAGAAGAACAAGGAGACCTTGTTGGGCATTCTAGATCTCTCCGAGATCGACGCGTCTATCACGAGATTGTTAAGATCCGTCAACCTCGATGAGGTCGAGCTGGCAAGGAGCATGGCGGCGCGTTCCCTGTCTGCACTCGTGGACGTGCATCGCGCGTGCCTCCCGTTGTTCGGCTAAGACGTCGATCACCGGTCAGCGTGCAACTTATCCCGGGACCCCACGGTGAAACCCGGGGTCTGAGATTGAAACCAACCTGGGTTCTAACCATGGAACCGTGCAAACGCTACCGACCCAGCTCAACGATCTCACGGGACAGAAGTTCGGCCGCCTCACGGCAATGGAGTGGCTCGGCCGCCAAGGAGGCGGGACCAAGTGGCGATGCCTCTGCGCCTGCGGCACCTGGAAGGAGGTCTTCGCTGGCGCCCTGCACTCTGGCAAGACCCTCTCTTGCCGCTGCCTCAACGACGAGGTCCGGGAGCAGAACCGACCAGACCGCATAGGACAACGGCGCGGGGCACTGACGGTCACCGCCCGCGCGTCCATCAGCCCGCTCACCTGGCTCTGCACCTGTGATTGCGGCGCCAAGGTCGTCCAGGCCCCGGAGAATCTCCGAAAAAGAAAAATTTGCAGCCCCAAGTGTCCGAAAAGGACATGGGCGCCACCTGCCACCGGCGGGGTGTCGACCCCGGGCTCCGGTGCCAACGTCCTCCGGAACCAGTACCGTAGCGACGCCAAGAAGCGGAACCTGGAGTTCACCCTCGCCCTGGACTTCTTCCTGGAGCTGACCTCGGCACCTTGCACCTACTGCGAGTCGCCGCCGGAGCTGCTCAGCCGCTACCGGGAAACCCGGCCATACACGTACAACGGCATCGACCGAGTCGACAACGAACGCGGGTACCTCCTCGGCAACGTCGTCCCTTGTTGCTACCGCTGCAACCGCGCCAAGGGCCCGGGCGAGCTTCGAACCTTCCTGGCCTGGCTCACTCGCCTCGGGGCGACGCCGGTTCCCGCAGAGCGCTTCAGCCGTTGGGGAGTCCTCCTAGACGAGCAGGCGTCAGACTCCTGACCCTGTTTCTCTGCGAACCGCCCGCAAAATTTTTCAGCCGGCGCCCCTTTTCTTCGCCCCGGTACCCCATACCGGTCGCCTGCCGGTAGTATCCTTGCGGCGCGATCGTACCTTCCAGCGCAGTTCCCATGCTGTCCAAGCTGCGGCCTCCTAGGAAGCGATTAGGGCCCAGTTGGGATCGGCGCTGATCGGTGCTGGTCCAGTTGCTGATCGGCCCTACAGCTTCGAGCTGGACCCGATCCAATCGATCCTGGTGCTGGTGGCGGACCGGAGCAGAGCAGAGGTCGAGATCTGGAATTTGGAGTGTGTTTCTGACTGTGGGGGACCCAATGCCGGGTCATACGATTGACACCCCTAGGGGCCTGCCGACACCCCCAGGTGTCGACCCCACCGTTGTGCGCATAGCGTCAGACACGACGCGCTATCCTACCGCTGCCTACCCCTGCAGCCGGTGCAGTAAGCAGCGTCTAAGCATATGTTGGCCTGCAGTATCGCCTATGTATGTGAAATCATTAGGTGTGGTCGCGTCAAGCGGCGTACTCAAAATCCGCACCACCTACATCAATAGATCATCGTTTTGGTATCATTCGCTCTTGTCAAGGTCGATTCGGCCCTAGGCCGAAACCGTCGCAAACGACCCTAAACGATGATCCTAGTGCCCTATCAGCTGGCAGCGTTTGAGCACATGACGGCCGAGCCTCCGGGGCCCCCAAAACGCAAAAGCGCCAACCTGGCAGGGCTGGCGCTACATCGTGACGCAATACATTGATTTTTGGGGAGCTTGATCGCCTGCGTGGTACCCAAACCGGGCTGATCCTCGCTTCGCTCGGCCCTACGCTGGTCTCTATTGTGAGGTAGCTTACAATTCACTGATCAGGGGCCAGGAAGGCTTCTAAGGGCCGGTCTTAGCTTAGGGGGCTCTGCTATTGCCTTGGGTCTGATCTCGCGTCTGGTAGCTTCCTATTGAGTCTGTATCGGGAAAGGGAAGGTAGGGCGGGAGGGGGTTCAAGCTTTAAGGTTTTTTTTGCTCTTTGGGTTCCCTAGTTTTTGCTCTTAGGCTTGGGGCTTTTGGGGCCTCTGTGTGCCAATTGGCAAACGGGTCTAGGGTATGGCTTTGGCTCGATTCTGTTTGGGGTGGGGGCCGGGTTGAGGGTTGGTGGGGCCTTTAGGTGTATCCTTTCGTGAGTGATAGGTGGGGCCTTTACATGATGATTGGGTGGGGTATGACGCGAGGCATTGCGATATGATGGCGAGGCCTTTACTTTTGCGTTAGGGTGGACGATGATATCTTTTAGGAGGCATTGACCATGAAGATCCCGACCCTCATCCGCGCCGCTCTCGTCCTGGCAGCCCTGACCACGGTCAGCTGCGCCACTGCCCAGCCCCAGATCCCCGAGACCATCGGAACCCTGAGCGCGGGCCCGAGCACCTACACCCAGCCCGTACATGCCACCACGGACCTTGCAGGCCGCGAAAGCGTATCGCTTGGAAGTGATAGCCATGGGGCTTTACGCGTCGGCGGTCTATGACTTGGGTACGGGGCGCGCCGTCTAACTCACACGAAAGGATCGACAAATGAGCAACGTTTACACACACAAACACACCGATGGCACGCGCGTTAGGGTATACGAATCCCGCGACGATGTTGCCGACAAATATACGGCCGTTCTGAGGTCAAGCGATTGGGACGCCAGCGCGGCGCCTGGCATGCTGGCCATGATCGGAATGTCCGGATCCCCGACTCATCCGCAAGGGATCTCGCAATTCTGCAGCGGGCAAGAGGGCCCGCACCTCGGCCGCAAGCTGCAATGGGGTGAGGTCCCGGAACACATTCGCGCTCACATTGTGGCGAGGATTTCGGCCTAGTAACGCACCGCTTCCCTATTTGCTGGTGAGGTCAATTTGGGGTCAAGTATGGCCGGAATCCGACCGAGGTCTAGGGTCATGAAAACGATCGGGATCTGGGCTCTTTTGCTGGCCAGCCTTTCCGGGATCGCGCATGCCAAGAGTGTGACACCGCATGCATTCGCAAAGGTTGGAGAGTTGACGTTAGCACCGACGCCGACGCATGTCCGATACGGGCAAGTTGGGGCCTTTGACGCGTATCTTAATCTTGACACCATTGCCAGTGATTCCGGGGTAACGGTGGCCACGATTGAGGCTAGGCGCGTAGGTGGGCAAGGTCAGACCTCGCGGAGTGAGACCACGATCATGATCGTGTGCAATCGCGGGACCTATTCCCTTGACCACGTGGATCTTTATGACGCGAAAGGCGCGATGTTTCATGCTTGGCAAAATCCGACCTATGACCGCACAATCCCCGAGTCTGGCAGCATGATGGCCGCAGTCCTGGCCCTTGCTTGCCAGGCGAAGTAAGTTCGCGACGTCAGGATCTTTCGCGCGGCCGTTAGCCTTACCATTTCCGGGGCCCGCGCACGGCTAGGCCACACGCCGCACCGCGTCTCTATTTGATGGCAGGATCAAATATGCGGTTGAGTTTTGAGCAAGGCCCGCCGATAGTTCTAGTGTAGGCAGCAGACACCACCCCACGAAAGGCTGGATCCCATCATGGCCAAAATCAATGCATTGACGATCGATATTGCTTCCGATCTTTTCCTAGCCGGCGACGGTTGGCGCACGGTCCGCGAGATCTCCGCCATGAACGCGGCCAGCATCGTGGCGGAGCGCCGGCGCTACATGGCCATTGCAAAGGAAGGGGTATAACCATGATCGTCGTGGTCGGCGTCCTAGTCGCTTACGCGCTCTGCTTTCTTGGGTGCCTGCGTTTGGTTTCGCGCGGGCGAGGGGAGGTCTAGCCCCATGTTCCACGTGTTCAAGCTCCGCAACTACCTAGCGCGCTTCGAAAGCCTGGCCATGCGCCTACTAGCCGAAACCGTCTCATTCAACGTTCACAACACCGAATCAGTTGTGCCAAGCACAACAGAAAGATAACCTCATGGCAACCTACCAGTATCGAGGTTGGACAATTAGAAAAGAGATAGTTACTCAATTAGGATATCTGACAGAAGGTAGAGGTAGTGGCGTGGACAAAGACAACTCCAAAAGGCTTGTTGGTAAAGGAAGAAAGATTACCCAATTCGAAATCACCTACCCTGAGGGTGGAACGAAAATGGTCAGTAGTCTGAAAGCGGCGAAAGAATACATCAACAATTACCTCGGAAGTGGAGAGTAACCCCAAAGGCCTACGTCATCTGCCCAGCTTGCATGGTAGAGCTATTCGTCGAGTGTTGCGGAGCCGTGGAAGACGTACCGCCTCCCCCGGTTATCGCAGAGCCTCCCCAGATAGCGCCTACCATCCTCGCCAAAGACATCACGGGCAGAGCGCCTATGAGCTTTGCTGAGCTGCTAGCGGCAAGGGCAAGGGCTCAGGGAGCGACCGCGCCGGTGGTCACAGTGCCAAATCCGGCGAATCCGAAGCCGGCCGGTACGGCAAGCGACGCGGACGCCGACCACGCCGCGATCTATGACTCCAATTACGGGGAGGTCTAGCCAATGTTCGACTATCAACGTCCAGGATGCTCTAAATTCGGCGCCAGCATGGGCCGACGCTCTGACCTCAACCTCACTTCCGACACTGGCGCCGCCCTCATATTGCGCCACGGATCCAGACTCCGGCGAGGTCTCTTACGTTCGCGCCAGATCTATGACCGCGGCGCGCGCCATGTTCCCGCACGCGACTTGGATCGAGGGGACGCTACATGACGGATCCGTCACCGACCAAGATCAGGCCGAATTCTTGCGGGCCTATATCGACGCCGCATTGTGGTCGTCAAACGACGAAAGTGACGATCAAGGTGGGGAACCCTTGGATCGCAACTACTCCGCCGAGGATATCGCGCCGGTGGCGCTAACGATCATGAGAGCCGATTGTGACAAGTTCCTGACGGCAAACGCGGCCGACATCGACGGCAACGTGTCTCAGGCTGGCCATGATTTTTGGCTTACCAGAAATGGCCATGGCGTCGGTTTCGAGGATCGCGATTACTACATCGACCGGGATCGCCTGGCCGAGCGTGCGCGCGCGTACCGGGAGGTCAGTCTGTACGTCGGCGACGACGGCAAGATCTATCAAGGGTGACGCGACGCGTCCGAGTTTGATGTCGAGGCCTTTACTTTGAGCACGATTCGCCGATAGTCTTAGGTGTAGGCAGAACGAAACCCGAAACCAAAAAGGAAACGGAGACTAGATCAAATGAGAAACCGAAAAGCGAACAAGGGCCGGCAAGTGCACAAACACGCCGCACCGACCAAGATCACTAAAGACACCGCGGGAGTTTCGATCCAGGTCAGTCCGGAAGATGAGCAAGAGGGCCCGGAGGGGTCTTTTGCATCGGGTGACGACGCCGCGGATCGCGAGGATTGCGCGATCGTCCGCCGAATGCTCAACCGTGGCAATTTTTGGGCGTGGTTTTGCGCCAAGGTTACCGTGTCGTTTGACGGGTTGACCTCGGATCAGTACCTTGGCGCTTGCAGCTACTCGGATGAGGCTGATTTCCGGTCCTGTGGCTACTTCAATGACATGGTGTCGGAGGCTATCGACGATCTGAACACGCAGATCGAGAAGCGTGACCACTTCGCCACGTGCGGACATTGCGCCGCGGTTTCGTCGGGCAAGCTACCGCCCCCGGTCCGCGCCTAACCCCTTTCCAAACTTCCAACCCTTCCCAACATCGGAGATCCACACCATGCGCAACGGAAAAGAGTTACGGCAGATTGGCAAAAACGCTTACGCCGCGATCCTCGAAATGGTCGAAGCCCTGCAAAAGGCGGACAATGACGCGGACAATGACGCGGACGCGGTCGCGTGTGAGAAAGCACGCGAGGTGGCACGCGAGGCGATCGAACAAGATCCGTTGTCCATCGAAGTGCGCGCGGGCTGGCGGAGTCTTGGGGAAAGTGAGCCCGACAATACCCCGGAAGAATACCGGATCCTTTTGGCTACTGGCGGGCCCGCGGTCCGGATCGTGGGGGAGCTTGGCGCGCACGGGGAGCCGTCTAACGCCACGCTGCAGGTCCAAGACTGGGGGACCCCTTGGACGGACTACCGCAAGGCGGAAGCCGCGATCTTGATGGCTTACGTTTCGGTTTTCGCCTTCGACGCGTACGAAGCGCGCTAGCCTGCCACGTTCGGGATCGCCCCGCCCCGCAAGGGTGCGAATCGTTCGAGGATTCGCGAACGTCTAAGATCTACCCAAATTCTAGCGCGGCGCATAGGTGCCGCGCAGATCCTCGCCATCATGGCCAAGGCCGCGAAGCAGTAACCCCCACCCCATCAAGATCGGCATTCGTCCGGGGAGCCGATCCCGAGTTTGGTTATGACCTTTTCAACAGCGGAGATCTACACATGACGACAAGTGACATCCTCGGCAAGATCCGGAAACGTGACAGCGCTTTGATCGTTTACTCTGCGCCCCTCTTGCGCAAGGTCCGAACGGTCGCCAATGCCAGAAAGCAGACCACGCGGGCCCTCACTGCCTCCGAGGTCGCCGAGCTTGGGGAGATCCACCCGTCGGCCGCGGGATCGGGTTGGTTCATGCACAACGGTCGCCAGATTTGCGCCGAGGTCACGGGCGGCGTGACCAAGATTTTCCGGATCTGACCCCCCGGGGGTCAGATCCGCGATCGTCAGGATTGGGTAATCCCGAGAATGGTGATCGAGTTTTCAACGCTCTCAACTTGAAGGACCTTCACACATGGCCAAGCAATCCAGGGACGACAGCGACGGGATACCCGTCTACATCAACGATGACGAGGGGGACGCCACCGCGGTGATTCCATACGAGAGCACTGCTCAACTGGCCCGGCAAAGGCTGCAGGAGCTGCGGCAGGGACCGGAGGCCTTCGCCAACTGAGATCGGTGATGGAGATTTGGTAATCAACCCCACAAAAGGAAACCCGCCCGTGGACCACAAGACCATCAGGATCGCCATCTGCATCGGCATTATCGCGGGCCTCCTCGGGTGTACGACTTCAGTCCCTGGCCAGCGCCGCCCAGACGACAAGGTGGCCATGCGCCAGCAGGAGGATCTCACCCTGGCTCGGGGGCGGAGAACCTCGCCATGAAGTTCCTGGTAGGCCTGGTGCTGGGATTGGTGATAGGCGCCGGCGTGCTCCCGGTCAAGCGCCTTGTGCGAGAAGCGGCCAGGGAGGTGGCGCAGTCGGTTCAGTAACCCCCACCCCATCGGGATTTGTGATCGCGATTTGGGAGATGGACGAGATTGGTGATGGAAGTTTGGCACTCTTCTCTAGGTTGCCCTTGGCCCACAGTGGTTGCAAGTTCGTGTAATGGCAGGCCTCTAGAAATTGCTGGCGGTCGGTGAGAGTGAACGAATCGAGAGGCCTAATGTGGTCAATGTGCCAGCCCCGAAGCCCATGGTTCTCCCAGGTCATAGCCTCTCCCGTGATTGGGTGAGGATAGAACATGGCCTCGAACCGCGCTTTGAGTTCGGTGACGGTGCAGCCGAGGTCGCGGACTGCAGATCCCCGCTTAGCGTCCCCGTCGAGCGCGGACCAAATCCGCACCCTGAGGCGCGGTGCCAGCCAGACCATGGGGTTCTCTTGACGATGCCTCTTCCTGTACTCATTTGCGGCGGCACGACGCCGAGGCTTCGCCAGCTCCTGGTATTCTCTTCGACATGCCGCACACCAACTCGAACAGCCGTTTCGCCTGAGCCTATCGACATGGAAGGCGCCTATAGGTTTGTTGGCCTTGCATTTACCGCAGTAGCTCTCGCCCGGTCCGGTTCCACGTTTTGTCGCCAAAGCGGCGACTCTTTTGTTTGCAGCCTCAGGTGTCACCAACTCATGATTGCTTCTTGGTTACGCCAACTTACCCCCCCTCCCCCAATGACATCGGTGATGGCCTTAGACATCAAACCCGAGATCGGTAATGCCACTCCGCGACACCGTCAGCCAGCATACTAATTTGATCGCGACTGCAAAAAAAGACTAGACCTACATCAAAGACCAGGAGACACTCATCATCATGAACGCAAAAGAGCTACAGGCGCTGGGACCGGAAGCGTTCTTGAGCTGCGAGATGTTCAAGCTCGGCGCCGACAGCCGCGACCTCAAGCCCTACAAGAAGGGCCTCGACGTCGGCCGACACGCAGACGAGGTCCACGTCTCCGTCACGAATTCATGGAGTGCGAACATGCGAGACGGCACTACGCTGTCTTCGAACGAACGAATTGGGCTCCACAAGAACACGGCCTTGCTGTTCTGCGGCTTCCTCGATTCGAAAGTCCCCATCATCCTGCACAGGATGGAGACCGGGTCCGTAGCCCACTATGGACTCATCGTCGTCGACGGAGTCCGCATAGTCCGCCCGACCAAGTAGGCCGTGGCTCCATTCATGAAACGTATGGCGGCCACGGAAGCGCCCGAGGCCAAAGCCACAACGCCGGAAGAAGCGACAGCAGGCGACGGACCGACTCAAGATCAAAAAGGGAGCAAACTAAATGACCCGCGAGACGTTCGACATGGACAAGGTGAACGAGATCCAGACCGCACTCAAGGAGGCGCCCCCAGCGACCGGGAAGCTGTCGAAGGCGGACGTGCTGCGCCAACTGGCCCCCACCTTGAAGGAGCTGCGCGAGGACAAAGGCTACACCCTGGAGGCCCTCGTCGAGCTGCTCAAGACCAAAGGGCTCGACGTCAAGGTGTCGACGCTCCAGGGCGCGCTGAAGAAGAAGGGCACGGGGACAAAGCGGAGGTTGCCGTCAGTGCCCCCTCCTCCCTCGTCACCCCAGACGACGCCACCGCCGGCGGCAACCTCCGCTGGTAGCGTAGTTACGACCCAGGATGGGGTCAAGTCAGGCGACCTCACGATCCTCGGCGGCAAGACCAAGAAGACGGCGTAGCCTCGTTCGCTATAGGGTGGTATGTGCAAACACAAGCCAGGCGACCCGAACTGCGGCTCGTACAGGCCGCAACCTCCCGCCCCGAAGACGCCTGACGCCGAGAACTACACCGTCGAGGACGTGGAGTGGGTCGGCCAAACCCGCGTCGTGATGATGGTGAAGTATCCCAACTGCTCCAACTGCGCGTACGAGGGCAACAAAGTCATGGTTTTCCTCGGCGTCACCGTGCAGCAGGCGATGAAGTGGAGACGGATCGACCCACACTTCCGCGACCCGAGCCTCAAGAGCTTGCCAACGCACGCCCCGAGCCCTGCTGCCCGCTTCCCGGGAACCCCCGAGGGCTGGCAGGACGCCATCTCCTACGCAGAGACCAAAGCGATGGTGGACGCGTAATGGGTGCCTGGATGGATGCGTTGATGGAGGTCGAGACGATGAAGGGTCGAGCCCTGGTCAAGATTCTGAAGGGGTTGCTAACAGTGGCGCTCGTGGCGCTGGCGATCGGCCTGCTCTTCCTACCAATGGTCGTGCTCATGGCGGCTCAGCACTTCCCTCACGCCAGCGCGTTCTATCTCTGGGAGAACTTCGCCGATCCCCGGGCCCGGGCCGAAGACATCGTTCCACTTCAGGTCTGCTACCTCGCCGCCCTCGTCGTCCTTGGCTTCCTCATCGCTGGTGCCGTGGCCCTGGCTCGCACGATCTGGGACTGGCTGTCGTGAGCACCGACCTGTCCAAATCCGAGGCTCGCGCTCTCTTGGCGGTGGTGAAGTACGTCGCCCTCACCTGCGCGAACCTAGGCGCCGAGCTTTGGGGAAAGCGCGGCCGGGCCAACTGCTCTTGTCCGTGGGCGCGTCCCGCGGGCGCCGTGATCAAGAAGCTGCGGGCGCGGGGCTTCGTCGACCGGCACCGCGTTGCTGGCGACCCGCGAACGTTCTACAAGGCCACTTGGCGCGGAGAGCGTCACCTGATGACGGACGCGACCACGCGAGCGACTGCGGGCCTGGGGCCGACCGCCACGCCAGACCAACAAATGAAGGCCCTCACTCTCACCCAGATCTCCGTCCGCCTAGATGCCCATCTCCGGAGGATCGAGGAGGACCCGGTCCCCAATCCATGGAACGACGGCAAAGTCAACGGGACCAAGCCCTTCTACAACGCAGGGGCGTCGGTCGGTGGGGCGCGGGTCAGCATTTGCTACGTCTCGTACCAGGGCAGGACCCGCCTCAAGAAGGTGGACGCGCTCAAGTACCTGGCGTGGCTCGATGCCGGCAACGTCGGCAAGCACTGGAACATCCTGCCGCGCTGATTTGCGCTTGACAGCAAATCCCGGATCCGGCATGCTCAATCCGTGGCCAAGGATTTCATCACGCTACCGAAGAGGACCGCCGTCGCGAAGCTCGGGGCGGCCAAGGGCGCCACCTACTTTTACCTTCCTCGCGACGGCATCCACGTGGAGCGAGAGGCCGATGTCGAGCAGGTGGTCCGCACGTTCGCCAACAGCCCCAAGATGAAGCTGAGGGTATGCCTACGCCGCGACTCTGAGCATGTCATCGTCATCGTGGACACCAAGAGGTTGCAGTACGGGTACCGGATCAGGTTCGGATAGAGGCCGACGTTGCTCCAAATAAGTGGCCGCCCCTCTTAGAGTCACGGGACTGTCTCGCATCAGCCCGATTGCGAGATTGCAGGTATAGCAGAGGAGCCCGCGAACAAGTTTGCGCCGCCCGAGCGGCGGCAGCCTAGAAAATCCCTCCACGTGAAGGTGATCGACGCAGAAGACCTCTTCCTTCCCCGGCTCGGTCGTCCTGCATCCAGGGTTGGCGCAACGGTGCCCCTGATCCTCAAGCAAGGAGTTGAAGTCCTCTGTCGTGAGCCCATATCTCAGAAGAACTCGGTCCCGCTTCTCTACTGCAGTTCTCCTGGCGTGCTTCTCGCGCTCAAGGAGATTACGACGTGCCCGGGCCTCCTCGCTAAGAGGGACGTTCGCATTCTTCAGGCGACACTCCTTCTGATATGCCTTCTGGCACTCCCTACATTCCGGACGAAGCCCGCCCCTAAACAGCCGCCGGAACTCGTTCTCGTCCTTGGGAAAACTACACTTAGAGCAGGCCTTCACCTGCCCATGATTGCGGCCTGGCTTTACTTCAAAGAACGGATGGGTTACGTCAATTGTGCGGACATCCAAGCCGAGCCAATCCAGAACCAGATTTTGTTGTTCGCCGTATCGACGACGAACGGTACTTGACCATCCATAATCTTGGCTGGGTCCGGGGTTCCGGTGGGCGCCCCCGGCATGCTGGGGAGCTGGAAGAAGCCTTGGGTGTCGGCCATGTCCTTGGCGCCGCTGTCCATTGCGATGCCGTTGGTGCCAATGTGGTATAGGCAGCCACAGTGCCACCCTCGTCGTAGACCAAAAACGAGTTGTTATCCGGCCCAAGGACTAGGTGACCGCCCGTCACCACCAATCCGTTGCCGTAGAAATATGCGACCCTCGCACCATGAACGGAGATATTTAGACGTTGCAGATCTAAGTCCGTTGAGATGCCGTCACCGGGGCTTGCCGAAAACGAATACGCCGGTGCCTCGGGAGTGCCGGGGTCCAAGAGTAAAGGTCCCGTCGCCGGGGCCAAGAGCGCGATCAACTGCGCTTCGCTCAGCGTGGTGCTATTGAGCGTGAGGGAGCCGTCGTCGGCCATCACGGCTCCAATGCCGGTGTCCGAATTGTACACGCCTGCTTGGCCAGGAACTAGGTAGGCCCGGTGAACGTTGGCAAGATCCTCCACCTTGATGGACGTGCCATCCCCTCGCCCTACCACCTCTCCGGTAGGATTGTCGTCCCCGTCCAATGTCGCCGTCCAATACGGCAACGGAAGCTGGGTCCCGGCGCCGGCGGTACTGAATGCCTGCCACTTCAGGGCACTGGCCGCGATCTGGTTGAGGTTTACGACGACTGCGCTGGCCGAGGCCGCTGAAGACTTGGCGGCGGCGGCGGCGGCCTGAGCGGCCTGAACGGCTCGGGCGATCTGGGCTTCTTGAGCGGCGGACATCTCCCCGAGATGATTGTGACCCGCCTATGGCTAACGCTTTCCCCGGACTTGAAGGGCCTTCTTGGGTCGTGTACAAGAATTCCACTTGCCACGGTTTTCGATCGTGACTATTCTTTCAGTTCACTCAAATCTGAATCTGTTCTAGGGACCGACATGGGAAGGGGGCTGAGATGATGACAGTGCTGGCGGATGACCTGGTGGAGGGCCACCGAGTGGTCACCTACAAAAGCGAGTACGGCGACAAGATCCTGGCGCCGCCGCCGTATCGGACGGAGGTGGTGGAGCCTGGCCAGAGCCTGCCGGCGTATGGTATGGATCATGAATCCGAGGATGTGGCCCTGAGGGCCCACCAGGAGAAGATCGACATGCTGCGCGGGAGGTAGGATGCTGACGACGAAGTGGAAGCGACCGGAGACCAAGATCAAGGTCGGGAAGAAGCTGAAGCGGGTCCGGGAGAAGTACGGCCTGACTCAGCTCCAGGTGGCCAGGAGCATCGGCTGCAGCCCGTCGGCGGTCTCGATCCTGGAAAATGGGAAGTTCGGCAGCTTCGAACTGATAGGAGGCTATCTGTACGTCATGGGCCTGGACTTCGGCGACCTATAGGGTGTGCCCGGGCGGCAGCACCGTCCTAAGCGCAAACCCCGCGAACGTGACCTTGGGCGGCCCCTCTCCTCCGGTCTCGAAGCCGGCGAACTGAGACTTGGAAAGCAGCACGAGCCCGTCCTCCCAGTGGATGACCAAGTCGTCGCCCGCGTGGAGGTGGACGATGTTGCGCTTCTTCTCGTCTGTGTCGGCCATTAGAGGGCTCCCGCGATTTTCAATACCGCGTAGATGGCGGCGTAGTTCGTGAGGTGGTGCACGGACTGGTCGAAGCCGAGGCTCCACCAGAACAGTCGGTTGCCGTGAAGGGCGCGCCGGGCGTCACGCTGGTCCAGCTTCAGGAGGTATTCCTCGTACTCGCACCACTGGTCGAAGGTGGGCTCGAAGTACCTGTCCCCGGGCTTCGCAGCGAGGATCTCCTTGCAGCAAAGCACCTGGTGCCCGGAGCGCATCTTCCAGCGGCCCATGTACTTGGGGCCTGCCTTGATGCGGTCGAAGTAGAAGTGGACGATACCGTCGCCGAGGCCGATGAGCATCCCGAACCCGAGCGGGGCCGGGTGGTCGAAATAGAACAGGACGCCGGCAGAGATCAGCGTTGTGAAGATGAAATGGTTCGAGACGTGGGACAACAAGGGGCCCAGGAAGTCCCATCCGCGCGCCGCTTTGCGCTGGTGGTAGTCAGTCTGGAGGAGCCAGTCGGCTACGAGCTGCTTGTAGTTGAAGACGACCAGCAGCAGGAAGATGAGGGGCACGATGTTCATGGTCAGCCTATAGCGAACGGTTGCGTTTCGCCAAGTCCCTGGCCTTCATGGGATGGTCGAAGCCCCTCTCCGTCAGCCGGTTGAGGATGTCGAGCAGGTCTTTGCGCTCCCAAGTGGTGCCGTATTTGACGACCGTCCAGTTCGCTGGGTCCAGGGCGTACACGAAGTCCGGTCGTTCACCCACGAACTTGGCGTCGAGCAGGTGGTCGACATGGTTCTCTCGGCACCAGAACCGATACTGTTCGTAGGTCCCGGCGATGACCAGGTACCGTTTTTGAGGCATGCCCGGTCTATAGCGAACGGCCCCCCGGGGGACGCGCTATACGAGCAGCGAGTCGCAATCATCCCTGTGCGATGATATCCGCTGAGAAACCCTGCGGTCACTGCACGCTAACCAAGCCGGCCGCCGAGTTCTATGTCGAGAACAGAAGTGGTACACACCGCCTGACCTCATGGTGCCGCTCGTGTACTCAGGCCGCAAATAGGGCTCGGACCTGGGATCCGGAGACCGGCACCTTCGTCAAGAGGCCCACCCGCCAATCACCTCCTGGCATGAAATATTGCGGCGCGTGCAAGCAAGACAAAGCCAGTGGCCGGTTCTTTCGCAAACGGGACTCAAAGGATGGTCTCCAGAGCTACTGCATAGACTGTCGCAATAAAGCGGCCCGCGCACCTACGGGACGGAAGCAATCACGAACCGCGCAACAGAGATTCAGTCGCTCAGCAAAGGGAAGGGCCGCGCAGCGGATGCGCCAGTCGACTCCAGAGTACAAATTGGTGCACCGCCTAAGGGAGCGTCAACGCAAGATCCTCAAACGAGGCAAGAGCGCCAAACTCATGAGCACGATGGAGGCCCTGGACTGTACGGCAAAGGAGTTGGTACAACACCTAGAGAGGCAGTTCACCGATGGGATGACCTGGGAGAATATGGGGACGGCGTGGCATGTAGACCATGTGCTTGAAATCGCACGGTTCGACCTTGCCGACCCAAAGCAGTACGGATGTGCGTTCCACTATTCAAATCTACAGCCCTTGTCGATCGAGAACCACCGAACCAAAACTGCGGAATTCCTTAGCTACTGGCATTCGGGGCAGAGGCGATCAGGGCCTCAACCTCTTCTTGCGTCAGTGGCCGGCCCTCAAACTTCGACTGGAGCGCCTTGCTGAGGCGATCGGCTATCTGATTGAACTCCCGCCTGATCCACTGGAATCGCACCGATGGGAACTTCTTCATCAGCCCTTTGGTCGAGGCCGTGTACTTCGCCAGCGTTGGTTCATGGACATTGAAGGCGCCTGATAAATGCCCGGCGATCAGTTGGGAATCGAGATGGACGACGATGTGGTCCCCTTCGTGGCCGTTCTGAATGAGCCATCGCAAGAGGCTGTTGACGGCGAAGTGCTCGGCGGTGTTACCCGTTAGGTGCTCGCCCTCGCCCATGTAGAACGAGTGGTGGGCGACGTACTCGCCGGTCGAGCGCCGGACCAGCCATCCGATGTAATTGCACGGGGTCGTCTTCGGGCCCGTCTTCTTGCCCCAGGCGCCGCCGACGACGGAGCCATCTGTCCAGCAGTGCAACATGTTCTCACCCACGACGATCCCGAATCCAAAATAATAATCGGTAGATAAGTCGAAGAGGGCCCTCGTGGCTTTTGAGGTTAAGTCTCCACCAGGCGTTTGACCCGACGGGTGGCAAGGGCGGGATCTTCGACCAAACCCATCTCGCGGCCTTGACGAGGCGGGGCCTCACGATGACCATCGCGCCGACTACTGCCGAGGCGGCCATGACAGCGTCGGTCCACTTCGCTTCTGAAGACATGTTCGTCCCTCTGGCCAGGTGTGAGCTGGCGCACCAAGAAAGTCGGCGTTCAACAGGTGTCTGCCCCGTGCGCACAGAGCATTGGCCACCTTCAGAGGGGAGGCGCCCGACTAACCTAGGACTAGCGAGCGCTTTGTGGACCCTGTCGGACTTGAACCGACCACCCCCTGCGTGCAAAGCAGGTGCTCTCCCAGATGAGCTAAGGGCCCCGTGAAACTACTTCTTGTGGACTCTGCTGACCATCGTGCTCGTCGACTCGGGCTCCTGTGGGCTGAAGATCCCGCGCAATGCTTCCAGGTCGCTCAGACCGGCGGGGGAGAGCGACCCGTACTTCGCGGCGCCCTCCAGGGTCGCGAGCATGCGGGCGAGCTGTTCTATGAGGGACGAGACGGCCACAAACGACGTGAGACCGTTCCCTTCGACCCCAAATGCTTTCGCGTACGTGGAGCCGCACTCTCTCCGGACATCGATCTTGAAGGTGGTTGTCACCGCATCTCTCCGGAGCGGTCGACGGGGCCGCGGCAGGGCGTGCAGCAGGACCCGTCGGGGCAGTGGGCTCCGTCGCTGTCGCAGGCGTTGACCGTCTGGCCCCCGGCGATGATCTCGTTGACGGCCAAATCCAGGAGGTCGATGAGGGCAAGGGCGTCGCAGCCGTGGATCGTCACCACGTCGCAGTCGAAGTCACCGTTATACTGCGTGATGGTGATTTCCTCGCCGTCCACGTGGACGTCGAACCCTGAGCGGTCTGGGATGCTTCCGATTTCTTTTTCCATGATCTACCTATAGCGAACGCCCGAGAGTGTGCGTCGCGCAGCACTCCTCGCTGCAGATCGGAGCCCCTCCCTTGGCCTTGGGCGACTGGTAGTCGATGAATCTCGTGAGGTACCCGCACTCCCAGCACGGATACCAGTCGGACACCACGAAGATGTCCTTCATCGGCTCCTGGAACGGCTCGGCGTCGGGGTATTTGGCTGAGAACCTCATTGCTTGTTGTCCCAGAGGAGCGCCACTGCCCGCCGCTTGCAGCGGCCGGTCAGGCCGCTGGGGCTCTCGGTCACCGGGGAGCTGTCCGCCATCGCCTTGGCCTCGATGTCGTCGCGGAGGATGCGCTTGCAAATCTTCAAGCGGCCCTCGTAGTCCAGCTCGGGGATCTCTATGATGACGTCGACGCGGCCAGAGCGTGTGGATTCGCCGTTCTCGTCGGGTCGACCGATCGCCTCGTCGATCTGGTCGATGTGGTTGGTGGTGATGAACAGCAGGCAGCCCGCGTTCCCCTGAATGCCGTCGATCGCGTTCAGGACTGTGGTGAAGTTCAGGGTGCCTGTCACGTTCTTGCGGCCATGGAAGACGGTGTCGAAGTCCTCGAAGAGAACGATTCGCTGGCCGAACTTCTCGGAGCCCTGCTTCCACGCCCTCAGGAATTGGGCATCGGACATGCCGGCGACGTTGATGATGACGACGGGGATGTCCAGGTCGTGGGCGACGGCAGAGATCAAGCTCGTCTTGCCGGTCCCTGGCTTGCCGTGGAGCAGGTATCCGCGCTTGTACTCCAGCTCGGCGTCGACGTACCACTGCCGGTTCTCCTTCCAGAAGCGAACGTCCTGGAAGAGCATGCGATGCGCGTCCGTGAACGACAGACGATGCGAGAACGGAGTCGCGTGAGGCGCTGGGTCCTCGGCGGGGTCGAAATTGACGGGCTCACCAGCATCCCTCCAGGCTGTGCTCGGCTCCGTAGATTTGAATTCGTGGTCGATCGAGATGCCGGTGCCGGCGGCGTCCGGGGAGATGGTGACGATCGAGAACGCGCGTTTACTGCGAGTCTCTTCCTCCTTGGCGAGATCGAGGAACTCCCCGGCGTCGGTGAGAAGGTCTTTCATGTTGACGGTCCCGTTGATGAAGCGCATCTGTGACCGCTTGACCATGTCCCCATCGGCATCCCGTGCAATTGGGGTGAGCAGGATGGGCGCGCCCTTGTAGAAGTAGAGGCTCAGGGAGTCGGCGACCTTCCTGTAGAAGATGTGCCGCGTCTTGCCGGTGGTGAACGTATGCGGCAGCAGGTCGTAGCAGTCACCGCCGACAGAATGAGTGCGCCCGGTTCGGCTCAAAAAGACGGAGACGGCTTCGGTGGTCTGGATGTCGTTCAGCTCGATGGACGTAATCACCAGGCTCCCAGCGACTCCCAGCGCCTTCTCTCCGATCTTCTTCGCGACGGCCCGAAGGGCTGTCATCAACGGGGAGGTCGCGACGAGGGCGAAGGCGATGCCGGCGGAGATGTAGGGGTGTCGGTGGATCTCGCGGAGGAGGGCATCCATGTGAGGTCTATAGCGAACGGCGTCAGCCACTTACGCGACGCAGCACGACGGAACTCGTTCGCTATAGGCCTGGTATGTCCATCGGTCGGGTCTCTTACGAATCCGCCTTTCATCGCGCCGCCAAGTTCGAGCACCTGTTCGAGTTCGTCTTCAGTCAGGTTCCTGTCGCAAGACGGGTCAAATTCATCGTCAGCGACATGCTGAAGCCAGGCTTCAGCACAGGCGGTCTCACCTACACGCAGGGCGTCGTGACGATCGTCTTCATCGGCGTCAGCCGCGGAGACAAGCCGTACCCCTACTTGGACCGACATGCGGTCCCCGAGGTGGACGCGGCCGTTGGTGGGACCGAGATCGAGAGCTGGGAGGAAGAGGTTCTCCTCACCCTCCTGCACGAGGCCCGGCACGTGCATCAGTTCGCGCAGCAAACGTTCCCCGCCAAGGAATCGATCCCCGCCGAGATCGACGCCGAGAGCTTCGCCAAGCGCGGGCTTACGAAGTGGCGACGTCTGCATCGGATCGCCGAGCACGTGACCGCGAAGATGGCCGCCTAGCGTTCGCTATAGGCTGAGCATGGCAAACGAACTGAAGCTCGCCAAGGCCGCCCGCGAGATCGCCCGTGAGCTGGACGAATCCCCTCGGCAAAATCCGTACCCGTTCGGGCGCGGCTTCGTGTTCCAGGGGGACGACAAGACTCCTTGCTGCGCCATCGGGCACGTGATCCAGAGGGCGGGACTGTCCGGCCTGGCCAAGGGCCGTCCCGACAACGACGGCAAGATCACATTCACCCGGAGCGATTGCGCCGTTGCCGATGCCTGCAACCTGAGACAGTTGTTCCCGAAGCGCGTCAACGACGCGATCTGCGACTTGGTCGACGCCAACGACGGCGCTCACGGCGCCCAGAGCGTCGCGGTGGCGATTTACCATTTCGCCGACGTTCTGGAGCTGGCTGCCGCTCCGACGGGCGACAAGGAGGAATAGCCACGATGGAAAACGAAGAGATCACGACCGTGCTCACCCGCGAAGACCTCAAGGCCCGCGGCTGGACCGCACGCCAGATCCGCAAGCAGAAGCCCGACACCATCATCCGGGCGAAGCACCGCGGACGCCCGCGCTTCGGACACTCGCTCGTCAAAGTGCTGGCCGTCGAGGCCGCCATCGCCGAAGCCAAAGCGATCGTCGCTGCGTCCCGCGAGAAAACAGCCCCGATGGTCGTCGAGACCATCGCCCCGATCGCCGCGGTCGCCTGATGGCCAGACCATTTCTCAAGTGGGCAGGGGGAAAGACCCAGCTCTTGAAGGACCTTCTCGCCCGCGCTCCCTCTACTTACGGGACCTACCATGAGCCGTTTGTTGGAGCAGGGGCCCTTTTCTTCGCTTTGCGGCCCCAAGCCGCCTTCCTCGGCGACATGAACCATGAGCTGATCATCACCTATCGCTCGATCCAAGACGATGTCGATGGTCTGGTGTCTGAGCTGCGGTCGGACGGCTACGAAAACAGCGCGGAAATGTTCGCCGAGATCCGGGCACTGGCCCCGACTTTTGAGGTGGAGATTGCCGCCCGCATGATCTACCTCAACAAGACCTGCTTCACTCCCAGATCTCAGGTCCTTCGAGAGGACGAAACTACCGCCGACATCGAAACTGTCCGCGTTGGCGACAGACTATGGAACGGCCGGGTCGTCCACGAGGTCCTGCGGCAGCACTACAGCGGGATCGTGCGGCGGATCAAGGTCCAAGGAAACCCATGGACAATGTCTGTTACGGCAGACCATCCAGTTCTGTCCATAAAGGCACCCACCGGACGTCAAGAACGTCGCTCGGTCGAAGCTCTGCGCAGCGCCATGCGCCTGGTCTCATCTAGCGAGTTGAAAAAAGGGGACTACGTCTGCTTGCCCACGTCCGGGACGGCCGCTCGAATGATCGACTGGCACCGCTTTTGGCCCTCCGACGCCGACTTCGGCCCCCAGGCCGAGAAGGTCCGTCTGTCCTCTGATGCCGGGGACGGAGACGTCGCCAGATTGCTTGGGTACTACGCCGCAGAAGGCAGCGCTTCGTACCAAGAGCGCCGCCCCGACGGTACCCGGGGGAATCTTCGTGGCCTCAGGTGGACCTTTGGCGAACACGAGCGTGACACCCACATCGCCGATCTAGATTCTATCTGCCAGCGATTGTTTGGAATCGCGCCGGCAGTGCGAAAGGGGGTTGGACGCAAATACTCGGTCGAGCTGAACTCAGTGCACGTAGCCAAGTTTGTGACGACCCTGGTGCCGGGACAATCGTGGGCCGAAGAGCCTTCCGAACGAAAGACAAAACGATTTCACCCCTGTTTGCTGACGGCCCCCGTTGACGTCCAGGTCGACTTGCTGCGGGGCTGGTACCGAGCCAGGCAAAACAGTACCGAACTTACGGGTACGTGCACCGTGCTCCCCATGGCGCGGCAGATATACCGAATGGCCCAGCGCTGCGGGCTCAAGCCCTCCTGGCACATCTCCCATCCCAAGGGCGCAACCAAGCATCTAGACGGCACGCCAGTCGACAATACGACCGCACACGTCAGACTCTCAGGAGAGGACGTTGCGGTGCTCGGGTTTCCGCTCCAACCGACCAGGAAGCGACGGCCCATTCAGAGAAGGGTTATCGACGGGTATTTGGTCGTCCGGGCGAGGGACATCGCCGACCTTGACTACGAGGGCGTCGTTTACAACATCGAGGTCGACGGAGACCACCTCATTTGCGTCGACGGAGTGGTGTCACATAATTGTTTCAACGGCTTGTACCGAGTCAATAAAAAGGGCCGATTCAATGCACCTTTTGGCCGGTACAAGAACCCGACCATCTGCGACGAGGTCAACCTGCGAGCTTGCAGCGCCGCCCTCCACGCAAACGTGCAGGTGAACCATGAGCACTTCACCGCGGTCGAAGGGCGCGCCAAGGAGGGCGACTTCGTTTACTTCGACCCGCCATACGCGCCGGTGACCGCCACCTCCAACTTCACCGCCTACACCGCTGGCGGCTTCGGCCTCCAGGAGCAGACCGACCTGCGGGATATGGCCCTTCGAATGAAGAAGGCTGGGGTCCAGGTTCTGCTGTCGAACTCGTCGGCTCCATTGGTGGAGGAGCTGTACGGAGCCGACTTCTGCCTCGAACCGGTCCAAGCCCGCCGCAGCATCAATGAATCTGGCGACAAGCGCGGCAAGGTCAAGGAGTACCTCATCCGATGATGACCAAGGGCAGCCTGCTCTGGGACGGAGAAATCAGGATCGACGCCTGGTGCAGAGAGAACGCGATTACCCCGCCAAAGGTCGAGATCCACGAAACCGGTAGGTGCCCATTCGGCGTCTGTGCCTACTACAGGAACGGCCAGATCGACATCTGGCCAAACATGTGCGCAGCCGTGGGGACGGCTGGACGTCAGTGGAGCTACCCCGGCTACTGCGTCGACCGGACCCCGTTCGGCGTCCTAGCGCACGAACTCGGTCATCACGTCGACCGTCAGCATGGCCCGGCAGGTGGCGACCTCTCTCACAGGTGGCGCCCCGAAGACCCAAAACCGCTGACTGGCTACTGCCCGAACGACAACGAGTGGTTCGCCGAACTCTTCCGCCTTTTCGTCACGAACCCGGATCTGCTGAAGGCAGTGCGACCCAAAATCTACCCACGCTTCGCCGCACAATGGAAGTCGGTCGAGACGAGGGGGTGGCGGGAGGTATTGGCCGGCGCCGAGCGCCAGTTGAAAGCGGCAGAGAACCGGATCGGCGTCGCCGTCAGGAGCCGCGGCAAATGAACGACAGCATCAAGGATCGCCAGCGTGGTCAGCCCTGGGCCAAGACCTACTCCACCGGCGTCGAGTACGCCAAGGCCAACTCTGTCCCCCACATCCTCGGCACCCACTGCGTCCTACACGTGACGAAGTCCGTAGGGAAACTGGCGGCCGTCTTCGAGAGCTTGGACCATCCGTTGCTCGGGTCGAACAAGTCCAGATTGGGCCCGCTCGGCCCCAACGACCTCCAACTGGAGATCATCAAGGACATGGCCGCGGATCTGCTCACGAACGCCCTCCGGCTCGCCAACCTCTACGGCTTCGATCTCGCCGACGAGCACAATCGCCGTGTTGTCGAGCAGAACTACCCGAGCGGGTGCGCGGCGGACCTCTTCCGATAAACGGCGTTCGCTATAGGCCTGGTATGGGCAAGAACCTCCTCAAAGTCCTTTTGGCCGTCGGAATCGTGACGGCGCTCTCCCTCGGGAGCGGCGACGACGCTGCAGCTCGGACGCACCGACGCGCACCTCCGCCTCCTCACATCGTCCAGCAGAAGCAGGTGGCCGACAAGCGCTTCATCTACTTCCACAACACGCTGAGCAAGCCGATCTGGGGCTACTTCGAGTGCGAGCAGCACCTGACGCAGACCCCTCTCGATCTCGCCGCCGAGCGGGTGACCGAGGTCGTGCTGACGGGCATCGGCCCCGACGAGAAGTGTCTGCTCAACCACTACCGCGTCCAAGTCCGCGGACAAAGCCCGGAGCCCTGGGATCCATCCAACGCGGACCAGGACGGAGGCGTTCAATGAGTGCCTACTTCCGCCTCTTCTTCATGGTCCCCCTCGTCTCCGTCTTCTGCTTCGCGCAGTACGTGAGGCTGGGGACGCTGGGCCGGCGGCGGACGCGACAGGCCCTCAAGTACGTCTACTGCGGCGTGAAGCTCGCTCTCGCGATCCCGTTGATCCCGGCTCTATGGGCTCTCTTCTGGGTGTTCCCCGAGATCTTCAAGGTGGTGTTCACGGCTCTGTGGCCGCACCTCGATATCCTCCGCGAGGACGGCAGCCTGTACCTGCGGCGCTTCTTTATGACGCCGAAGACGCAGTGGTACCGACCGCGCTTCCTGCACTACATCGCCCAGGGCGACACAGGAAGGGACCCGCACGACCATCCAGGCCCGTTCATCACAACGATCCTATACGGCGGCTACGAAGAGCGCGTGTACTTCCCCCGCGAGATGGGACGCCGGCGCGCACACGGACTCTTCGAGTCCCACGTCGTCCTCCCGGGCGACACCCTCCGCAACAGCGCCGGGCACACGCACATAGTCACCCTCATCGCCCCCACCTGGACCTGGGTGGTCGGCTGGATCCGCGGCAAGCCCTGGGGCTTCTGGCAACTGGATCCGGAGGACTCGTCGAAGGACGTCTGGACCGAGAGCGAGCAGTACGGAGTCAAAGGTGAAGAGATCAAGAGCTGGGAGATTCGAACATGAACATCAAGTACGCGGCAACGCTCGCCTTCAGCCCCGACCTGCGTAAGGTCGTCCTCATCCAAAAGAAGCGGCCCGAGTGGCTGGCGGGGAAGTGGACCATCATCGGCGGCAATATCGAGGACGGCGAAATCCCCGTCACCGCCGCCATGCGGGAGCTGGCCGAGGAGTCGGGGCTCTACGTGGAGAACTACCAGAGGATGGTCCCGTTCGCGCGCATCGAGTGGAGCGGCCAGTCCGCCTGCCAGGTGTACGCGACGATCATGTCGAACATCGACTTCGCGCGGACCAAGACCGACGAAAAGGTGATGGTCTGGACCGTCTCCACGTTGCCGGCCTACCAGAGCGACCTCTCCGACGACCTCTGTGCCCTCGTCGAGATGGCGAAGATGGCGATGCGCAGCCCCCGCAAGGTCTTCTTTGTTCAGCAAGTGAACCGGTAGCCATGAATCCTTGTCACGAGATCGAGGATGAAATCAATCGTTTCTACCATGCTTATCCGGTTGACACACTTGGGCCCAACCTGTAGAATCTGAGTCATGAACAAAACGACCTTTCTGAAGACCCTGGAGAACGACAAGAGCGTCCGCTTGGTGCCCGGTGGCAAGCACTGCGTGGCCGCCACCAAGAGAACCAACAAGGCGATCTGCTGGATGCCGAGCGTCAATGGCGATCGTCTCCGCGACATCTACAACGAGGCCAAGGCCCTTGGGCTGTCGAAGCCCATCAAGGTCTTCGGGCACGTGTCGACGGTTGCGGAGAGCGAGACCTACCGGTTCGAGCAGGTCCCCACCGATCGCAAGGGGAGCAGGTAGGTCATGGCCGCCAAACGCGGGCCAATGCCGACCGTCACAGTCAACGGCGAGACCTACACGCTGAAAAGCAAGAAGACCATCGTTCCAGACTTGGCGCGCATGGAACGTTTCGACGCGCTCCGTTGGCTCTGCAACAACACTCGGCCCCGTGGTTACAGCAAAGCCGCCAACCCACTGCGCGGTATGTGCGCGGCCATCTCCGTCAAGGTGGTCTGAGCCATGGGCGAGCTTCCTTTCCCCAAGAGCCTCCCCGAGTTCCAGAAGCTCTTTCCGGATGACGCGCACTGCGCCGACTACATGGAGCGCGTTCGCTGGCCGGACGGCTTTGTCTGCCCGAGCTGCGAGACCAAGGGCGAACCCGGACGCATCGCCACGCGTCCGCACGTGCTCCGCTGCAAGAAGTGCAAGAAAGAGGCGCGGTTGACTGCTGGGACTGTGATGCAGGACAGTCACACGCCGCTCCTGACGTGGTTCTGGGGCGCGTACCTCGTGGCCAGCCTCACGCCGGGCATGTCGGCCGTTCAGTTCCAGCGTCAACTTGGGCTCGGTCGCTACGAGACGGCATTCCAGATCCTCCACAAGCTTCGGGCTGGCATGGTGCGCCGCGACGTCGACATGATTGGCGGCGTCCACACCGTGGAGCTGGATGAGACCTGGGTCGGGGGCCGCACCCGTGGCGAGGGGCGAGGGTCCCACAACAAGACGCTGGTCGTGGGGGCTGTCGAGGTCCGCAAGCGGCAGGGGCCACGCCCTGGAGAGAACGTCTTTGGCGAGCAGAGCAAGGCTATTCCGCGACGCGGCGGGCGCTACGCGGGACGCCTCCGATTGGCCGTCGCCCCCGATCGCACGGCAAAGAGCTTGGTCGGCTTCGCCCGCATGGCCATCGAGCCAGGCTCCGACATCATTACGGACGATTGGGTGGCGTACGGGCAGCTCAAGAAACACGACTTCAAGCACCATCCGTTCGCGGAGAACGGAGACCCCAGCGTCGCGGAGGAGCACCTCCCGCTCATCCACCTTGTGTTCTCGAACCTCAAGGCGTGGTTGCTGGGCGTTCACCACGGCGTCGCGCCGCAGCATCTCCAGGCCTACCTGAACGAGTTCACATTTCGTTTCAACCGCCGGTTCTTCCCCTTCACGTCGTTCCGGTCGCTGCTGGGCATCGGCGCCGATTCGGAGTCGGCCACCTACGCCGAACTGTACTCGGGCGAGTGGGAACACCCGAGCTTCGTGGTGGAGGACTAAGGTGGTCGAACTTGGTGACGGCCTGGAGGGCCTGCGCTCGTTGCCACAAGGGAGCGTCGCGGCGATCGTGTCGGACCTTCCGTCTGGAGAAACCCGCGCGGAGTTCGATGTAGCGCCCGACTTTGCAGTGTTCTGGCCCGCGGTATGGCACGCGCTGCGTGACGACGGGAAGGCGATCTTGATGGCTTCGTCGCTGCGCTTCGCGGCGCGCCTACTGGAGTCCCAGAAAGCCCATTTTCGGCACGATCTGATCTGGAGCAAGAGCCTCGCGACTGGCCACCTGAACGCGTCTAAGGCTCCTTTGCGAGCGCACGAATTCATTCTGGTTTTCTCCCGAGAGGTCGGGACGTTTCATCCCCAAATGGTTCAAGGAGCCACACCAATCCATGCGGCGCGGCGAGCCTGTCATGGTGAGAACTACGGTCCCCAGACGAAGGCGGGGTACAGCCGCGCCGGGGCGACTGACAGATTCCCGACGTCGGTCCTTGAATTCGCCTCCGTTGGAACGAGCAGCAAGGCCAGGAAGCACCCGCAACAGAAACCTGACCCGTTGCTGGCCTGGCTGATTCGGTCCTACTCCAATCCCGGTGAGCTGATCGTTGACCCGTACGCGGGCAGCGGTAGCACCGGCGACGCGGCTGCCGCGGAAGGCCGAACGTTTCGTGGATGGGATTCATCGCCGCGCTTTGGTGTGGATGCGTCACTTGCCAGGGGTTGTGGTTAGGTGCATGATCCGGATAAGCATGGTTTCTACGAGCGGAACATGCGAGCCCCCGACTTCGTGCTCGTCGGGCTCATGGAGTGGACCCGGATGGAGCAATGGGCCGGGAGCTTCCCCTTGTCCGAGGCGCTTGCCAGCGGCCAATTCTTCGTGTGGACCGGCTCGGGCAAGGTCGAAGTCCGGCGCCACCCAACCTACTACTCGATGATCGCGCCGGTACTGGAGAAGATGCCATGAAACTTCAAAGTGACTTTTCGGATCTCTTCGACATCGAGGCCGCCAAGGCCCACCCGGCCTACTCGGCCTTCGTCGAGGAGATGGAGGACCGCTGCTACGGACGCGAGGCCCTCAACGATGCCTGGTGCTGGTTCAAGGCCGGCTGGAGCCGAGCCAAAGGGGAGAACCCCGAATGAAGATCCAGCTCTGGTCCGATCTTCACCTGGAGTTCAACAACGACTGGGGAGGGCGGTTCCTCGACACGCACGGCCCGGCCGCGGAGACGCTGGTGCTCGCAGGCGACATCACGAGTGCCGCCTTTCGTGAGCCTATCGACCTCGTATTCGCCAGCACCTCGATGCGCTGGAAACATGTTGTCTATGTGCCCGGAAACCACGAGTTCTTCAAGACCTCGTTGACCGAGGGCTGGGCCAACATCAGGGCCGCGGCGCAGGATCGCCCCAACGTACACGTCCTCGACAACGAAGGCGTTACGTTGGACGGCGTGCGCTTCTTCGGCGGCACCGGCTGGTACCCCGAGATCTCGCAGCACTCCTTGGCTCCGTACGAGGCTGAACGCGACAGGGCCCGGCGCGGCATGTCCGACTTCCGGCTCATCCGTGACTTCGAGCCGGCGGTGTACATGAGCCGCAAGAAGCTCGCCGACTCCCTATACTCGACGGCCGAGAACCCGGACGTCGTGGTCACCCACCACCTACCTCACGGGCTCTGCGTGCTGCCCAAATACATCGGCGACCCGCAAAACTGCTTCTTCGTGTCAGACCTGGACGTCGAGACCGTGGGCGCCAAGCTCTGGCTCCACGGGCACACGCACGACCTGGTCGACGTCAAGATCGGCGACACGCGGGTGCTGGCAAACCCGCACGGCTATAAGCACGAGAGGATTGGGACACCGCCGTGGAACAGCGACTTCACGGTTGAGGTCCAATGAAGCCTTGCGAGTTCTGCGTCGAAAAGGTCTTGATCTTCGAGGCGCAGGCCCGTGGCGCCCAGGGTCTCTGTTCGGCGCCCATCCCAGATCCGCGGAACCCGAAGTGGATCCTGACGCGTTTGTTCGTTGTCGGTCCGGGCCAGACGTGGGATCACAGGCTCGAAGGTCCGCACTGGCGCGCCACCGTGTCTTGTCCGAGCCCGCAGAAATGCGTCTGCGACCGGCCGGCGCCGACCGGCAAGCAGGTCTGGGGCAACAGCAGGGACGAGGCGTGGCCGCACAAATGTCCCGACTGCGGCTACCACGCAGCGGTCGTGGCCAACAGTGGCACTGTCCTCAAGTGCCGGGCACACGACTGCCGTCACCGTTCGCTATAGGTGAGCATGGCCAAGAGAGAGCAGGAAGCCGGGGCCCTGGAGCGCAAGATCCTACGGGCCATCGAGCGCGGAGAGTTCACGCCCGCACGCGGATACCTGAGGGCCCACGTCTACATAGGCTTCGGGATCCCCTCAACCGTGGTCGGGCCCTGCGGCTGCGCCATCGCCGCTGCGGCCTCGGTCAAGGGGTTCGACGTTGACGTGCGCGGATTCGCGGGACAGGACGAGCTGGTCGCCTATCTGAAGACGGTGGGCCTGAAACCGAGGGACTCCCTGGCCCTGGAGAGCGGCTACGAAGGCGACTTCGTCCAGCACTCGACGAATCCCTACTTTCAGGTCGGCAAACGCTTGCGCCGGTTCCACCCGAACACGGATGGCCGGGTCGAAGCCTAAGAGAGCGGGCCGACGGTCGGGCTCGGCACGGTCGCGTTCGTAACGATGACCGTGCGAGAGAAGGCGTCCAGGGCCGTCGCGATCCCCCGCGCTGCCTGCTCGCCCGACGCCTTCGAGGCGAAGTTGCTAAACCACGCCGAGAGTAGGGCAGTCTGAAGCAGGGCCGTGCCGGCCACCGCCGTGACCACGCCAGGGAAGACGTCTGTCGTCGCCACCGGGGGCAACAGCCAGAACGCGGTGAAGGCCGCCGCCATCTGCGTGGCGGTCTGTGGCGCGAGCTGGTAGGGGTTGGCGAAGACACCCGTCAGCGCGCCCTGGAGCGTGGCCTGGGCCGCGTCCAGTGAGAGCGGGTGGCCTCCGAGCAGCGTGGTGCCATCAGCCGCGTAAGTGGCGTAGAGCTGAGCCCAGTTGCGGGCCACGACCGGCGCCCGGTCCGGGCTCTTCATCAGGTCGACGATCGAGTGCGTGAGTGAGTCCGGGTCGAACATCTACTTCCGGGCCCCCGGGCACTCGGGCTCGCCGCAGGGTGAGTTCCGGGGTAGGGCTTCGTCCTGCTCGATCTCTTTGCGGTCCGCCTGCCTGGCCGAGCGCTTCTCTGCCCGCCCATTTCTGCGGTCCTTGTGTGAGCTGAGGGCGTTGTCCTCGCGCCAGTCGTAGCCGGCGCGGCTCAAGTTCTGCCGGTAGCGGTCCATTACTCCACGAATGCTTTCTCGCTGAGCAACGTGTCCAGCTCCTCGGCCAGCTCCTGGAACTCAGGCAGGTTGATTGGGGGTGAGGACTCGCCAACGGCGGTGAACACCGTGATCTTTTCGATGGCCTGAACCACCCGGTTCATCCAGCTCTTCCACTTGTTGCCCATCACGTGGGGCTCTGAGGCGCTCGGGGAACCGTGCCTGATCTTGTCCGCTACCACGTCGTACTCGCTGGTGGTCACAACGACCTTCGAATTCGGACGGTCCATGAGCACGGAGTTGTCACCCTTGGCGTCCGACATGAGCACGCTGCCGTCTTTCGCGAGAGTGATAAAAGTTCCCACGGCGTCCTGGTCCACGCCGTCCGCCAGCGTACCGTCGGCGTTCGTGGCGCCGCGGTAGGCGATGAGCAGCTCACCCTGGGCATTGATGTTGAATTCCACGCCGTTGAACATCGCCTCCAGGTGATGGCCATCCTCGGTGGGGTCCGGATCTGTCTCTCGGTTGGCGTCGGGGATCCCGCTGAGGATGACCGGATTCTGGCTTTCTCCGTTGATGCAGAGGATCAAGACCTTGGCGCCCACGCCAGGCCTGACCGGGTTCCGGCGGGCAGACGGGTCCGCGCGAAGCGTAAACCTGATAAAGTCGGCAAAACTACCAAAAGCGTCTGATAGGAAGCAGTGCTCGTACAATTTGGTCACGATCGTACCGTTAGCCCGATGAGTAACGAAGACCTGATACTCGTTCCGTTTCTTAGAGACGTTGAGCGGATGCTTGGGGCCGAACACGGCCTGCACCTCACCTACGCGCAAGCGGATGTTCGAGAGCCCATCGCCGTCATTGTCTACGGTCCGAGCTGTATAGAACGAGGGAATTACATCGCCGAGCATTTTGTACCGTCCTTCGCGCCCTTCGCCAGGTTCTGCTCTGCCCACAGGGGCTGCAGGTTCGTGTAGTGACAGGCTTGTAGGACTTGCTCGCGATCCGTCAAATCGAAGAGTTTTAGGGGCTTCTTGTGGTCGACGTGCCATCCGGTGGGAGACCAGTTCTCCCAGGTCATCTCCTCGCCCGTGATTGGGTGTGGGTAGAACTTTGATTCCAAGTAGGTCTTTAGCTCGGGGATAGTGCAGCCGAGGTCGCGGACGGCGGAGCCGGCTTTTGAACCGTTCACAGCCGCCTGATGCAATCTAGCTCTAAGGTTCACCCTCAGCTTGTACTGAACGTCGGTGGGACTACGTCGGTCCCACTCGCTTTCGTGTGAATCAAGGTACCGTTTCCGTTTTGCACGCACCTTTTCGGGGTTTGCCTTCGCCCAAGCTCCATTGTTCGAGCTGACCTGGTCTGGGTGCCTGGCGTTCCATTTTCTTGACAGAGTGCGATGGCGGTCTCTGTTGTCGCCACGCCATCGAGCATTGCCCCCCCTCACGCAAACGATACACCTGGATCGCACCAATGTGGATCCCTGACTCAGCGGGTAGAACTCCTTCCTGTCCTTGGAGGTGTTGCATCCGTTGCAGTGCTTGGGTGCGTCGAATTTTAGACGGAGAGACATGGCTCCCTTTCAGCCAGCATTCGGTATGCGATCGTTAGGGCCTTGCTGAACGCCTCGATCTCAGTGCGGCCGACGGAACCGCGACAGAAGGTTGTTGAGGAACCCCACGCCAGCCAGCGCTTGTCGGTCTCCTGTTCGATCTCGATGTTCAACTTGATCACGTTACGGCCTCGCGCCCGATTTAGAATTGGCCAAGCAGTTCTTGATCGCCTGCCAACGCATCGTTGATTTGGTCATGCGACAGAGGCGTCGGTTGCGCCGCATCGGAGAATGATTGTCCCGGGGCGCTGGCGCCGCCCGTGGTCCTCCGCTGCTCCAGGGAGAGGCCAGGATCCAGTCCCCGGTTGTCCTCCACTTCGACGCCGGGATAGATCGGGAAGGCCCCCTGGTCGCTGCGCATCTCACCCGGGGCCTCTTTGCGCATGCCGTTGGAGAGACCGATGGTAGTCGTCCAGGTCTTCTTGCCGGTATCCGGGTTCATCTGTCCGTGATCGATCACGGACTCAACATGGTAAACGACCCCGTCCAACTCCAGGTTGTCGCCCTCGCAGAGAGGCGCCTGAATGCCGAAGCACACGATCGTCCCATTCAGAGTCAGGTGCGCGCCGATCAGCCAGTCGGCCGCCAGGTTGATCCAGGCGCTGGGGGCGTGTCCGACGGTCTGATCGACCCAGCACTCAACTTGGCCGACGTACGGCCTCATCCCACTCCGCATCGCGTCCAAGTGATCGAAGACCGGCGGCGAGTTCACGATTTGCTCGGACGCGCTGATGGCGTTGATTTGGTAGCTGCTGGTCCCGTAGATGTGGACCATGTTGATGCGTGTCGCATCGCTGGACCCGATGTCGTACTGCTTGGTGATGTTCGTCGGAACGCCCCAGCGCGGCAGGTCTAGGAATCGCGTGACCGCTTGGATATTGCGGGTGTCGTCGCCAACGGCGAGGGTGTCGTTGTCCTTCGGACCCAGTGTGCTCGTTTGCTTGAACGCGTCCGTGGTGAACGGGATCTGCCGGAAGACCATCGTCGGCACGATGTTGCCATCAGGGTTGACCCGCATGCAGGTGTAGATCTCGTTGATGACCGGGTTCAGGTATTGCTGGAACACGGTCCACATGGGCTTGTTCGCCATGTCGGGCAGAAAGGGCAGGAAGGTCCCCAGCAGCTCGCCCGCGCTGCAGACGCGTCGAGTGGGTGTCGAGTCCGACTTCAGGTCTGGCACGAACATTCCCGGGCCCGTTTTGTTGCTGTAGCTCTGGACGCCCAGGATCAGCTCCAGAAGGTCTGCGTACGCCATCACGTGGCGGCTGACGTCGGCCGACGACTTCCCCAGCAACTGCCCCGCCATGATGGGGGCTACATACGCGTACGGGGCCGTCTCGGTGAACTGTGGCTCAGCCGACACCGTCTTGTCTCCGGCAGCGCCTACGTTGATGACTCCGTCCCCTCCCTGGGGACCGGGGCCCGTGCCCACGATCAGGTTGAGGATGGTCGGGATGATCCGGTTGATGTTGTTGGGCTCGATGTTGCTATCGGCGTCGTACCCGAACAGCTTTTGGACGTCGACGCCGAGGCGGGTGAGCCACTGCCCGATGTCCTTCTCTAGGACGTCGCTGCTGGCAAGGCTGTTGTCGTAGAACAGGTTCGAGTCCAACTCCTCGAAACCGCCGCACTGGAGGTTGTAGCTCGCGACGTGCTGATGCTCGTCCCTGACGCCGACCTTCCTCATCGAGGTGACCCGCCCCATGAACTTCAGGCCGCTGTTGAAGTCGTTCGCCTGCTTGCCTGCCTCGATCTTGGCAACGAGATCTTTGAAGTCCGTCTCGTTGTTGACCATCCATCCGAATACCCAGTCGCCGTTACGGACTTCGGCGAGGTAGTTCACGTCCGTCTGCTTGAGCTGGGCAGTCAGGCGCTTGCGGTGATCGCCCTTTGGCTTCGAGATCATGATTTGGAGGCAGTCGTCGGTGATGACCAACGGCTTCTCGGAGCGCAGCAGGGCGCCGGCCGACAGGTTCTTCGAGACCGAACTCATGATGGATCGGTCGAAGCTCAGGGGTGTCCCGAGCCGGATCACGGCAATGACCCAGTACGGCGACATGCTGACCTCGTAGACGCCGTCCTCACCCGGCTGGAACCCGAAGTCCTGCCCGAGATCGTAAGTTGCTCCCCGATCCCCCATTTACTCGGCCTTCGGCGGCAACTTCTCGCAGGCGTACAGCCCCTTCACGTAGCGATGGAAGTAGGTTCCCGGGGACTCAGCCTTGACGAGGGTCTCGGCAACCGTCTTGGGCACCGAGGCGTAGACGTACGAGATGATGCCCTTCCGCGCGCGGAACTGGACCTCCATGGCCTCGGTGTCCTGGTCGTACCCAACGAGGGCGATCGTTTCCGACTTGTTGAACGGCTCGACGTAGCGCATCAATTACCTATAGCGAACGCCCCTTATCGGGGAGCGCCGGCCTTTCCGGTTGGGGACATGTCTCGCTTGATGGCGTTGACGAACGCGTTCAATGCAGTCGACACGGCCTCGATTGAGCCCTGGACGTCGGCACCGGGGCCGAGGGCGCGGAGGGCTTTGGTCCGGGCCGAGTCGTTGGAGTTGCGCTGTTTGGGGGCATCGATGAAGTCCGCTTTCTGGGAGTCGGACTCAGCGGCAGTCTTTGCGCCGGTCTGGACGCCAAGCTCGCCCTTGGTTGCCGCCGCCCGGGCCTGCGCGGTGTTGCGCCTCATGGTGTCGTGGACGCCCTGGCCCTTGCCGCCGGCAAGGATCTTCGACGAAGCCAGGGAGAAGCGGATCGACGAGAGGGCGGACGCGTTGGTGTCGGCGCCGCCGGCCATGCGAAGAGCTGGGGCCAGGAGCTTGGCGGAGTGCTGGATCTCGTCCAGGCTCTTGCCGCGCAGGTACTCGAAGCTGTTCCCTGAGGCCTTGAACTTCGCCAGCTCGTCGCCGGACTTGCCGCCGATCATTTTGGAGCTGATGCGCGAGAACATTCCGCCTGTCTGGAGCGACAGGTATGACTTCAGCATCTTGTCCGTGACGCCCATCCCCAGCATGTCCGTGGGGACTCTGCCGGTGCGCTCGAACTCTGCCTTCTGGGCTGGGTCCATGTGCATCATGGACCACTTGGCGCTGTAAGGAGCGTCCTTTGCGGACTTCATTGCCGCCGATGCATTGAGGGCCTGCTGGAGCGGATCAATGGATCCGTTCATCAGACGGGTCTGCGCTGCGACGCCGCCGCCCATGGCGTTCGACATCCGCATGTCACCGCCCGGAGTCCCGGTGTAGCCGGCGGCGAGGAGAGTCGCCATGACGCCGCCCCCGCCCTCCATGAGGCCCCCGGAGTTCATCATGTTGCCGCCCAGGCCCGTCAGCCCGACCGCCGCGCTGGCGTCGGTGCCGCCCCGCCCGATCATGCCCTGGATGCCGTAGCCGCCCCTGCCGCGGGCGTTGTTGCCGCGACCTAGGAACGCGCTGGCGCCATTCCAACCGCCGCCCCCGAACTGAGCCCCCAACCCCAGGAGCTGGGCAACGTTGGACAGGCCGCCGGTCTGGGGCCCCAGAACGGACTCGTAGTGGCCCGCCAGGCCACGGCCGGCAGAGCCCGAAAGCGCCGAGAAGGCCCCCGAGAACTCGCCTACGTCACGCATCTGGGCGTCGGCCTTGGCCTGAATCCAGGAGGCCTGCTCGACGTCGGCGCCCCTCTTGCCGCCGATGCGAACGTTGCCGCCGCCCATGCCCAGGGAGCGGAGCATACCGGCGTTTCCGGTCGAGCCCGCGTACATGGCGTTGAGGCGATCCGAGTAGCCCGGATCCTCCCTCATCTTGTTCTCGATCATCTTCTGGGCGGCCTGAGACTGGAGCGCGTTCTCGGCAGCGGACCGACGGAGAAAGTCGTTCTGGGCAGTGATCGCGTTACCGACGCCGCCCGATGAGGTAAGGCCCACAGCGTTCGTCGCCGAGCCGATGTACTGCATGCCGAGGCTAGCCATGCCGCCGAGCCCGCCGGGGACGGCCTCGGTGAGGCGCCGTTCCTTCAGGAGCTTGTTGTACTCGGCGCTGACGACCCTTTGGTAGGCCGGGTCGCTCTGCATTGCTCGCGTGGCGTGGACTCGGGCCATGTCCCCGCCAGCAATGGCCTGGGCGTTGCCGCCGTACATGCCCCCGATGCTCGCCCGGGAGTCGCTGCGAAACATGTTCGCATCGATGGCGTAGTTCAAGTTGCTGATCTGGTTGGTCCTGCCCAGATCCATAATTTTGGACCCCAGCATCACGCCGCCGGCAACGGCGCCCGCAGGGCTGGCCAACGCAGTTCCGATACCCCCGAGACCGGCGCCCTGCATTGCCGCGCCGAACAACCCTCCGCCGCCCCCGGCACTCTTCCCGTTCGAAAAGTAGTTCCTGAGCCGGCCCATGACGGAGGGCGAGTTGACCTCCTCCATGTCCTCCTGGGCCTTGGCGAGCTTCGCGCGGCTGCTGCGCGCGCGATCGAGCTGGTCGGCAGTCTGGAAAAACTGACCTTTGACCGACCCCAGGCCGGCGTCGACGATGCCGCCGTTGGCTCCGCGCTCCTTCAGCTTGTTATAGGCGTTGCCGAGCCGCCCGAGCTTCTGTTCGAGCTTCGAGATCTCGTTGTCGGCGGTGCGGACGTGATCCTTGATCCCGTCGCTCATGATCTTGAACGCGTCTTTGGACCCGGCCGCAGCCCCTTTGAAGAGCTGGGCCGAGTTCTGGACCGCCCTCGTCAGGCCGTCGGTGAGGCTGCCGGCGGCACCCGTGGCCTTGTTCTGAGCGTTCTGCCGGCCGCTCATGCCCGGCTGGCCGAAGCTGTTGCCTACGGTCGCGCCTCCTCCTCCCCCGAAGATGCCCCCGGCCCCCTTGGTCGAGGCTACGAGGCGCTCGACCTCCTCCGCGATGCTCCTGATCGCCCGCTTCGCCTTGTCGACCGAATCTTGGTCGAGGGCGATTGAGAACTTGATGCTTTTATCGCCGGACGCGGGAGAACTCACGGGTTAATGATTGCCGTCAGCCCTTGGGCGGCTTGGCTGCCCGCGGGGGTGGCATTTCCAGCAGTCCCAGGCCGTCCCCCTCCATGTCGAAGTCGGCGTCGTCGTCGCTGAACTTGATCGAGATGCTCTCGGGGAGCTTCTCCAAGTCCTTGATGTCGATCTTGGGGGCGATCTCTGCCTCCTTGAGCGTGGACCTCCTCGGGCCCTTGGGGCCTGGCTTGGGCGGCCCGGCCGGAGCCTTGGTGGTGGCAAGGTTCCCGTACGCCCCGGATGCCACCGCCGCCGCGAGGGCGTCGAACGCCAACTCGCCCAGGTCGTCTTTGTCGTCGAGCTTCTTCAGCTCCTCATCGGAGAGGGCGGCCTGGCGGACGGCTGCCTCCAGGTCGTCTTCGGACAGGGCCTCGTAGCTCTGCTCCCAGTACGCCCTGATCACGTCAACCAGGGGAAGGGTCTCTACGACGTGAAGGGGAGTATTGAAGTGGGCACTATAAAAGCGGAAGATCCGGCGCCGGTTGTAGTCGGCGTCGTCGGCCTTGTCGATGTGTCGGAGCCAAACGTCCCGAAGGGCGATAATCCGAATGGCTTCAGTGGCGTGCACTTATTTCTCGCGCCGGTCTCGGGCGGCCTCTTTGAGTAAATAGAGCGCTGTGGCGATCAACAGCCCAATGATTGCGATCCAGAGCAGGACCTTGTCGACGAACAGCGCGCGACGGTCCCGTACCGCAGGCCGCCGCATGGGGTTTAGGTCAGCGGCGCGGGCTGATTCGCCTTGAGGTCGGCCTGGGCCTTATCGCCTTCCGTCACGAGGGAGTTGATCAGGTCCTGCTCGGCCTTGGCGGCGAGCGCGAATACCTCGGAGAGGATATTCAGGTCGGCCAGCTCCATGCCGCCGTCGGAAGCCTTCCACCAAATGGGGGAGTCGATCACGCGGACGGACATCTCGGACACCAGGCTCGCGACGAAGGCGGCGCCCTGGGAGGCCTCGGTTCCCGTCGGCCCCAGCAAGCTGCGCCGGATCTCGTCGCGGCGGAGCTGGTCGCGGAACGAGAGACGGGTGCGGACCTTGAACTTGCCGTTGAACGGGGTGCCCGTGGTCGTGCCCTTGAGGTTGTCGACGCTGAACTCTGCTTCGTATTTTTCGTTGGCCATTGATTTCCTTACGGGCTGGGGGTGGCGGGAGCAGCGACGGGGGCTGGCTTCTCCATGGAGAGCGTTGCGGCACGGTCGGCCGAATGCAGGGCGCCAATGAGCTGCACCACGGCGGTGCCGAAGTCGTTGCTATAAGCGACGATTCGCTCGGCACCGGAGGGCGGAAACTCTTGCTGGCCGGTGTGATAGAGCTGTTGCGGGAACTGAAGAAACCGGTAATCGGTGGTGGTGCCGGTAGGAACCAGTCCGAGGTCGCTGTTTTGCGCGTAGCTCGGCCGCCCCATCTTGACTATCACCCACCCGTGCATCGCAGGCAGCTTGGTGGCCGGCGCGTTCTTGCCACGCGATTGCGGATTCGTCATCATCTGTAGAAACGAGCCAACGGTTGGTTTGCCGGGGACCTCGGTCCAGGTGAGCTTGTCGGTGTCGATCTCGATCTTCATGTCTTCCTTTGTTGATTGTCGCTCGTGGGGTCAGCAGGGTTCGAACCTGCAAATCCTACAGCCGTTGAGCGCTCGTCAGCGCCCTGGTTTCGTAGGTCCGGTCATTCATTGCCGGTGCGTCTGCTCATGTTCCGCCATGATCCCAGTATTCTGTTTTTCTGTCGTGGATCCGCAGGGAGTCGAACCCTGGTCTTGAGAACTTCGTCTTCCAAGCGCTACGTGCGTGTCCGGTCTTGAGATCCGGCAATCTTGCTTCCTCCACACCTTGGCGGGTGTGATGTCGGCGCCTCCACCAGGCGGTTTAAAGTTCCGCCAAACTTTGATGCCTCTGTTTAGACGGCAGGGGTACCGAAGCGTCTACCCTGCCCAGCCGGATTAGGCCTGGGCGCGAACGCCGGGGCCGTATCCGAAAGCCGAAGCCGGGGTGAGATCGAAAGTGATCCCGCCAAAGTCTTCGTCTTCGAGCATAACCATTTTGGTTTTTGCTTTTGTTTTTTTGGCCATCTTTTTTACGAGGCCTGATGGCCAACCTCGGCACGCTCTCGGTTTTCTAGTTTCCCAATCGATTCCGGTTCGGACCCATTTTGTTGCTTTGCGATGATTGCTTGCTGGGCTGCCTCCTGTGATCTGTCTATAGCGAACGCCCGATCCAAGTAGAGAATGGCGGCCTTCAAAAGGGTCGGTGAATCGCCGAAGAAACCCAAGCCACGATTGCAGGAGCCACAAAGGAGGCCTCGAATCTGTCCGGTCTCATGGTCGTGGTCCACCGCGAGCCGGCAGGGGGTCCCGTACCTGGACAGATGGCCCACAGGAGTGCCGCATATTGCGCACCCTCCGTTTTGAGATTTTAATAGGACGTCGTACGAGTCCTCGTCGGTTCCCAGCGTTTTTAGATCCGAACGCCTGGCAGCAGCGCGGAGACACTTGCGGCACGCATAGCGCCCGTACGTCTCCGCCGCTTTTTGCTCTGAATCCGTCAGGTCCTTGCCGCACTTACAGTCCCTAATCGTGCTTGGGCTGGAGTGCCGCCCGTCTCGAATCAGTGAACTGCGATAGGTCGAGTACGGGATGCCGAGGTCCCGGGCACGTTGCCGCAGGGAGGGCACCGCCCTATCGCATCTCTGCTGTGAAGAAGATGTCGTTCGGAAACGTGAGGGCCAGCTTGGCCATCTCGATCATCACAGGGACGTCCAAGGCCATCTCGGACAGGTACTTCGGGAGCTGGGACAGCGCCCACTGGCAGGCGGGCACGTTGCCTTCGAGCCCGATCGCAAAAAGAGTACAGGTCCCGACGGAGTCGCTGGTTCTGGCGAACGCGACCAGCTCGTCGGCGGAAACGTCGAGATTCAGTAGATCCCGCAGCCACCTCTGCGCCGCCAGGGCTCCGGGCTCCCCCTCCCGCTTGTCCCCACCGTAGTACGTCCACGCCTCGCCGTTGTCCCGCAGCGCCACGGACTGGAGGACGTCGTTGAGCTTCGAGAAGACGACGATCCCTACCGTGTCCCGGGGCTTCTCCTCGATGGTGATCCTATCCATACCAGACTTATAGCGAACGTCAGCCTCCAGTCGGCGCCAATCATTCAGGGACTATGGCCGATCCCGCCTGCACCTGTCCCTGCTCCCAGCACCGTATCCGCGCCGCCTTTTACAAGATGATCGACGGCTTCACAAACCGCAAAGCCTCGATGACCCTGGTCACGTTCGGGATGGTGGTTTTGATGTGCCTGATCGCCGGCAAGTTCAAGGCCTTGGAGGCCAATCTGCCCACGGTCCTGGGAGCCATCGTCGGGGCCCTGACGGTCTTCATCACGGGGCACGCCGTTGATCAAAAGTGGACGCCCAGCGCCCCGGAGCCCATCGAGAAGGAGGACTTGCCAAAGGTCGCCAAGGTCATCGCCAAGGACGTGGTCAAGGAAGAGCAGGAAGAGGGCTCGTAAGTCGCCGCCAACGGCGAACAATCATCCCTGCATGACCCTCTTCTTCATGTTCAAGATGTTCGGCACGATCGCCTGGTTCCTCCTCGACCACGTCTTCCTGCGCCACTGGGTCCTTTCCACGATCCTGGCCGGGCTGGTGGTCGCCGTGGAGCTGATCGCGAAGCCTCGTCGCCTCGTCAAGACGCAGCCACCCGGAAACACCAAGAAGGTCTTCGAGATCACCGTCAACGGCTGGCTAGGCAAGAAGATGACCGCCGCCTACTGGGCCGGCACCACGATTCCGTTCCCGGGATTCGTTCTGATGCTGTTCTGGCTTGGCCCCGTGATCCCCGAGGTCGATCCGCTGGTACGAACCCACGAATGGGTTCACGTGCAGCAGGACATCGACGCCAAGTGGTGGTTCGTAAGTTGGTACCGCTACATCAAGGAGTGGTGCATCGAGGCCTGGAAGAACACGCCGGCCAAGCTCGACTTCCTAAGGCCGTGGAAGTGGTACACGATCTACGGGAACGGCTACTGGTCCAATAGATATGAGGTCCAAGCGTATGCGATCGAGTACGCCGACCGCGACAACAACACCGTACCTGACTGGGCGTAAGGGGAGCGAAGGCGCGCTAACGGGGCGCGGGGAAATTCAGGACTGCGAACTCCCCTTGGTACTGAAGCGCGGCCAGATCATAGGCCTTGGCTGCTTCGATAGGATTGTCGAAATAGCCAAGGTGCCAGTTTTTACCGTTGACCATGATTTTGGCATGCCACTTGTTCTTTCCCTTGTTCCAGCTCACACCCTTGAAGCCGCTCGTGTTGTTGGTACGGACGCCCCGGTGAGCCCCCTGTTGGCTCGCGTTCGCCTGCCTCAGGTTCGATCGGCGATTGTTCAATCCGTTGAAGTCGATATGGTCGGGAGGGCCCTCGATGCCCATGCGTTCGGCGATGACCTGGTGGAGAAGTAACGTCGTCTGCCTGCCATCGGGCTTGGGGACGTTGCGCTTCGCGTAGAAGGTCTTGTTATTCTTACCCTTCCACGTGTGCCACCTGAACGCCGCCTGATCGGCGTCCACATCGTCGAGGGCCGTGACCTGACCTTGGGTGAGCTGAATCTCCACACCTGTACTATAGCGAACGCCCGATCCAATCATGATGTGATGGAGGCCGATCAGGACCACGTAGTGCTGGCCGGGGGAGTCGAACCCCCAAGGACGTTAGTCCGCCGGAGTTTGAAGCCGGAGCGTATACCAGTTCCGCCAGGCCAGCATCGGAGCCCCGCAGTGTAGCAGGGCTCTCCTAGATCACAAGCGCCCTACTTCTTCTTCGCGTCTGGCAGGCCCGGGAGCTTCGAGGTGCCCTTGCTGCAGACCAGGTCGCCAGAGTTCTCCAGAGATTTGCGGGCGTCCGTGGCGGTTCCGTTGACGACACAGTCGACGGCGCCGACGCCAAAGGCCTCGTCCGATTCGAAGTACCACGTCTTATCGTTGACCCTGTCGAGGTACTCTTTCATCGAGATCTTGAGCCGGTGCTGGCCCTGCCACGCAATGGCTTTGGAGTCGACGTCGAGGGTGTTGGCCGCCTTCTTCAGTTCCGCAATTGTCCCAGGGGCCACCTGCATGAAGAGGACCTGGTGCGACATCAGGACTGAACGGGCGGTGATGGCGCGGACCGGGCAGCTCTGAAGCATGAAGTATCCCATCGACAGCGCGTTGCCATCGACGACGCACACGACCTCGGCCTTGGTCTCCTCGATCTGACGGACCAGCTCCATGCCGGCGTCCAGAGAGCCGCCGTGGGTGTTGATCTCCAGCATGATCCGTTGCGGCTTGGCTTCGTCGGCCTTCTTCAGGAACTCGATGGCTGCTTTTGTGGTCTTTTCGTTTACATCTCCGTCGAAGCGGTAGCTGAGGGTGCAGTATTTCGCGCCCTTGGAACATTCGACGTTGTCGGGGGTCTTGTCCTTGTCGCCCATGATGAGGGACATGAACTCGCTGGGGTCGAACGGTAGGTCGTCGGCCTTGGCCGGAGGCGCCGCGGGGCTGGGAGCCGGTAGGGCGACGTAGCCGGCGGCATCGACGGTGCTTGCCTGTGGCTTGTGGATTGCGGAAAAGGAAACTCCCATAGCAATCAGAGCGAACAGAACAAGCTTCTTCACATCGATCTCCTTGTTAGAGCCCAATCTCGGCCAGCGCTTCATTTGCCTTCTGGACCAATCCACCTTCAACGAAACACGCCCCAATATGATTAGGGTCGAGATCCTGGCCGTTCGTGACGATCCCGTCACGGAGGTGACAAAGCTCGTGGGCGAGGGCCGTGGTGGAGAACACCGATCCAGCGGGCCACGCCACCAGGGCATTGAAGGGCTGCCAGGTGGATTCGCCTGCAACGCAGAGGTCCTCGCCAAAGTCGTAGGACTCCCAGCCCCCGTCATTGGCGCCGCAGTTCAGGGATGAGCCGGTCACCCACTCGATCGGGGGAGGCTCAACGGTCATTCCGTACTGCTCGTTCCAGACGATGGTCGTGGCGGACGACTGGTCGGGCATCGGAGGCGCCGGCTGGCGGCAAGCGCCGAGAAGCAGCGCGAGTGCCAGGCCCAGCCAACGCATGGGAACTAGTTGATCCCTTTACGGCGCCGAAGCCGCTCCAGCGCCTTCGCGATCACGACCTCGTCGCGCTTGTACTCATCCTCCAGGACCCGTTTGACCTCCTCGTCGACCTCAGCGGTCGGGAATATCTGCCCGCAGCTCTGGCACGTCGGGATGTAGACGCTCATCGGCAAGTTGATGACGACCTCCTTGTAGGCGAAGAACCGTCCGTCACGAGCCGTGGGGATCACGTAGCCGACCATGCAGTCGGGGCAACGGTGTGGTCGGATCTGGGGTTTGTCCGGTGTCGAAGAGGAGGGGTTCATACGAGGTCTATAGCGAACGCCCTTACCCACACCCCTTGATCACCAGCACCAGGAACGCGCTGATTGCGGTGGCGGCCAAGCCGCTTCCCCACTTGAGCGCGGCGCGTCGACGACGGATGGGACGGTCCACCAATTCCGAGACGTCACCCGCTGTCCGGGCATCCGCCTGAACGTGAGCGGCGAAATCGTTCGTCAGTTGGACCAGGGCCTTGCTGCCCACCTGCAGCTCTCCCAGGATCCGGTCCTGGCCATCGAGGCGACTCTCGATCCGGCCCAGGGCCCGGCTCATATCAATCAGGATGTCGTGTTCCAAATGGTTCCTCTTGATGGCTAGGGGCTGTACCCAAGATGATTGGTTGCGGGTTCGCTATAGGTAAGAAATGGGCACCTTTGCGACCTCCCTTTGGTCCGCTATACTGAGTGGATAGCGATGGCGCGAGACGTTGAAACGGAGCTAATGGTCGGCGGGCGCCCAGCGCCGGACCAAACAACGACAGCAGCGACTGACACGATCGAGGTCGGGCGCTGGTACTGGGTCAAGAAGAACGGTGAGGACGACCGCTGGCTAGCGTGCGTGACGCACCTGGGCTCGAACTACGCGCGCCTGACCGGCGCCAGCGACCATGGCGGCACCCAGAGCCATCGCTTTCACTTCGACATCTTCTGGCAGCACTGCGAGTACGTCGCGGAGCCCGACCCCATCATCAACGGGAAGATGCTGCAGTACCAACAGGAGACCCGGGCGTTGATGGACGAGGTGCGCCGGGTGACCGCGATGCTGGGGGTCGCGCATCGGCAGGGGTTGCCGGCGCCGGCTAACAGCGAGGTCCAGGCGCTCACGATTCACCGCGACGAGCCAATCCAGGAGTACAAGGCCGCCCTCATCAAAGCGAAGGACGGCATGCGGCGCATCCGCGGCGTCGCCACCTACCAGGTCGAGCTGCTGGAGTAGTCGCCAAAAAGAAAGAGCCCCGTCGTTTCCGACGGAGCCCCTTCCAAATTAACGATCCTGCTGCTTAGGGCAGGTCTGCGGCGCCAGGGCCTTCCGCGTTGTCGACCGACTCGTCGCCGACCGTCATCGCCATGAAGGTCTGGCTCAGCTCCTGCTGATTGCGCGCGTTGATGGTCGTCGAGTAGCCCGTCGGCACAACGCCGGTGAACTTTGCGACCTGCGAGGGCGCGCCCTGGTTCTCCCGCTGGCGATCGATGATCGTCATCTCCAGGTACTCGAAGTCGATGAGGTCTTGGAGGCGCGGAAGGCCGCCGTCGATGTGCGGGCCGTGGTCGAGGACCCGATACCCGGACGCCGAGATGTTCACGACGTTCTGGGCGGTGTACGTGATCGCGGCCGGCGAATAGCGACCGAGGATGTGAGCCTCCTCGGCGCTGTACGACAGACCGTACGACACGTTGTTGTAGATGCCAACGATGCGGACCTTGCCGCTGTTGGCGTCATAAACGCCCAAGAGGGCTCGGGCGCCAGTGACGATTGGGGAAGTCGACATTTCGTTTGTGTCCTCTTAGGGGATGATTGTGTGAAGGAGCTTGAAGTCGCGATTACGCGCTTTGCTGAACCTGCTCGACCGTGAAGTTGATGATGACGAAGTAGATCGAGGTCGAGAGCTTGATCGCCATCTTGACCGCCATGACGGGGCCCTTGATCTTGATCGAGACGTTCTTGTAGCCCTTGGGCGCGTCGTCGCTGGGGGCGATGAGCTTCAGGCGCATCAGGTCGGCCATGATCGAGGAGATCGTGGTGGAGGCGAGCGACGCCGAGACGTCGGCGAGCGACTTGCCAACGAACGCCTTTTGCATCCGCTGCGCGGTCGTCAGCGTGACAAGGTCCGCCGCGTACATCGCCTGAATGCTGTTGAAGACGAAGTTGTTGTCCGCGGTGTACGTCGTCTGGTCCGACGAGAAGGTGTACAGACCCGTCTCGTCCCGAACAATCGGGAGCAAGCCGGCCTGGAGGGCCTCCTGGACTTGGTCGGGATCCTGGTCCTTGAAGTCACCGGCGGCCTGAACGGCGCCGCTGATGGCGATCCCCTTGGCGAAGATCGCCTGGTAGAACGCACCGGCCTGCATCGCAGCCGCCTTGACGGCCGCCATCCAGGGCTGGTACTGCTCCACGCCGACCGAGCCGTCCGCGTCCATCACGTCCTCGAACGAGCAGCAGCAGCGCGAGGATGCGAGGTTGGCCGAGACCGCCTGGCAGTTGACGAACGTGTCGCGGATCGAGAGAAAGGCCTGGCGGTGCCGCTTGGCCTTCATGTTCGACATCTGCAGCACGTGCGCGCGGACGTAGGAGTGGATCCCGGCGATGGTGTAGGACGAGCTGGCGTCGGTCAGACCGTCGGCGATGTCCGCGGTCGCGTCCCGCGAGAACAGCGGGATCACGAAGTTGGCGCGAACGAGCCGCAGGGCGGACGTCGCCAACTGGATCTGGGCGTCCGTGGTCCCGCCCAACGTGCCGCCCGTGAGGAAGGCGATGGCCGAGGGGGCCGGCAAGCCGGCCGGAGCCTTCGCCGCGAGCTGGACCAGCACGGAGTTCGCGTTGGTCGTGGTGAAGAACGCGTACGCGTCCTGCTTGATGCGGCCGGGGGCGCCGCCGTTGCTGGAGGCGATGTGGAACGTGCCCTGGTCGAGCGTCTTCGGCGACTGCGACCCCAGGGTCGCCGTGCCCGGCGCCGAGGTGTAGCCCTCGGCCGCTTCGATGAACGCCGCCAGGTCCGCCACCGTCTGGTAGTCGGAGAGCCTCAGCGAGCCGAGCGAGGCGCCCGCGCCGCCGGCCACCGTGATGACGATGTTGGTGCCGTCGATGGTGGCCGTGCCGGACGTGCCCTGGTAGCCGATGGTGAGGCAAACCTTGCCGCCGGCCACGATGTCCTCGGAGAGATTGTCGGCCTTGCGGGCCGACTGCATGTCCGCGATGTACTCGGTCGCCGAGACGATGATCTTCGGCGCGGCCGTGGTCGAGAAGAAGGTGACCGGACCGCTGGCGTCGAGCTTGTAGAAGATGTCGACGAGGCCACCGGCGCCCGTGCCGAGGTCCGCGATCTCCAGCGACTTGCCGAGCCCGTCGACGGGGTCCCCAGCGGAGACGCTGATCGTGACCTGGTGTGCCGCCACGAGGTCGCTCGTCCCAACGACCAGGATCGATCCCTGGGTCGTCGGCGACGTCAAGGCGCCGTGAGCGCCGCTGACGTCACGAGCCTTGATGGCCGAGATCGTGTTTGCGCTCTGTCCGGTGACGATGTACGTACCAGCGTTGTTCGCGTGAACGGACGCCAGGACGGACCCGCTCCCGATGAACGCGGTGTCGCCCGGGATCAACGCCGCACCACTCCACGGCGTGTCGTAGGACAGCGTGACTCGGTTGCCGGAGACGACCGTCAGAGACAGGTTTCCGGTGATCGTGCCGACGACGCCAACCGCGCCGCCGCCCGTGGCGACCACGCCGGTGAGTCCGTTGATGGCGGACACCGCCGTCGCCGCAGTTTCCGACGCCGCGATGGTCAACGATTGCGCCACGCCGCCGTTGACGCGGATCGCGGTGTTGACGCCCTGGGTGGGAACCAGCATGGAGAACGGGCCCGTGGTGGGGACCGCCTCGGCCTGCTTCTGCAGGACGGCGTTCGAAATCAGGTTGCCCTTCTTGCCGTACGAACGGTCCTGGACCGTCGCGTAGGTCGAGGCCGTCCAGTCTTCCAGCGTCCCGGACGCCTTGCCGGAGACGTTGGTCTTCACGAAGATGGCGCTGGTGAACGAACCCTTGATGTCGGGATCGTTGGCGGCGGCAACGGCGCCGCGGTAGGCCTTTACCAGGTTGCCAGATCCGTACTTCGCAACGACCTCGGATTCCGAGTTCGGACCGAAGGCATTGCGGCCGAGATCGCTCTCGTCCGAGAAGTCGGGGCCCTGATCGGACTCTCCCATGATCACCAGAACGCCAGAGGTGGCCAAAGAGCTGGGGGAGCTGACGACCTGGTAGTCGGCGTACGCGCCCGGGATGGAAATGGTTCCGCTATCGGTCGATACTGATTGTGCCACGATGGTCTCCGTTAGGTGCTGAGGTGGTGTGAAGGTTTTTAAAGTCGTGAGCTAGCGCCGATTGCGCTTGGAGTTGCCCCGCCGAATCTTCGTTGAGCCGACGCTCAACATGTTGCGGTTGTGATTGACACCCGACAGCCCCTCGGTAGGCGCGGGCATCTCCTCTTTGCAAATCCCCGAGTGCTCCGACTTCTTGCAGTTGAAACAGGTCGCGGCGTCGGGGAACGGAGACTTCTTTGCGGCCTTCGTTGAGGGCTCGCTCCGTTGAAGCGGGAGAGCGCCATGGAAGCGGGCGGAGGCGACCCGGGGGGCGGCCGGGGCCGCTGCGATGCCGGGCGTGGGGGCGGCGCCGGCCGGCGGCCGACGGAACCGAGACAGAAGGTTGTTGAGGAACCCCACGCCGCCGGCGCGCTTGTCGGCGGACAGTTGCTGGCGGGCCGCGGGTGCCGGGGCTGCTGCGGGGCGGGCGACGATCGCCGTGGGGCGGGCCGGGGCCGCCGCAGGCGCCTTCGGTGCCAGAGCGTGACTGGCCTGAACGTTCTGGAGCTTCGCCTTCAGGCTCGGGAGCCCGGCGCCCTTCCAGGCCGCGTTGGGAGCCATCGCCTGCACGTTGCCTAGCGAGGCTTTGGTGTCGGGGTGCACTCCGGTCTTCGGCATCGCTGCGCCGGGGGCCTGGGCCGGGGCCGCTGCAGGCGCCTTGGCGCCCGGGAGCCCGGCCTTGTCCTTGGTCGCGTTGGCGGCGGCGGGCGCCAGTTGGCGCACGTCGTTCAACGAGGCGGAGGTCGCGGCGTGCGGGACCTTGAACGCGTCACCACCGCCCTGGCCGACCGGCTGCTTGCCGGGGATGCCCGAGGGGGCTGGGCGAGCGTCGGGGCTCGGCGTCGCGGCCGTGTGCTTCTTGAGCTTGCCACCCTTCTTGCCGGGGATCTTGAACTTCTTGCCCATTCCGCATTCCGCTTTCGCGTTCGGGATCACTCCCGAGGCGGCGCGGTTGCCGTTGCCGGAGCGGGGGGCGGTCTTGGGGGCGTTGGTGACGGTGCCGCCGCCGAACGTCGGGTTCGACGCGACGGACTTGAAGCCCTTCATCTCGCGATTGGCCTCTTCGGCCGACGCCTTGCGGAGCCTCAGGCACGGGCACTCCTTCGGCAACCGCGCACAGATGAGGCAAAGGTCGCCCTTGGCCAGAGCCGTACGACCGACCTCACGCTCGCGAAGCTTGCGGAGCTGGGTACCGTAGCTGTCGATCTTCTCCTGCAGGAGGGCGGCCAGTTCGCGCCGAACTTCTGCTGGGGTGTACTCGCTCTTGGTCAGTTTACGCATTTACACTCGCAAGGGTGAAGGTTGCAGATAGATGATTGGGCTCTCGATCGCGGCAAAACTCTGAGCTACGCGGCAAATGAGTGAACTTACTGCTCGACCACGAAACCCTCTGCCGGATCGCCTTCCGTATCGACGGGGTTGGCGTCGTCGTCGACGAACACGAGGCTCTCGTCGATGCTCTCGATCGTCTCGACGAACTTCTTCGGCCAGATCTGGCGCACGTACCCGACCATGTTGATGGTCCGCTTGAACACGATCTCGGGCAGGAGCCGTTCTTCGATCGTGAAGGGCCCCGAGGAGATCACGGTCCGCTCAATGCCGCGCCCCTCAATCAGCTCCTGCTTGTAGTGCAGCAACATGAACTGGAGGATCGCGTGCAGGTAGGTCAGGTAGATCGACTCGCCCTGGGCGTACGCAGTGAGCTGGTACGTCTCGCGCATGTTTACGCTCTCGACCGTCTGGGTGAGGCGCGGATGGGCCCCCTTGAGGTAGCAGGTGCGAAAGTCGGCAACCGTGCCGGGGGCGAGGCCGATGATGGCGTCGTCGACGACCTCTTGGATTAAATGTTCGGCTCCGGTGGAATCAATGACCCACATCCCGGGCGCCGGCACGATGTCGCCGAGGGCGGTGATGGGGATGGCCATCAGCCCTGAGGACGCGGCGTACTGTTCCGGGGCGAAGGGCCCTGCGATCGGCGGCCAGTCAATGTCGTCGAGCTGGACGGGCTCGACATGCTCGTAGTGGACGTCGCCGTGGGTCTGCTCGGCCTCGGTCGACTCCATGAGCGCGATCGTGATGCAGGGAAACCGCAGCTCGTCCATGCGGTAGGACATGAATACCGGGATGTCCACCGGCTCCTTGCCATCGCCACCGCAGAACCACTCCGAAATCCGAGCGATCTCTTCGTCTCCGTACCTTTGGCGGGTGAGCTTATCGTTGCGGAGGTTCGCAAAGATCGCGTCGAAGAATTTCTGATCGCTTGACCGTAGCCGGCGGAGGGCCTCAACGATAGCCGTCCGCAGCAGAATGTCGGTCTGCAGGATCCCGTGCGCTTCCTTCACCTCCCCATGATTGCGCCGCGTTCGCTATAGACCTGGTATGGACGACATCGCCGAGACTCAAGCCGCGCTCCTGGAGACCATGGGGAACGAGAGGCAGCGGCGGGCCAACGCCTCGCAACTGCGGGAGTTCCTCCGGAAGCAGCTGGAGGTCGGCATAACGCCGAACCACTACCGGATCGACTTCTTGCGCAACGGCGCCATGGCCGTCATTGAGGCGCTCGGCGTTATCGCCGACAAGTTCGACCACGACTACCCGATGGACAAGGTCACGGCCCTGGACCTGATCGACATCCTCAACACCACGAAGGCCAAGATCATGGCGCGCGCCCAGGCCGCTCAGGAGGAATAGATGGCGCTCTCGCAGAACGATCCCGCGCTCAACTACGACGGCTCCTGGGGCGACGCCTCCAAGGATTGGCCGTCGATCACCTTCCCGACGGAAGAAGAGGCCCGGGCGGCCTACGTAAAGGCCTGGCAGGATGTCAAGATCCCCTACGGGTGCTACGTCCTGGTCGACAAGGAGCTACGGCTCGAAACGCCGCTCATGAAGAAGGCGATGCAAATTTACCTCGAAATCTTCCCGACGGCGCCGCCAACCAAGCTCGGGCCCTCCTTTACCGACCTCTAGCCCGCCAGGTGAAGAAGTGCTCCAAATGTGGGGTGCCCCAAGAGCGATCCAACTTTCGCTCCGATAGGACCCGAAAGGATGGGCTGAGCTACTGGTGCGACACCTGCAACGACAGGAAGAACAAGACCTGGAACGCTGCGAATCCAGAACTTGTCAAGGCGAACAATCTTCGGTCAAGTAGAAAGACCGCGGCTAGCAAGCGTGCCTACAGCGCTAAATATCGCCAGGATCACCCCGATCGGGTAGCTGTCACTCGAAGAAAAAGTGAGAACAAAAGATACCGAAACGACATTGAATTTCGCCTTCGGAAGGCCCTGCGCGGACGAATGGCCTGTGCGTTAGCCAATGACCAGAAAGTGGGCTCGGCCGTACGAGATCTTGGCTGCACCGTCCCAGAGCTGAGGACTTGGCTGGAAGCCAGGTTTTACCCGCACCCGGAGACCGGGGCGGCGATGACCTGGGAGAACTGGTCGCCCACGGGCTGGCATATCGACCACAAGAGGCCGTTGATCTCATTCATTTTGACGGACCGCGGCCAGTTTCTTCAGGCCGGCCACTACACTAACTTGCAACCACTGTGGGCAGTCGAGCACAAAGCAAAGAGGCGTAAGGACCTTGAACAGAAGGCCCTCTTTCGGCCCCTTCTCTAGGCGAGTATCTTCGCCATCAGCGCGGGACCTATTTGGCGGATCCAGACGTCCTCTGCCCACTGAGCGGCCTCCTCGAAGAGGTACATCGGCTTGTTGCCGGGGTGTAGCCACTTCCCCGTGCCCTTGTGCTTTGAGCTGGCGATCCTGAACGTGGAGATCGATCGCTGGATCTTGCCGTTGTCGTCCTTGAACTGGTGGACCGACACATCTTGCAGGAACGGGATCCCCGCGTTGCCCTGACGGGCCTGCCCGAGCGGGCCCTTGCCCATCCCCGGGCTCTCCTGGGTCTTCAGGGGCTTGGTCATGATGGAGAAGTTGTGCAGGCGGCCGAGGCGGGCCTCACCGTTCGCATCCTTCTCGATTTTGCCCCAGGGGATCTTTTTGCTGCGCATCGCCGCCTGGATGGTGCTGACCAGGTCCTGCTGGATTGGGCCATTGGTGGCTGGACCAAGCTGGGGGCCGCCGGCTTTGCCTTGGCTCGGGCCACCGTGGGCGAAGTTTACGATCGCATATTGCGAACCGTCCTTGGCTGTCTTGGCGTTCTTGCTGGCGAGAAGCGAGGGGAGCATATCCCACGCCGGCTGGCCGTCCTCGATCCAACGCACCGACGCGTCCAGCACCACCATGTGGACGCCGTCCTCCTCGCCCAACGTGAGCTTCTCGACGTAGGCTTCGCGCCGCGAATGGAGCTTCTCCGCCGCAAGTTCTATAATTTTGCTCTGTGTCATCGCGGCGAGTTCGGCTGCGGCTCGATCTGCCTCTTTTTGGACACCATCGGTGATGTCGGCGATGCTGAGCAAATCGCTAAGATCAATGTTTATGTGGAGCATGCTGGTGCCTCTACGTAGATCAATACGTGCCCACGGGCTGACTTTCGCTTACCAGAAAGGACGGCGCTCACCTCACCTTGGGTAACCCCGAGCGCACGGGCGGCCTCCCCCTGGGTGACGTAAACCTCCCCAGCCTCGTCCCTAAAGGGCCTACCGCCGCCCTTAAGCCGAGCCTGATGGATGCGGTTGGCTGGATCGTCAAAAAAGATACGCGCTCTCTGGCCTTGGGCTTCGCGGAGTGCTGGCCGATTGGCAACCTCGGCATTGATCCTGCACCTCTCCTCCCGAAATGCAGGGTTCATCTTCCGACCTGTAAGAGCCTTGGAAATCGATGAGCGTGTTTCCTGGGAGCGCGGCCGGCCCTTAAGTGGGCTTGGGCGCCCTTTGTTGGCCTCCGACATGCGCTGGCGCGCCAACGGTGAGTGACGGCGTCCGCGAAGTGCCTCGGAGATATGAAGAGAATGAAGCTTCGACAAACTCCTGCCCTTGTGAGTGATTGACTGCCTGTGCCGCCACTCGTCGGTACGCTGGTAAGTGACCCCTGTGGCACCCTCCCCTCCGTCCGTCTTATTGAGTAACGGCACCCCTAAAGAACGAGCTGCCGCGATCCACTCGGCCTCGGCTGGAAATACTGGATCTGGGGACGCAAATTCCTCCAGTATCTCTATATCGTAACCGTTCGGTAAAGAGCGAATCCAATTGGCCTTGTGCCTATTGTTAGATCGCCTCAAGGATGACGGGAATGCGTGGCTTTTCGCGCGCTTCATCCCCAACGTTGTCGCCCCTATATACCGCCAAGTCCCGTCCCTCGGATCCACAAGCGCGTAAATCAAAAATTGGGAGTTAGTTTTCACAGGATCCCAACATCTCTATAGCGAACGGCCCCCTATGACTGCAAGTTGTTGACGTTTTCGTCAATAGGCTGCAGTCGTGATTTACCCCTGTTGCTTGCCGGGCTGACGCGAGGAGACGGGGAAGGAGTTGGCGCCGAACAGGGGTGACGCCTCGAAGCCCGAGATCATTCCCGCCAGCATATTCTTCCAGCCGGCGGCACCGTCAGCGTGCCGGATTTTGATCTTGCCGGCCATGGTCGATCCCACCGGCAATTTGATGTGGGCGCGGCCGGCCGTCGTACCGCCGCCGCGGTGGGCCGCGGTGCCGGCATGAAGGTTCTGGGGGTTTTGAGGCAGGACGTTGGACGGGACCGTGTTGGCGGGCGTGTCGGGGTGCGGCATCAGTCGCGGGTTGGACGCGGACACCTCGGCCTTTTGGGCGGGCGTGGCGGCGGCCTGATCCGGAGGGACGTCACTGGGAGCAGCCTCGGCGGTCTCGGGGCCGGCGCCGACCACCTCGCGGCCGAGCGCGATCAGGCCCTGGACCAGCGCCATGATGGAGGCGTAGACCTCGGGGGCGGCGTCCTGGAGCTGCTGGATCAGCGGCATCTGGTCGCGGACCGCCGTCAATGTCTGGGCTACCTGGGCTCGGACCTCGTCGAGGTGTGACTCCTCGCCGGCCTGGTCCTGCTCGTCCTGCTGGCCCTGGGCCTCGGCCATGTTGTGCATCTGGGCTTCGAGAGCGTGGATCTGCGAAACGGGGTCAACGGGCTGGGGGGCCTCGGGGAGCTGCACGTGCGGCTGCTTCTCGGGCGCCGGGGGCGGGACGGGCGCCGGGCCGGCGCCGCCCTGGACGTCGGCCTTGCCAAGATAGGCCTCGCCGATCTTGTCGGATTCGGCCTTGGGGACGGCTGCGTCGAGTTCCTTTTGCATCGCCTCGTCCCAGACCACGACCAAGCCATTGCCGCCGCGGAGCTTCCCGACCATGAGGGCCTTGGAGGATTCCGACATTCTCATCCCGACACCGACGGTGCAGGTGGCGCCCACGACCTCGGCGTACTGCCGCTGGATCGTCTGAACCTCGGACAGGCTCTGGGCGGGGATGGCGATTGCCCCCTCGTCTCCGCCAACCTCGATGGTTTCGCCCCCACAGCGGAGGGCGAGGGAGGTCCATAGATCGTTCCCGGCCCTGATGGCAAAGTCGACCTGACGCACCTTGGCGACGTCGTCGGAGAGACGGGCGCGGCCTGCCTCTCTCCCGATATGGTCGCCGTCGAACGAAACGTAGCAGATCACGCATCTATGATTGCATCCAAGAGCAACCAGAGCTATCCTTTTGGGGTGAGCCCCGTTCTGGGGCATCAAAACCCACAAGGACTGGTGAATTTTGAACCTGAAGAAGCGAGAGGCCGAACGACGACGGGACTTCATGAAGGAAATCATCCTCAAAGACCCCTTGCTGTCGGCGGCAAAATTGAACGAGTTCGCCAAAAAGGAGTTCGGCGGCATGCTCCGGACCTCCACCATTTATGAGCTAAAGGAGGGTCTGGGCTTCGACCGTCTCGGGAACCTCCGGGTACCCAACCAGGATCTGGCGCCGGTGGCGCGGGCCCGAAACACCGGCGAGACCAATAGAGGGGTCTTTCCTTTGCTCATTTCGCTCCCGGACACGGATCGGCCGGTGGAGATCGCCAACAAGCTGCTGCAGCGTTTGGAAGAGAACGGGATCGTGAATCTGAAGATTTCTGGCAGTGGCGCCACCTGGATCGTCGTAGAGCCAGCAGCCTAGACCCCGTTCGCTATAGATCGGGATGAGCAAATCCCCGATCATCATTCTCGCAGGCAACGCAGGCTCAGGCAAGGACACCGTCGGCTCCTACCTGGTCGAGAAGTATGGCGCCGTCACCGTGGCGCAGGCCGATCCCATGAAGCGCTTCGCGGCCGAGATCTTCGGCTTCAGCGAGGACCAGCTCTGGGGGCCAAGTTCGAGCCGCAACGCTCCGGATCCGCGGACCGTCTTCGAGCGACAGGCGATCAACGACCGGTTCCAGGTGTGGACGATGAGGGCGAACAGCCGCGAGCTGTTCGGGCAGGTCATCCCCAGGACCGTGAACGCCGGGGTCGCGATGCGACTCCTAAACTACTGGTTCGACCGCCTCTACAAGGAACTGGAGGCCGGGAACCCGGTCCCGCCGCGGCTCATGCTGCAAACGTTCGGCACCGAGTGGGGCCGAGTCGTCTCACGCAACATGTGGAACGACTACGCGGCCGAAACCTGCCTAAAGCTCCTTGCTGGCGGGTTCCACTACTCCCGCACCGCGGGCCTCATCAAGGACGACAACCAACCGGGCTACGACTTCGCGGTTATCACCGACGGCCGCTTCCGCAACGAGGTCGTCCTCACCACGACGAAGGGCGGGGTCGCGCTCCGCATTGTCCGCGAGAACCCCGACAAGGCAGCGGTCGAGGTCGGTGGCGTCAAGGGCCACGCCAGCGAGCGCGAGCTGGATGGAATTCCTCCGCACTTCTTCACGGCCCTCGTCGACAACAGCGAGTCGCTCACCGACCTCTACGCGATCATCGACCACGCCATGAACCGTATCTACGACGTTCCGCGCTTCAACAAGCTCCGCGTCGCCCAGGGCTACTGATGAAAGCCCTCGTCGGGATCCTGGTAGCCCTCGTTCTACTTGCAGTGGTCCTTGTCGTGCTGGACGGGGGCTTCAAAGGCCGTTCGCTATAGGCAAGGTGATGAAAACGCCTCCGATCCTTTTCAAGAAATCATCCACCGGCGCCATCCAGCAGTGGCGCATCTGGGTCGAGGGCTCGACCATCGTCACCGAGCACGGGCAGGTCGGAGGTGCGCTGCAGGTCGGGCGCGACACCGTCAAAGAGGGGAGGAACGCGGGCAAAAAGAACGCGACCACCGCCGAGCAGCAAGCGGAAGCCGAGGCCCTCGCGAAGTGGACCAAGAAGCAGGCGCGAGAGCGCTACGTCATCGAGCTGGAGCGGGCACAGGCCGGCGAGACCGACGCGAAGGGCGGCATCGCCCCGATGCTCGCGCAGACCTACCAGGACATCCACCCGAAGAACCGCCGCTGGCCCTATCACGGGCAACGCAAGTTCAACGGCGTCCGCCTCGTCGTGGAGATTCAGGACGGCGCGGTGTCGCTCTGGAGCCGCCGGCAGATGCCGTATCCCGGCGTGCCACACATCCAGGCCGCTTACGAGAAGGCCTTCGCTGGCGTCCCCGGCTACTTTCGGTTCGACGGCGAGATGTATCGCCATGGCTGGTCGCTGCAGCGGATCTCCGGCTACGCCCGCAAGGAAAAGACGAAGCCGGGATTCGAGCAGCTCGGGCACTTCGTCTACGACATGCCCGACGGTCCGAGCGGTGGCATCGAGCGGCCGTGGCACGTCCGGAAGCTCGATCTGGAGCGCGAGTTCGCGGGGCGGCTGGCGGGGATCTCGTGCATCCACCCGGTGGAGACGTTCCTCATCGAAAACGAGGAGCAGCTCCTAGCCTACCACGACCTCTGGGTCAAAGAGGGCTACGAGGGCGTCATCCTGCGCGGCATCGACGGGGGCTACGCCGCCGGCAAGCGGGCGGTCTGGCTCATCAAGTTCAAGCTCTGGAAGGACCTGGAGTTCAAGATCGTTGCAGTCAACGAGGGGCGGGGCAAATTCGAGGGCCTTGCGATGTTCACTTGCCGGACACTCGAAGGTCGAGATCCGGGGGCACCGCTGGAGTTCGACTGCTGCGCGCCAGGAACCTTCGAGGACCGGGCCGAGTACCTACGCCGAGGCGCCGATCTGATCGGCAAGCAATTCACCGTCAAGTTCTTCGAGTGGACCGAGACAAACCGACCGGAGTTCCCGATCGGCATGGCGGTTCGGGACTACGAATAAACGAAAGGACCACCATGAGCTTCACCTACGAGTATCCCCGGCGCGCCGTGGCCGTCGACATTCTGGCTTTCGACAACTCCGGCCCGTCCAACAACCGGAGCATCCTCCTCATCAAGCGCGGGCACGAGCCATACAAAGGCCTCTGGGCGATCCCCGGCGGCCACCTGGATCCCAAAGAGGACCTCGTGGTTGCGGCGGTCCGCGAATTCGGCGAGGAGACCGGCATCAAAGTCACGGCGGACGATCTCCACCAACTCGGCGCCTACGGCACGCCTGGACGAGACCCGCGCGGCGACAACGTCTCCGTCGCCTTCGTCTGCAACCTCGGCTACAAGGTCATGCCGCACGCTGGCGACGATGCCACCGAGGCGCAGTGGTTCTCGGTCACCGCGCTACCTCAACTCGCATTCGATCACGCCAAGGTCGTCGACGACGCGCTCAAGGACCGGCGGTACTAGCCGTGCCCTTCGCCGACCTGGCCTTCGCCTGCATCCTTCAAGTGCTCGGCGGCGGCCGGGTCGACGCTAAGTGCGAAACGCCCTACCTACAAACGATCGCTGGCACTGTTGGTGCCGCAGCCAAGGACTTCGACGTCGATCCCGAGATCATCGTCGCCGTCATGCACCGCGAATCAAAGTTCCGACAATACACCGTAGGTCCGTTCCACGAACTGGGCTTGATGCAGGTCAAGCGAAATGGCGCCATCCAAGGCGACTGGCGCAAGCTCTCTGATCACGACCTCTCCGACATCACGCTCAATATCTACTTGGGTACGGCCTATCTGTCGAAGTGGAGCCACCGCTGCAAGGCCCCTGTCCGTTATCTGACCCCGTACAACGGAGGAAGCTGTGTGCCGTCTGACTACAGCAGGTCTGTGTTGAAGGATCTTCATGCGGCAAAGAGGGCGTTCGCTATAGACCGAGCAACACATGGACTACGTCGAGCCGTACGGAAACCCGATTCTCACCACCGACTCGTACAAGCCGAGTCACTACGACCAGCTTCCGAGCGACGTCGAGAACCTGCATGCGTACCTGGAGGCCCGCGTTGGTGCCCGGTACAGCCACACCATGAACTTCGGGTTGCAGTATATCCTCAACCACTACTTCGACCGCTCCGACTGCCCAATCACGTCTGACGACGTCAAGATTGCCGGCGAGTTCTGGAAGCTCCACGGCGAGCCGTTCAATCACGCCGGCTGGATGAGGATTGTGGACGAGCACGGCGGCCGGCTGCCGCTGACGATCCGGGCACCGAAGGAAGGTCTGCTGATCCCCATTGACATGCCACTGCTCACCTGCACCCTCACCAAGGACGACCCCCAGCTCGCTTGGTTGGTGACCTATGTCGAGATGATGCTGATGCGGCTTTGGTATCCGATGTCGGTCGCCACGAAGTCCTTCTTCTGCAAGGACGTCATCCGGCGCCATCTCATCAAATCGGCCCAGGACCCCGAAGCCGAGCTTCCGTTCAAGCTCCACGACTTCGGCGGTCGCGGCGCGACCTCGGACGAGAGCGCGGGCGTGGGCGCCATGGCCCACCTCATCAATTTCCTCGGCACCGACACCGTCGAAGGGATCATGCTGGGGAACGTCCACTACCCGGCGCACGGCGCGCTGGAGGACAGCTTTCGCATGCTGGGCTTCTCGATCCCGGCCATGGAGCACTCGACGGTCATCGCCTGGGGCAAGGGCGGCGAGGTCGAGAGCCTCCGCAACATGCTCCGCAAGAACAAGGAGAAGGGCTTCAGGATCATCGCCTGCATCAGCGACACCTACGACTTCCTCAACTGCGTCGAGAACATCTGGTGCGGTGAGCTGCTCGAAGAGGTGAAGGCGTCAGGCATGACGGTGGTCGTACGTCCGGACTCAGGCGACGCCGTCGAGACCAACCGGGAGGCGCTCAAGATCTTCGCCCGCAAGCTCAATCGGGAGATGACCTTCAACTCGAAAGGCTTCGCGGTCATCCCGAGGTACTACCGCCTGATTCAGGGCGACGGCAACGACGACGAGCGGGACATAGACCGCGTCTACACCGGCATCGAGACGGCCGGCTTCTCCTCGACCAACGTCGGCTTCGGAATGGGCGGCGGCCTGCACCAGAAGCTGGACCGCGACATGCAGCGCTTCGCCTACAAGGTGTCGGCAGCCAAACGCTCGGGCCGGTGGATCGAGACGCGCAAGATACCGAAGACAGATCCGACGAAGGCAAGCAAAGGTGGGCGCGTGGCGCTGGCGCAGACGAAGGGCCGGCGCCAGGAGTTCGTCACCGTCAACCTCGACAAGCTCGACTTCAACGAAAAGTACGGGCACTGGGACAACGAGATCGAGGGGTACGTCACCCTCCCGATGGAGGACTACCTCAGAGACGGCGACGTCGTATGCGGCGAGGCCTTCGAGGACGTACGGGCGCGGGCAGGCGAGCAGCGTCTGCCGGAGGTGCTCTAGTGGGACCGCGGATGGCTCGCGAGTCCTTCATCGGCCAGCGCCTCTACTTCGTGACGGCAGGCGCCGGCAGCCGCTTCCAGGACTGCCTCTGGATGGTACCAGGCGCCAGCGGGTTCCTGGTCGGCGCCGCCTTCCCGTACGCGAAGGACGACATCGACGAGTTCCTCGGGTTCAAGGTCGAGAAGTACTGCGGCCGTGAACAGGCCCTCAATCTCGCGATGGAGGCCTACATGCGGGCGCGGCGCGCGCCCAGCGGCGAGGCCATCGGGCTGGCAGTGACGGCCGCCGTCGCCAGTGTTGACGGACCGCCCCGCCGAGGCGATCACCGAGTCTTCGTTGCGGTCATCAGCGAAACCGGCGGCTACGTGCTCTCGAAGACCCTCGAAAAGAACCCGGGCTTCGGGCGCCCTCAGCGCCAGGAAGACAACGAGGCCGCGGGCCTGGCAGCGGAGGACTTGCTGCGGATCGCCCTCGGCGAGTGGACATTCGAGGATGCGGTCGAAGCCAATTACAGGCACCCAAACAGTACAACGATCGAGCGCGTCAAGGAGGCCGAGCTTCTGGGGCTCTTCTTCAAACACCCGTTCTTTGGCCAGGGCGGAGGGCGCGGAGCGCAGGCGCCAGCCACCATGGAGGTCTTCTACCCGGGTACCTTCAACCCGATCCACGATGGCCACCGGCACATCGTTCACAACGTCGGCACGAGCGACGCCTGCTACGTGGTGAACGTCGATAGCGTCCACAAGCCGGCAATGTCCATCATCCAGATCCTGGACACCGCGGCCCAGTTCCGCACCGAGCGCCTGGAGTGGAGGAACGGATCTGTGCTCTTCACCCACGGCGAGGCGCTGTTCGTCGACAAGTTCGAAAAGCGCCCGGAGAAGACCTTTGTCGTCGGCGTGGACACCTTCGAGCGGATGCTGGACCCGAAGTGGGGAGTGAACCCAGTCGAGGTCATGGAGACGATCTGCGACAACAACATCACCTTGTTCGTTTGCGACCGGATCGTCGACGGAGTCCGGAAGAGCGCCATGGAGGCCATCGAGCGGCTGAACCCGTCAGACCGCAAGTACAATTTCATTCAAGCCCTCGACATCGAGCCTCGCGCTCTGTCGTCGAGCGCGATCCGGGCCAGGACCTAGTCCTTCTTCTCTTCGGTCTCTTCTTTGTGCTCGGGGAGCGCGAAAGCGTCTCCCCGATGTGCTTTGAACTTGTAGACCTCGGCCGGGGTGTGTTTCGCCTTGCTGGCAACCTCCGGCGGCGGGTTCATGACGTCGTCGTGGCCGAGGGCCTTCAGGGCGACACCGTACATGGCCGCGTGCTTCTTCGCGTCATCGCTGGCGCCGGCGGCGTGGGCCGCGGTGAGGCCGACGAGGTGGTGGGCGGCAGCCTCCGAGAGCTGGTCGTGGCGATAGTCAGAGTGAGCCCTCGCCTCGGCCTCGTGGCGGGGCATCTTGTGGCCGAACTCTCCGATCGCAGCGTCTTGCTCCAGGCGGTCAACGTGATCGGCGTCAACGATCGGGTATTTTCCGAGCCAAAGAGGGCATTTTTCGAGAATTGACATTTAAGCAGCCTCCCTGGCGCCTTTTGCAAGATTCTGGAACGCCCACAGCGGCTGAAGGTTTGTGTAGCTACAGGCCCGCAGAAGCTGCTCTCTATCGCTTAGATCGAACGACTTCAGGGGTTTTCTGTGATCGATGTGCCACCCCGTAGGTGACCAGTTGTCCCACGTCATAACCTCCCCGGTCTCAGGGTGCGGGTAGAACTTGGCTTCGAGCCAAGCCTTCAACTCAGGAATCGTGCAGCCAAGGTCGCGGACAGCAGAGCCAGATTTATTACCTTGCCTGATTGCAACCCCCAACCTCTCACGGAGCGCACAGGCCAGCCTGAACGCGGGGTCTGACGCCCTGCGGGTCCTACAGTAATCTGCGTGATACTGAGGATTCGCAACTCGTCGCGCCTTTGCGGCTGCCACGAGGCGCTCCTGATTGTCAAGATAGTAGAGCCGCTTTTGCTCAGAGCGGGGTTCCGCATTCTTTTCACGCCAAATGGCGTGGTACTCGTTGAGGGCCGATAAGTTAGCCGCACGATACGCCCTTTGGTACGTACTTGTGCACAGTTGACACCAGGTCCCTGGACGACGACGACCGTGTGAGGTCACATTCGGGAAGCCCCCTTCAGGGGAACCCAATCCGCACTTTGTGCACACCTTCATGGCCACGATCTACCTATAGCGAACGTCCGAACGCGTCCGAGAGAGCGTCTACGTCGTCCTGTTCGAGTGTCCGCATGTCTAACTCCAGGACCAGCCCAGCATCGGTAACTGACATCACCTTGATCGCCTTCGCAAAACTTTCGAAGCAGATGCAGCCCACGAACTTGTCGTCGACGAACTGATGGCCGGCGCAGTCGCCGCAGGGCGTGGCCGCCTCGGAGCGCGTGAGGCTCATCGTGGATGTCGACGTAGCCTTCGGGGTGGCCATTTTGGGTGCCGGGGAGGTGGCGGCCTTGGGGGCGCCGGCCTTCTGGGGCTTGGCGGCGGTGGGCGCCGCCGGCGGCAATGAGTCGCCGAGCGCCTTGTCCAGCTTCTTGGACTTCCGGGCCTTCAGGCGTTCGGCATCGTACTTGCGCTCGAACTCCTCGTCCGAAAGCTTGTCGTCGGGATCTTCCTCGGTCTTCTCTTCTTTGTTCTTCTGAGACCAGGCGATGGCGAATGCCTTGTCCGCGGGGTAGCCCTTTGCCTTCAGCTTTTCTGGAAGGTCGTTGAACTTCCCCGGGGGACTGGTCTTATCCAGCTCGACATTCACGCGGTGGGCCTTGCACATCAGGTCAATCGTTTTCCCGAGGCGCGAGATGTCGAGGGTGCGCAGCCCCTCTGACTCCAGTTCTTCCATACCTAGGGCGACGGCGACGGAGGCACCGACATGGAAGACGTTGGCGTCCTGGAAGCAGTAGGAATCGCCGTTCACGTCGATGGCGCCAGTGAAGCCGGAGTCCGATTTTTCGAACGCCATATCGATCCCGTCCAGAACCTCTCCCTCGAATGAGGGTGCGGCTGACAGCCACGCCAAGATTGTCCGGGGGACGATGGCGTGCTCCAGGATAGGCGTCTGATCGATCGTTTTGATCAGCAGCCCGGCGCTCTCTTCACCGAGGACGGAGGCCAGGAACTTTTGACGACGTGGGTCCACTGTTTTAGCCCATAGATGATTGGGGGCTTACCGTTCCCCAAAAATGTCGTTGGCTGCCGCCGGCACCTGGCGGGGGTCGTCTGGGTTTGGCGCCTTGCGATCATTATCCTGCTTTTCGAAAACGTACTCTCGGATCACCGACATGCTCTGGGGCATACGGACCACGGCGCGTCCCCGGCCGACGTTCACCTGGGCGATGCGGATCTGGTGAATCATCCGATCCACGTAGAAGTAGGGCCGGTACGTGTACCTGACCGAGTAGATGACGCCCATTTTCTTCTCGACGTCGTAGCCGGGGCCGCCGTTGGTCCAAACGATCTGCCCGTCTACGATAGTGAAGTCGTCCGGGCCGTAGACCTTGCCGTTTGCGTCGATCAGGTCCGTGACCTGGACGATGGGGCGGCTGAGCCGGTCCCGGCCGGTGATGTGGGTCTCTTTGAGCTGGTGGTGGGGGACCGTGATGGCCTCCTCATCCAGGTACAGGCGATCGTAGGGCGCCACCTGGACCTCGGCGTCGCAGTCGTCGTAGTGGGGAGGCAACGTGACCTGGGCGGTGCCGCCGTCCATCATGCCGGCGTCCATCTGCTGCATGCGGTTGCTGTTGCTCGTGAAGAGCCCGGTGACGATGCCGGACTTCGAATAGATATGCCCGTTCGAGCATCCCGAGTGGTCGGGATGGGGCCGGCGCTCGCTGTCGCGATCTACCATGCCGACGGGGCAGCGGAGGGCCCGGTAGTGGACGAATTTGACCCCATGGTTCCGGAGCTTGTCGTCGAAGTCCTGGGGACTGAAGCTGTTTTCGACGGGGACGGACGTGATCGTGACGTCCTGCTCTACGCGGCGTGGCATGGGGCCTTACGCTCGGGAGCGGAGCTGGACCAAGAATTCTTCCCAGTACGGGAGGACGTGCTCGAAGTCGGCGATGTCGAGCTGCTCGGACTTGGCCAGCGCGTTGATCACCAGCTCCGGGTTGGCCTTTCTGGCGAGAAATCGGGCCACGGCGCGGCGGGGGCCGACGCCAAGCTGGTCGATCTTGTCCTTCTTGATGGCCACGACGATGTGGTAGCCGCCGGACGTCATCAGCTCGAACACCGGGGCTCCATTGAGGGCCCCGATCTGTTTCCTTGACGAAATCTCTCCGGGACGAGTTACCATGTGCTTATGATTGCGGGTGCAAAAACCATTTGATCTTGGCACCAATCGCCCGCATAGTGATCCGTATGCCCCAGTACCAATGGCTCTCGATTGGAGACACCCGGATCCTGATGCACCTTCAGGGTGCCGGGGAGAGGCCAGAGTGGCACCCGATCGCCCAGATCACCCTCCGCCAGATCTATGCCACGGTGAAGCCGATGTACTACGCGTGGAAGAGCCTGGCTGAAGGGAGGGTCCCGACCGTCGAAGAGCCGATCGGCAAGTACGAGACGATCGAGGAAGCGATCTGGCAGACCGAGAGGTCGGTCGGGGTCGTCTCGACGAAGATGGACTAGGCCTCTTTACGGCGACAACGGGATCGACGGATAGAGAGTATCGTTCCGCAGGTCACACTTTTCCCTGGGGAAGGTGAGGATGTCTTGCTCGGTGTGAGGTGGGACCGTCGTCAACGAGCTGTTGCAGTCGATCACGACCGCCTCGTTCGTGGGATTCACCACCGTCGCCAGGATCCAGACCGTGACCTTGATTCCGCCGAGGGCCGCAGCGTTGATGTGACGCTGGACCTGGACGTTGGCCCAGTAAGCTTTGGGCCCAGGGCCCAAGTGTGGGCGAGTCGTCGCGCAGCCAGCGGCAAGGAAAAGGGCGAAAACAAGGGCTCGGAACTTCATGCCCTAATGATTGGAAGCCGATCAGTCAAGCTTTGAGGGTTGACTTCCTCCAAATCAACCTCTGGAGGTTGACCGGACCCTACTCGCACTGGATGGAGAAATACCGGTTGATCGCTTCGTCTGCCGGGTAGGAAGCGGTCAGGTCCCGCAGGACCTGCAGTCGATTCGCGCACGCCGGCCCATCCAGGCCGGGCCCGGTGCCGTTCAGCACCCCCGCGTTGACTCCCATCAGCCATTTTTTGATCACTTCGGCCGTCAACGCGTCAACCCTCGGAAGACGCTCCAGTCGGTTGCTCGGGGTCAGCGCCCCATCGTCGGCCTGGTTCGTGAAGACGGTCAGCACGTACGGCACGAACGATCCATCAACCAGCCCGAGGGCTTGTCCTAGGAGGTTCCCGTGGTTGACGAAGCAGATGCCCGGCGGCGCGGCCTGCGGCTCTGACCGCATCGAGGCCATTGCCTCGTACATCGAGCGCTCGTCCGACTCCGACGCCCGGTCCTCCACCAGCACGTTCCACTCATTCGCGTCGCGGTTCCCCAGAATCGCTTCCATGGCCGCCCAGATGTGCACCTGTCCCGTGCCCAGGTATTTGCCGAGCTGCTTCCTGGCCGCATTGGGATCTTGCGAGGCGAGGTACCCGAGGGTCTTGTAGGAGGACGGGATCTGGGCGGTCGCTGCGTACGGCACCGCGTTCATCGTGATCAGCTCGGTGCGGGGGTAATATTTGTCCATCCCCCACCTCTTGGCGACCTGGTACCAGGAGGCATCACTCTGGGGCAGGTATTCCGCGCCCTCGCGGCGCAGGAACCAGGTCGAGCCCTTTGGGTCGTCCGCGCGCAGGACGCCGTTGCGAACGTGCACGATCTTGCCGGCGGCGCCGGCCCGCTTCACGGCCTCCGCGCAGTCGGCTCCCGAGCAGAGGTCCGCGATCACGTCCGTCGCCGGAATCGTCTCCTCTGCGATCTCGGCAGGCGCCAGGCCGAGCCCGACCGCGCCCTTGAGCGACGCCCGCGTCTCTTTCGTCACCTCGAACCCATACGCCGCGAGGGCGGCGACGCGGACGTCCTGGGCGGCTCGGAAGTACGCATCCCGGGCGCCCTGCTCGGACACCGCCGGCAGGCCTGACAGGAACTTCGCCGCCAGGAACTCGGGCGTCTCCACGAAACAGTGCCCGATCATGGCCTGATCGACGGATCCGACCTCCTCGCGCTTCGCGAGCAGCATCTGCAGGTGGCGGTTGCTGAAGAACTTGTGGTCCATCAGCCCGGCAAGGGCCTCCTGGTCGCCGGAGGCCTTCACCGTGGCGACGATCCCATCGAGCTGGTGGGGAAGGAGGGCCCGCGACTGCGCGGCGCCCTGGAGCAGCGCAGGGCTCCCGGACTCGATGGCCTGCCCGACGTCCTCCGACGTCGCGGAGGGGCCTTGGAGGTACGCGCCCAGCAAGCGGTCGAACGGGGCGCCCTTGAGCGACCGCTGGACCTGGAGGTCGCGGTACAGCTCGGGCGAGACGGGACCCGAGCGCAGGAGGTGGCAACCCAGGGCCAGCAGGTGCTCCGGCGCCGAGACCGGGATCCGACGGACGAACGCGGAGCGGAACTCGGGGGACAGGTTCGGGTGCTGCGCAGCCTTCATCGAGAAGGGCTGCGCGTCGGCGGGGACCTCGACGCCGAGCTTGATCGCCTGGTGGAGGACGGGCTCGGGCGTGTTGGGATGGTCCAGGAGGGCCAGGCGCTGGGCGCCGGTGGTCCCGTAATCGCTGTAGAGGCGAGAGATGTCGTCCGGCGCCAGGGCTGGGTGCGCGATGATCTGGTCGAAGAGCTGCTGCTGGACCGCGAGGTGAAGCGCGGGCGAGCGCGAGATCAGCTCGCTCAGGTGCTCGGGGCGCACGTGCGGCGAGCGCAGGAACGCGAGCTGGTTGGCGATGGGGTAGTTGCCGGCGCTGTCGTCCGAGGCCCGGGCGAGGTTCATGCCGTCGACGTCGCAGAACATCGGGTGATCGATGGCGGCCTGGTGGACCCGCGGGTCGGCGTCGAGCATCGCCGAATTGATGTGGTCGGCGCCCACGCTGTTGAGGCGCAGGGCCATCAGGCGCTCGACGGGATTCGGGTGGGTCAGGAGCCGGGCGACCTCGTGCTCGGCTTTCGCGAGGCTGCGGAGGCGTTCGGACTTCCCGAGATCGAAGAGCTGGCGGAGGATGTTCGAATCGTCCTCGGGGCCGTGGAGCTTGGAGTCCACCTTCGACGGAATGCCCTTAGAGACGTCGTAAAATTTCCAGTCGTTTCCACACTCATCGTCGGGATCAAAGTCCCCGTGGGGAGTGCCAGTCACATATGCCGAATAAATGTTCAGCTCGACATCCTCCGACGTCATGTAGCTGGTAACAAAGGAGATTGACTTTGGATGGAGGCCCGTCTCTTCGAGCAGCTCGCGAAGGGCCCCGTCACGGGGGTCTTCGCCCTCGTCGAGTCCGCCTCCGGGCAGCGTGAGCTTGCCATTGTCCTTGCGACGCCCCAGCAGAAGCTCCTGCTGTGCGTTATATACGGTGACGAGGGCCACACGCTTGGATGGCATTGTTAGGCGGCCTCTCTCTGGCGCCCGACGACGTGGCCTCGAAGATAGGCGGCGGCAGATTCAAGAAGTTCTGGACTCTCCTGAAACTTGCCCAAACCCGTATTGCAGTCCACGCACAGAAGCGCCCTGACCTCACCTGTCACGTGATCGTGGTCTACGTGCAGGACCATCATGCCTCGCCCGCCTCCCGACGGTGGGCGTTCGCAGATTGCGCAGCGTCCATTCTGCCCAGAAAGGAGCAGCTCGTACTGCACCAACGAAATCTTGTAGAGGTGATACAACGCGTACGCCTTTTCCAGCTTCTCGTCTGGAACCCCATCATACTGAGGGGCGCGAGTTCCCTTTGGGGGCTTGTGGCGAATGGGGATCCCACGGCGGATAAGGGCACCTCTGACCGTACTCTTCCCGGCCCCATAAAGCGCCGAGATGCGACACACAGAGTCGCCAGCGAGGTACGAGTTGACCCAGGCGTCTACCGTCGCCTCGCCATGCTTGTACTTCATGGCCTTAAATGGTGCCGACGGCCAGCTTGAGACCGGCCCAGGATTTGAGTTTCGAGGTCAACCATACGCGTTTATCGGCCAGGTCCTTGAGGCGGCGGGTAAAGATCTCCGGTCCCGGGCTTGAGGACGAGCTGGCCATGCCGTCGATCGACAGCGAGCTAGACTGGCTCTTGCCGTACGTCGAGGCGAGCATCGACAGGATCTCCATCGCGGCGACGGCGCCAATCAGCTCGTTGACGACCTTTGGCACCTTGCCCGACGGAAAGCCGGCGGTGTACTTGATCCGCCAAAACGCCGGGATCCAATTTCTGTACCCGAAGACCGAAAGAAATGCTGTCCCGTTCCCTGCCATCGGGATCGCAGTGCCCGATCGGGTCATCGCAATCGAGTAGGGGATGACGTTGATCTGGCCGCGGTGCAGGTTCGCCGTCTCGACCCACTCGATCGGCATGTCGTAGATGTCCTGCTCGTTCGACGGCGTGACCCGCAAAAGCTCGATCGACATAACGGGCCGGTTCTTCGTCTTCAGAAAGAAAAAGGAGTCGTAGAGGTGCTTGTCGAACGGAGGCTTCTCCTCGAACGACGTCGGGAAAATCGTCAGCCCGGTCTCGAACTCCACCTTGGCGGCGGCATCGGAGATGGCCTCTTCGATCATCGGGTCCGTGAACACGGCCAGCATCCCCGTGACCGGGTCCCGTAGGTTGCTGACGAGCGGGATCCCGAATAGGGCCTTGATCCGCAGCTGCTCAGCCGTGATGAGCGGCGCAGAGCGGTCCCACGACGTGCCATCCGTATTGGCGCCGTCCGGGAATACGAGCCCGCGCCCGCCCTTCGACTCGCCGTCGCTCCAGGACATCGGTTTAGACCATCCGCAGGAAGAGGCCGCGCGCTGTCACGACGCGGGGAGGGGATCCGGGCTCGGTCAGGGTGACTGCGACGTTGACCGTCCCCTTCAGGGAGTCCGTACCCAGGAGCTGGACCCTCCAGATCGAGGTGTCTGGCGCAAACGGATTGACGGCACCCCGAACAAGCGTGGCCGGGACCGACGGATTGATGCGGGACCCGCCGAATTCCGTAACGCAGACGTCGGGGCCCGTGTCCGTGTTCGTAAACGTAACGGAAACGGTGGAACTCGCTGCCGGAATGTAACGGCGGCCCGGCGGATTGAACCCCTGATCTTTTCTGTCCACCGACGCGTCGATGAGCTGGAAGTACAGCCATTGGGTGTCGCCCACGTTCATCGAAACGGATGAGGCGACGCCGTCGAAACTATTGACGTTTGCTACGTCTGCGAGAAATCGGCAAGCGAGAAGCATTGGGCTCCTCACATGATTGCGTCTTGGTGCAACGCGCCATAAGCCCTATTCCTTCCCCCGGTTGCGTGTGTTACAGTCTGTGCTATGACCGACCAGGAGCTTCCTCCGTCCAGCCCGAGTTCCCGCAGGGAGTGGGCGATCGAATACGCAACAGAAAAGGCGCGTATCGGCGAAAATGTAACAGTCCGTAACCTGCAGGATGCCATCAAGGCTCATTTTGGGAAGAAGATCGGCCAGGACCTTGCCCGTCAGATCGCCAAGGATGCCAACGCTACGACGGCGCGCGAGCCGCCGGTGATTCGGCATCGAAATTGGCCTCCCCCTGGAGACGGATTGACCATGATGGCGATCCGTTCGATGCAGGTGGAAGGGTGGGTCGTCACCTCCATGAAAACTAATGCTGACGGAACAATCACATTGATCCTGACGCCCGGGAGCAAGCCGCCGGGAAGTTGAGGACCGCAAACTCGCCGAACGCTGCGGGGGCTTCTCGATCATACGCCTTGGCGGCTTCGATCGGATCGTCGTAGAGTCCCAGATAGCGCTGCTTGCCATCGATCTTGATGTATGCCATCAGCCTACCGGAGGCCTTGTGGAAGCACACTCCCCTGTAGCCGCTGGTATTGTTGGCGCGTACGTCCTGGTTAGCCTGGTTATGGCCATCGGGATCCGGCCTCAGGTTGCTCTCGCGATTGTTCAGGCCGTTCCGGTCTCGGTGGTCGGGAGGTCCGACGATCCCCATTCGCCCAGCGATGACCGCGTGCAAATATTCGGTCTTCCACCCGCCTTCTGGCTTGCGAACGCTGCGCTGCGCGTAGAACGTCTTCCCCTTCCTGCCCGCGTACCACCCCAGACCCGCCAAATCGACGTGTACGTCATCGATGACGGTGACTTTGCCCTGGGTGAGTGGGATTTCCACTCCAACCCTATAGCGAACGTGATCAGCAGGGTTTGGTCTGGGTGTTCACGTGGGTGAGCAGGGCTTGCTCCAGCTCCACGTCTACCGGGTCGGCCGAGCCGCGGAGGAGCTTCCCCAGGGCGGTGGCGACGACCTTGAAAGTCGCGTCCTCATTCATCTGGACCGGCAAGACTTTGTCGACGTAGTCGCTGTCCAACCGCGCGATCAACGTGACCGCATCCTCCCTTTCGCCTAGCTCTATCAGGTCGTGGGCGAGCGCCAGGAGGCCCTTTTTGTACTCCGAGGCAGGCAGTTGTCCTCGGACATGCATCGAGGTGATCGCGTCCGACATCTCTTTGAGTGCCCTGAGGGCCCGGGGGCGATCCATTTAGGAGCGCCGGCTCTGGTAGCCGTCTTCCCAGGCCGCTTCCAGTTGCTCGTCGCGTTCCTCCATCGTCGTCCCCAGGAGCCTATCGATCTCCTTCTGGAACGACTCTGGATCTGCGCCCTCTTTGATGAGCGCCGCGATCTCGTCCAGTCTTGCAGTGATGTCCTTGGTGGCCACGTTCTAGTCCTTTCCGTCCGTCTGTTTTGATAGAAAAATTTCCAGTCCCCCAGCCTCTTTGAGCTCGCGCTCGACTTCCACGAGCATTCCGGTCTCGTAGTGATCCGAAATGAGCTGGATCAAACTGGCGTACGGGATCTTTACGAACACGCCCACCTGGGCAGTTGCCATCGACAGGGCGCCGAGTGCGAAAAGGGGGTTTCCTTTCACTAGCTTGGCCGCGAGCAGGGCTAGCTCTTGGGCCGCGTCGATGATGTTTCTTGCATCATCGGGGGTCGGAGCTGCCGTTTTTTGTTCCATACCCAGTCTATAGCGAACGCCGACCCCAAAAGAAAAAGGCCCGCCCAGCGATGAAGCCGAGCGAGCCTTTGTTCTCGGGAGGTTACCCTCCCCGCCGGGCGGATTACTCCGCCAGGTTGTCGACCAGCGCGTTGAAGCGCGGGCCCTTGACCGCCAAGCACACGAAGCGGAAGAAGGCTTCCGGGGTGCTGAGGTCGGTGACCGCCATGTGTGCGCGGCTGAACGGTGCCATCTCTTTCAGGCCCATGCTGTCCTTCTGGACCAAGAAGCCGGTCGCGAAACCGGGGTTCTTGTTGTCGAGGTCGACGAAGGTCGTCGAGGACCCGCCCTTGTTGATGACCACGCGGCCGATGAACTTCGCCTTGCTGGCCGTGGCGCCCGCGACGCTGCGGTACACGTTGAACCACTCGACAGTGCCCGAGGCCGGGTGATTGATGGTCACCGTCTCGGCGTCGCCGGTCGTGGTGATCGAGCGAGAGACCGCCGGGCAGGCCGGACCCTCACCGAGGAAGTTGCAGGGCGTCGCGACGTAGAGGTACACGTCGCCCGCCTTGAAGTCCGTCGGAGCCGCGCCAGCCCCCGATGCGATCGTGATCGTCATGCTGGCGTTGGTGAGGCCGGACTGCACGTGGTACGGAGCGGCGCCCGTCTTCCCGCGGAGGAACTGATGGCTCTTCAGCTTCACAGCTCCGACCGTGGTCCACTGGGTCTGGAGATCCGAGCCCGACGCGGTCTGGGGAGACCCACCGAGCACGTTCCGCTGGTAGGCCAGCAGGATCTTGTTGTAGCCCTGGAGGACCTTCGGGCTGACGAACAGCTCGTTGGCCTTGCCGAAGCCCAAAGAGCTGCGGAGGGCGGCGTCGTCGACCATCTCTTGCGTCAGGCTGCCGTTGCCGTTGATGACCACGGAGTCGCCCGAGCCGAACTCGGCGAACATCAGGTCGTGGGTGTCGCGTCGCGCGTCGGACTGACGAACCTGCAGGTCCACGCCCTGCATGTTCGGCATCCCCTGCGGGAGCACGAGCGGGTTGCCGTCGAACTGACCGGCGTTCGAGAAGTCCGCCTGACCGCGGAAGCAGTCCATCTCGATGTCGCAGCCCAAACGAAGGGCTGCCGACTCCGACGCGCGGTCCTCGGCCTTGGTGCCATCGAAGGTCGCGACGATGTTCGCGACCAGCGTGGTGCGGCGAAGCTCCGAGTAGTACGACATCGGAACGGTTGCTCGGATGTAGTCCGAGACCTCTTCCTGGCCGACCTG